TAAAACACATTTTCGGCGAAACGTTCTCAAAGAAGTGGATGCAGACGATTATGTTTTACGCAAGGATAATTGCTATGAAGACTTCATGGCAGGTGCAGAATGGAGCATCAGCAGCGCGTGGCATGATGCAAGCGAAACACCACAACACAGTGGAATGTTGATTGCTATTAAACAAGATGGAACTCCTATTGTCTGTGGGCCAAATAACTCTAATTGGAAAATAGCTGTTAGAATTTTCCATATCGTAAGATGGACCTACATCGAAAATTTACTGCCTATTACATGTTGAATAATATATTTTCACGAGATCATGACCGACAGAGAACTTCTCGAAGAAAACAATAAGATGTTAAAGGAAATTCTAAGTTTTGTGAGAAAAGTTGATTCTGCTGAATACAGGGATCATCAAGACTTTATGGAATTTCTTAGAAATGTGGCAGCCGATATATGGGTAGAATATACGGAGCCTGAACAAAGAGGTAGATTGTTTAATTTAATAAATAAAAAGAAATGAAAACAGTTTTTGATTTAAGCAGAGATGAGATTGTGGCATTGACAGACGAAGAGATAAGTCTGTATATAGACAAAGAGCTTGCTGGTAAAGGTATTCCAATTGAAGCTAAAAACTGGAATATAAAGAACGAAAAAGAAGTCGTGTATCCAAGAACTGGAGTTCCAGTATTTATGTTAAAAGATATCGGCATCGGTTTTAGAACCGTAGAAGGTGCAACTGAGGTGGCTAATTTGCTTGTTAAATATAATGCATTTAAAATAGAATCAAGGTTTCTGACAGGATCGTATGAACAGTTTTGGATCATAAAAGAAAGTGTTTGCCCGGCTATTAAAGGGGAAGCGGGGTATAGCAAAGAAGAGTTTGATAAGGTAAACAAGGAAAGCAAAGATCCAGAATTGGAAAGTATAAATTCCTTCAATGATACTGTGAAAAAAGCCAATGAAATTAAAGACAGGGTGTTGAAATACGTGTACAACATAAAACAAGAGCGTTCATATAACAATGACCTGGTTGGTATCTTTGAAAGGTATAAAGATATAGCAGACGGTGATATGGAGGTAGCTATGAATTTTATTAAGGAGGCCTATCCATTCAATGAAGAAACAGAATCGTTTATCAGGAAAAAGTTTGACATGCCTATGCCGGACGAATCAAAAGAGTAGTAATTAAGCTAAATTAAATCATTTTGAATCTTTTTTATTATCAAAAGACATATCTTTGTCCAAAAAAACAAACAGAATGGAAGAAAAAGAGATAAAAGAAGCTATGATTGAAGCCCTGACGCACTTAGAGGGGTGTAAGTATTTCGTGGCCACGATAGTAAATAATCGAGAATAATACATAACTCATACAAATCATAAACAATTTGTATCGTATTATGTATAATAGCCAAAAGCTATTCCGATTATTAGCCTAAGTGTTGAAATAAACACTACGTTATTTGAGAATATATAGTTACCTACGGATGTTTACCCAAGTCTGTAGCTCTAAGGTAAGTGATTAAACAATGGTTGTATTCGAGCTATAGTGTTGCTTACGAAAAACCTTAAATAACATTGGCGATGGGTACTAACAGAGTTTTACTCTGACTTATGTTGAATAAACATTAAAAACGTTTGTAGATATGGTGTACGTACAAGACATAAATGGTAAACCTATGATGCCAACAACAAGACATGGAAAGGTTAGGAGACTGCTCAAATCAAACAAAGCAGTCGTTGTAAACCTATGTCCGTTTACCATCAAATTAATGTACGTAACATCTGATTACAAACAAGAAATTGTGTTAGGCGTTGATGCTGGTACTAAACATGTTGGTTTATCGGCTACAACGAAAAGCAAAGAACTTTACAGTAGTGAAGTAATCCTTAGAAATGATATTGTAGATCTTTTGTCTACCAGAAGGGAGCTACGAAGATCAAGACGAAATAGATTGAGATATAGAAAACCTCGTTTTGATAATAGAATAAAAAGTAAGCGTCCGGGATGGGTAGCACCTTCGGTGAAATACAAAGTAGACGCCCATATTCGTGTTATTGACAATGTATGTTCTATATTACCAATATCTCGTATTGTTATCGAAGTAGCTCAATTTGATACTCAGAAGATTAACAATCCTGAAATATCAGGTAAAGAATATCAGGAAGGAGATCAACTTGGTTTTTGGAACGTAAGGGAGTATGTTTTAGCAAGGGATGGACATAAATGTCAGTATTGTAAAGGAAAATCGAAAGATAAGATCCTTAATGTTCATCACATTGAATCTCGAAAGACTGGAGGAAATTCTCCATCTAATCTTATTACCTTATGTGAAACATGTCATAAAGAATATCACAAAGGCAATATTAATTTAAAAGTAAAACGAGGCAAGTCGCTTCGCGACGCGGCCGTAATGGGAATTATGAAATGGAGGTTGTATGAAGGATTAAAGTCTAAATATGACAAAGTTTCTATGACTTTCGGTTATGTTACAAAATACAATAGGATTTATAACAATATTGAAAAATCCCATGTTTCGGATGCTTTTATTATTTCTAAGAACTTTAATTCTATAAGGTTGGGTTATTATTATAAAGTAAGATTAATTAGAAGACATAATCGTCAAATTCACAAACAAAAGATTCCAAAAGGAGGGATAAAAAGACCAAATCAATCTCCTTTTGAAGTTTTTGGTTTCCGATTGTTTGATAGGGTTATGTTTGAAAACAGTTATTACTTTATATTTGCAAGGCGTAAAACCGGTAGTTTTAATATTCGAGATATTGATGGTAAAAACCAAAGAGATATTACATACAAGAAATTGAAATTATCAAGGTGTAAACGCTTTATGGTACAAAAGGAAATGGATTGATTAATTTGAATAAAAATATAGACATGAATCGTTGGTTTGAAATCACAGTAAAAGCCGAGATTGATAATATCGAGAACGGCAAAAAAAAGAAAGTAACTGAAAAGTATTTGGTAGATGCCTTGTCTTACACAGAGGCAGAATCAAGATCGTTGGAGATCTTTAAGGATTTGTACAATTCTTTCGAGGTTGTAAAAATTAATCCTATTAAAGTGTCGGAAATCTTTTTCAACGGAGAAGCTGAGTACTGGTATAAGTGTAAGGTGAATTACATTACACTGGATGAAAAGAAAGGTAAAGAAAAGAAAACTCCATGCTATATGTATATCCAGGCCGGCAATCCGAAAGACGCTGAGGCTGTGTTGACTAAAGGTATGCAGGGTACGTTAGGAGACTGGAATTGCGAGTCTATTGTGGAAACGAAAATCATTGAAGTGTTTAAATACGATCTTCAGAAGGGAGCTGAAAAATTAGGCGAGAAGAAGAGTGAAGAGTAAGGCTGATGTAGTTTCCAACATAGCGCTTGTTGTGGCGATAATATCATTGCTTTCAGCAGGCGCTTTCCTTCTGATAGTGATTAAGACAGACGAGGTATCTAAATTATTAATGAACGTACCTTATCTACTGGCTTCAGCGGGATTATTCTTTTCAATAATATCATTATTATTCGAATGGAAAGCAAGGAAAAGAAGCTATACGTCTGCGAAAAATGCGGACGAAAAGTAATGATAAGAAGTCATGGCTTATGCCAGGCTTGCAGGAGCAAAGAGTTGACTCCGAAGAAAAAAGACAGAATTACATCCATTAAAAACAGCAGCAAGAAGAAAAAGTTAGAGAACCCGGATTTATCCGGGTTTTTTCGTCTTATGTTGGAGGAGTTGAGTACTATTCGAATGTCTATGACCGGTAAGGCTATTCATTTTCCTACAGTATGTAACGTATGTCACATACTTCCGAAAAGGTTATATAAGTCGGTTGCTACTTGCAGGGATAATATAGTTTTCCTACATGAATCGGAGCATACGGTATTCGACATGTATCTTGACAGGATGGAATTTGATAAACTTGAAACAGAATTTCCTTTTGTGTGGAAGTATGCGGTAAAGAAGGTACTGGATATGGAAAACAGGGGAATGATTAAAGAAAGAGGTAGATTAATTATTGAAATAATTGACAGATATGAGAAAACTTTATAAAATAAGAATAGAAGCTGACAATGAAACTATCTTTTATGCTCACATACAGAGAGAGAGTTATGGTAAGGATATAGCTATCGCAGTGAAAGATAAAGATAAAGATGAAGTGGAAACAGTGTTACATTGTATTAAAGAAGAATTGATTAGAGGAAGATCATGAAAGAGAAAATAAAAATATTGACAGATTTAGGATTTGTTCCTATGGTGGAAGGAGAAGGAAATACGTTGTTTAGAATGAACGATGTTGTGATGTCGGTGTCAGATCCTAATCAAACACCAGAGCAGTTGAAGAAGGAGGTTATGTCTTTAATAAAGAACAGAGACATAGCAGAAAGAGGCGGACAGGTTCCAGTAGTTGAAGAGCCGGCGCCTGAGCCAGAGCAGGCCCAGAAGGAGGAACCGGAAGCTCCGGCGGAGGAAGCCGCTTCTAACCCTGGAGAAGAGGATTCGAATCCGTTTACAGAAAATCAGGAAACGTTAGAGCCGTTTTATATCTGTGATGAGTTAAAGAAGATTGAGACTCCCAAATTCGTAAGATTGACATTAGACGGTAATCGTTTTTATGTAAGAAAGATGGACGATGGGACAGCCAAGATATACGCCTCGGTAACAACCATGATTAGAGACGGATTCGTAGATGACAAGACGGCTCTTCAAGAATGGAGACAGGAGATGAGGATGATTGGTCGCAATCCGGAAGAAGTATCAGAATATGATGCAGATAAAGGAACGATCATGCACTACCTATACGGATTATACTTGACAGGTAGAGATATGGTCTTAAATCGAAGTTTTATAGTTAAGACAGTGCAAGAAGGCAAGCTTAAAATATCAAAAAAGAATCTTGACAAATTCTTTGGTAGCATAGATGATCTTGACGATATGATTGTCAGAGTTATGAAGTTTGCTAAGTTTTGTTCGGAGTATAAGGTTAAGCCGATGATGATTGAAAGAATATTGTCATTAGAAGATTATTTGGTAGCTACGCCGATAGATGCGATGGTTAAAATGACATTCAAATACAAAGAAGAAGGTTGTTTTGGAGCCGTGTATCAAAGGGCTACGGGGCAGTTCAAAAAAGGAGATCCGAAGAAGGAAGTGAGAGAAGTGGAGAAAGAAGAGATTGTTATCTTAGATTTTAAATCAGGTGACATACGAAATGAACATGCTTTTCAATTGGAGGCTGAAAGGAGAATGGTTAAAAACTGGTACGGAATTGATGCACGTATTATGAATTTTTCTCCAAAAAGCACGAACAGTAAAGGTTATACGCTAAAAGAATGGTCTGATAAAAATGCTGCTATGGAGAAAGCGGACTGTGTGTTCCAACAAGGGATGTTGAATCATATCAGAAAAGATAAGAGGTTTAAAGTGAGAAAAGGAGTGCTGAATATCAATAAGCCGTACAATGAAGAGGATCATATTGTCGTATATGATATTGCTGAGGAAATGTCTAAAAGATTCGTAATATGAGTGATATTGTTATTCCTGAAGGAGATTATGTGGAAATCGTAAAAGCGATATGTATCAATCCTTTTGGTAATTATTTCATTAACATCAAAAGGGGTTCAAGATTAAGATTATCGAAAGATTTGAAAATAGGGGATAAGTATGCAATATGCATACTCACATCTTATGAGAAATATGGTAAGACCGTTAAAGTAGTAATGCCTATACTGGTTAGAAACACAAGAAGAGTATGAAAAGAAAAATTAGAAGAACCGGGGAGATAATAGACGTAATCACCTTCAGCGGCTCAACTACAAGAAGCGACTGTGACAAAATACAGTTCTATGACAGAAACGGAAGTGTGATAAATGAGAGTTTAAATTATTATCTCGATACCCTTCCTGTGGATGATGAAAACAAAGACGTAGATTGGGAACAACGTAGATTCGATCTTGTTAAGGCTTATTCTATTGAGTTTATTAAAACGCTGCATAGAAAAGGAGAAATAGATTGCGGAGTATATGTACCAGATGTGGTGTCATGGTCTATAACTATAGCAGATAGAATCATAGAAGCAATGAGAGGAGTTAAAAATGCTTGATTTCAGAAGATACGAAAACGTACCCCGGTTTCAACTTGACCGCAGACCTGGCAGGAGCCGACTAAAGCTAACCTGCCCGGCTTGCGGAAAAAGCCGGTGCCTCACTCCTTATATTGATGTGGCAACAGGTCAGGTTGTTGGAAACGAGTTCGGAAGATGCGATCATGAACGGACTTGCGGTTACGATAAACGACCTACTGGTAAGGATGTAGGTGATAAAGATCTTTGGATTTCGGGAAATAAGTGTATAAGAGCTTATCGTCCTCCTGTAAATCCTGACGTTGTAAATTACATACCTTTTAGCGAGTTTGAGAGGACTGTGGTTCCAGACGATAGAAACACCGTATTTAGATTTTTATCGTCTCTGTGGGGGAAAGAAAGGGTGTCTGATGTGTTCAGAAGGTACCATGTCGGAACAATGGATTTATGGGGATGGAAAGGGTGTTGTATATTCTGGCAGATAGACAAAGATTTTGTATGTAGAACCGGCAAGATCATGGACTTTTATATAAAGACCGACAGCCAGGGGAATGAGATTGATGTAAAAAGAGTGAAGGAAAAAGACGGTGACAATGAGCGGCCTCATGTTATGTTTTATCACTCGTTGCATGCAAGAGACTTCTTGTTTAGGCAATGCCTGTTCGGAGAGCATCTTCTAAGCCAGTATCCGGATAAGGTGGTTAATCTGGTGGAATCAGAAAAGACGGCTATTATATGCGCTGTGAATAAACCAGATGAGTTATTTGTAGCTACCGGTGGGTTGCAGAATCTAAGGCCGGAAGTGATAGATGTTTTAAAAGATAGAAAGACTGTAGCTTTTCCGGACAAAGGACAAGCATTTGAGACATGGAGTAAAAAGATAGATGGGATGATGATGAAGTCAAGGATAAAAGTATCGGACTATCTTCAAAATGTTGAAAATGTAGGAGACGGAGATGATGTGGCAGATTTGATAATTAGTAACAAGATAAAAGAAAAATATCATGAGCCTGGATGTTTATATTAAGAACAAGAAGAAAGAAGATCGTGAATGGGTTGCAAACATTACCCACAACATGAACAAGATGGCACAAAGGATATTCGTATCAGAAAATAAAGAAACGCTGTACGATTATGTTTGGAGACCAGAAGAATTGTATAGAGAAATATATACCAATGAGATGAAGAATGTACTTACAAAAGGTATATGTATTATGATCTCCAAGAGAAAAAGTCTTTTGAAATACGAGCCAGAAAATGGATGGGGGTCTTATGATTCATTTCTTAAGTTTCTTATCGAATATAAAGAGGCGTGTGAAGATCATCCGGGTTATATAATTGAAGCAAGTAGATAATATGGAAAATTACAAAAACACTTTAAATGAGGTAGTGGTGATCGAATCATCACCAGAAACGTATTTTGTTTACGCTATTCGTAATGCTATTCGTATCTCTAAATGTGCGTATCCGACAGCCAAGAAAGTAATTTTCAAAAGAGAGGACGTAGAGGTAGAGATTTCGGAAATGGAAACTGAGAGCAGTTTGTATGAAAAGTTTAAAGAAAAACAAAAGAATAGGGTATGGAACTTAATGAGCGCCAACAACGGGTTTTAAGAGGCGAAATTTGTCCTTATTGTGGAAGAGAAACCGAGTTGGTCAATGCCGATAAAATATATAGCAGAAAAGACTTAGGGATGGTTATGATGTGTAAACCATGCAATGCTTATGTCGGTGTTCATGAATCAGGGCCGAATAAGGGAAAAGCTAAAGGCCGGCTTGCAGGGCCATCACTGAGGTCTCTTAAGATAAGGGTCCATGCCGAACTTGACAGACTATGGTCTACGCCGGAGGAACGGGAAAGGATGTATAAAGATTTATCTGAATTTCTCTCTATACCGGAAGAGTACACACATATAGGTATGTTCGGAGAGAAGACGATGGGGAAAATCTTTCAGTTCTGTCATGTAAACAAAGAGCGATCAGGTTCGAGAATAGAATGGCATAAGCCTGGAGATAAGTGCCCTAACAAAAACAATCAAATAGTGTCAGGCAGTAGCGCATGCAGAGGATGTCCTGAGTATCTTCATGATGAGAAAGACGGGTATGTCTGGTGTGATCCCGACATGAGCTACGGTAGGTTGAAATAGGGCGCGAATTGCCTATCTTTGTGCTATTATTAATCAAAAAAAAATATAAGCACATGGGCAGATCAACAGAGTACTACAGGACTCATCCCGAAGCCAGGAAGAAAAAGGCTAAAAAGGACAAGGAAATAAATGCCAGACCGGAACAGAAAGCCAAACGCCGAGAGCTTGGTCGTAAAAACTACGAAACGGACAAGAAGAAGGGTAAGGGCTGGAGAAAAGGAAAGGATTGTTCTCATACCAAGAACGGTCTTAGGTATAAATCAGTAAAAGCTAATAGGGGATCCAAATCGGATACGAAAGGTGACAAAAATGCAAGAGGATCTGAAAAATAAAATAGATATAAGAAGGATATTCAAGACCTCTAAACAGGTTATGGAAGAGGCGTATGAGAATATCTTGAAATACAGGCGGGGAGAGCTTATCCCCGCTAAAACCGGATACGATTATATTGATGAGGCTTTGCTTGGAGGTATTTTTCCTCAGCACGCTATTGCCATAGGAGCCCGGCCATCTGTAGGTAAATCGTATGTGGCCCAAAAGATATTGGAAAATGTGATGAATCCGATGATCAACCCGCAAGCAGAAGATTATTTTCTTGTTAATTGCGAGTTCGAAATGAATCCTCAAGATCTTCTTCTTCGCAGAATGAGCCAGGATATGAAAAAGCGAGCTCCTGAAATATTAAGAAGGCAAGATTCTAATACAGTAGAAGAGATGAGGATGTTTGAAATCCTTCAAGGTGAAATCAGGAATAATATAATATACATCGATGCTCCGTGTACGGTAAAAGAGTTTGAGGCGGCTGTGTATCATATAGCTACCAAACACAAAGACAAACGTCTTATAATATTTAAAGTCGATCATATTGCTTTGATAAAAAGAATGGGGTTAGATCCTAAGTCGGCTATAGATGATTTGGTGGCGGTTATGAACGAAGCTAAATTAGTATATAAAAACATATTTTTCCTCATCATATCCCAATTCAACAGAGAGATAGAAGGAAGGATAAAAAGCCCACAAGAGCAGCCTCCGCGTCTTTCTGATTTTTACCAGTCTGATACGCTGGGTCAGTTATGTACGTTAATGATAGGTTTGCACAATCCTCGTAGGTACGGGCTGGATAAGTATATGATATTTGGGAAAGATTGGTATCAGACTCTTGATAGGTTTAAAACTGAAAACAAAACATCATTCAGGACAGCCGGACTGGTGTTTCATCATATACTGAAGGTAAGGCAAGTTAGTATGGAAGAGCTTACTAATACAATCCACCCAGAGATCTTGCCGGGGCATGGATGGATGTACGGGGAGGGAGGGACGAAGTTCGTGAACCCCAACCAGCCGCCGACGCCGCCCAAGCTCTATACTGTGGAAGACGTTACGGACAATCAGGAACAAGAACAAGAGACAAAAGAAGAACAGTCATTGTATTAAAAAAAAATAAGAACCATGAGACTAACAGTAGAAGAAAACGAATACCTGATAAGTAAGTTCCTTTTGGTTCTTACTGAGTTTGCAGGGGATGAAAGAGAGATGTTTTTAATCAACTCCATACATGATAAGGCGGTGGCGGATATGAATTATCGTCTTCCGTCTTTAATAAGCAGAGAACGTAAAAGACGAGTCATTGAGCTCCTTAAAGAAGGAACCAGAATAATCAAGGACTTTTCCGGCTATGCAGGTGATATGGGTATGATTAACGAATACGATCGTCTAAAGAAAGAAATAGGTACCGTCCAAGACCAGCTTGGTGACGTAGAAGGTCAACTTCGGGCAGCAGGAGAAGTTATTAAAAAAGAACTTGATATGATTGCTGACCGAATCAAAGAAGATCTTCTTGACCGAGAGCTGGCTAAAAGTAATGCCGAGGCTGAAAGAAAAGCCAAAGTAGATCCGAGATACGAAGTAGCTTTAGGTGATTACAAGGAGATGCTGGAAGTGATTTTTACAACCAGAAACAAGTATTCTACGGTAGATTCTGTACATGACGATCTTCGACAGTCGGTATCTACCGGTAGAAATTCGATTATTAAAGAAGGGTACAACAGTTAAAAACAAGGAGGGAATATGGAAAAGAAGGAATTTAAAGTAGGAGAAGTATTTACTGCCGGACTTGTGAGATTAAAATGTGTGGAACCTACGGCACCAGATGCAGGATGTGAAGGATGTATATTTAATTACTTTACATGCGGGGCAGTGGATGTGATTGCAGGTCCGTGTAATCACGCAGAGAGAGAGGATAATAGGGATGTTATTTTTATTAAAGCTGATTAGGCATGTACATCAATTTCAGACAACTTGCAGCATCAGACATGACTCCTAATGATCTTGCCAATCTTCTTGCCATAAGACAGAAGGATACGGTTATGATCGAAGCCATGCCAGAAGAAGATGCTGGGAGATATATAGAGCTTGGCTTGGTTGAGAAATTAAAATCAGGCGTGATGAGATTAACCAACAAAGGAACGTCTTTTGTAAATTATATAGAGACACCGGAAATGACAGACGAGGTTCTGGAAACGTTGAAGATTATGATAGGAATGTACGAATCATATTCAAAAGACATAGGTGTCAGCAGAAAAGAAGCAGAATCCAGATTGTGTTGGTTTATGGGTAACACCTCATTCAAGAAAGAGGTCATACTTCAGGTAACGGAATCTTATATAGCAGAGTCAGGAGATTATACAATGAGCTTATGTAACTTCATATGGAAACCGCCTTCTCAGGCTTTTTCAGTCCATATGAACCTTAAAAATTCAAAGCTCTTTGACTTAATAGCTGAAAAATTTAAGATCGCTACCGAGCCTTATTTGGAGTCTAAGAAGAATAAGGAAATGGATTGGTTGTTTGCCGTATCTAAATTGCCTACGCCGCCGGCTAAAGGCAATCCGGATTATTTATTTACCGGAAGTTCTGAAACAGACAAAGAGAGATTGAAAAACATAAAAACATACTTATTTAACAAAATTAGAAAGCAATGGAAAAAGTAAGAATCAGAAAGATAATAGAGGATATAATTATTACTCAGTTTCTTAATTCGGAAATAGATATAGTTCATGAAGAAGATGTGACGTTTAAAGAACTTGGATTAGATTCTGTTGATCGAATTGAGCTTGATGTGATGGTGGAACAAAAATTCAATATTGTTATTATTGATTATGATGTGGAAACCATCAAAGATATGACTGATCTTGTTTACAAAATAATAACAGAAGGGTATGGGAAGTGACATAATTTTATGCATGGCTTTAATAGCGTCATTTGCTTTTGTTATACAGTTTTTGTTGTCGATATTAGGATCCGATCTGGATACGGATATTGACATTGACAGTGCTTCTGATTTAAGCATGTCTTTGTCGGACATCATATCATTCAAGGGCATAACACATTTCATCCTTGGATATAGCTGGACTACCTACTTTTCGGGTTCTCATTTAGTAGGGGTTGTGATAGGGTCGTTTTTCTTTATCGTTTTGTTTTACGTATATAAATTACTTCTTAAGTTAAAACAAGAAATGGTGTACGAATGTCCGGAAGATTTAAATGGCAGAGAGGTGGAGATAGTGTTTAGATCGGGGAAGAATCATTATATGGTAAATATTTCGAAAAATGGAAGACAAGAGCAAATGAGAGTAAGATGCTTGTCTGGAAAAACCTACAAAAACGGTGACAAGGTGAATATAAAATATGAAGAAGGAGAATTAAGTATCTAATTTTTTTATCAACAATTAAATTTTAAAAGTTATGACAACAATCATGTACGTGTCAGCTATCTTAGCTGTAGTGATTATTTTGACAATCATCGGAGTCTTATCAAGGTATCGTAGATGTAAGCCTAATCAGGTCTTGGTCGTTTACGGTAAGACAGGTGGGGAAAAGAAATCGGCGAAATTATATCATGGTGGAGCGGCATTTGTCTTGCCTATTATTCAAAGCTATGATGTTTTGTCAATGGAGCCTATGCAAATAGATTGCAAGCTTACCGGTGCTTTGTCATCTCAGAATATTAGAGTAGATGTACCTACGACCATTACAGTAGCTATCAGTACAAATCCCGAAATCATGCAAAATGCGGCAGAAAGACTTTTGGGGATGGATACCGAATCTACTGAAAATCTTATTACGGACATCGTTTACGGTCAGATGCGTTTGATTATTGCTGAAATGACAATCGAAAAACTTAATTCTGACAGGGATGAGTTTTTGGATAAGGCAAGAAAGAACATTGATAACGAGCTTAACAAGTTAGGTCTTTACCTCCTGAACATCAACATCAGTGACATCAGAGATGAAGCCGGTTATATTATGAACCTTGGTAAGGAAGCTGAAAGTAGGGCTCTGAACGAGGCACAGGCTAATATCGAAGAACAGGAGAAGCTGGGTGCTATTAAAATTGCTGTACAGCAGAAGGAAAAAGAAACGGCTGTGGCTAATACCAAAAAAGAACAAGAGATTCAAATTGCTTGTACTGAAAAAGAAAAGGAGACAATAGTAGCTGAAACGAAGAAAGAAAAAGAAATAGCTTTAGCTTTAACCGATAAAGAGAAACAGATCGGTGTAGCTCAAGCAGATAGAGACAGGGCTGCGGTTATCGCAAAAACTTTAACCGACAAGGAATCGGCGATCGTAAGATCTAAGGCAGAACTTGAAGTAAATAAAGCCGAGGCTGAAAGAATGGAAGAAGTCGGAAAGAATAAGGCTGAAGCTGACAAGGAAGCAGCTATAGCAATACAAGACTCTGAAGCTCAGATTAAGAAGGCTGAGGCTGAGAAAAATGCGTCTATAGGATACAACAATGCCCAGAAGGAGGTTGCTGTGTCAGTATCAGAACTACAGATCATCAAAGCTCAATCAGAGAAGAAGGCCGGAGAAGAAAAAGTTAAATCGGAAGCGGCTGTAAAAACAGCAAAAGAGCTTGCCGAAAAAGAAGTGGAAGAAGCTAAGGCTAAGAAAGTTCAGGCTGCGCTTAAGGCTGAAAAGATTGTGCCGGCTGAAACCCAGAAGGAAGAGGCTATCTTGCAAGCTGATGCCGAGGCCGAGAAGATCAAACGCCGGGCTGAGGCTGAGGCAGCAGCACATTTGGCAAAAGCTGAGGCGGAGGCAAAAGCTATTCAGATGAAGCTGGAGGCAGAAGCCGAAGGTAAGAAAAAGTCGTTAATGGCAGAAGCCGACGGATTTAAGGCCATGGTGGAAGCAGCAGAATCCAATCCTCAGATCGCCATCCAGTACAAGATGGTTAATCAGTGGAAAGAAATTGCCGGAGAACAGGTTAAGGCATTTGAGCACATTAACCTCGGAAATATCACAGTATTTGACGGCGGTCAGAACAGTACCGGTAATTTCCTTAACAATGTTGTCAAGACCGTCGCTCCGGCATTGGGAGTCATTGATCAGCTTCCGATTGCAGATACTTTAAAGAAGTTAAAAGGAGATGACAAAAAATAAATACAATGGCCCAAGGTTACACTTGGGCCTAATTGAAGAAATAAAAGCAGCATTCATAGATTTCCTGCCGGCAGGGACAGTGATTTTAAGTGCTTTACTAATTACGATATTTTTAACATGGATTTTGGACAAGATTTAGAACCAGAAGAACTGACCAAGCATTATGATCAGTGTTATGGAATTGATTTTGAAACAGAAGAAGAGGAGGATGAAGATTATGACTGATGAGGAATTTGTATTGGATAATAAGAAAAAGGTTGTTGTAAGAAAAAGAATATCTTATTTAAACAAAGGGGATAAAGTATGGATCGTGTCTTCCGACGGGTATCTACTACACACAGACGTAGTTAGAGCCGAACGCGGTCGATCTTATGTGGATATAGATGGGATTCTGTATTGGAAGCGAGGATTAGATGGCAAGCATCGTAATCGTAATAACTACATGCAGTTTGCCATGACACCAGAAGACGGTAAGAAGTATGTCGTATATTACCCGGAAGGATTTAAAGACAATGACTTATGATGGTCCCGGAAACGCATTTGCTATATAAGGAGTTTAATGGTGTGAAACGTCTTGCCATATCTTATTCCCAGATAGACACGTTTCTTACCTGTCCAATGAAATGGTATAAGACTTACGTAGAGGGCAAAAGGTCTACAGAAAAACAAGAAGCTACGTCTTATGGTACGGTTATCCATAAGACACTGGAATACTTTTTTAAGAACGGAAGGCAGCCTTCTGGCAAAGACCTTGGAGAAGCAATAAGTTACTATGCTTACCAAGAAGACATACCTTGGCAATCACCGGAAAATATGATGATAGCCATGAAACAATCTGGGGAGCTTCTTGCTTGGATTGTGGATCTGTTTAAAAAAGACGGCAATAGGTTTATGATAGCTGATAGTGATCTTAATCCTTGTGAGAAACTTATCAGACACGGCGCTATAGTTGGAGTCGAAGAAGATTTTGTGCTGCCGTACCGCCTTCCTAAGCCAGTTGACATAAATGGGGTAATTCATACCCATGTGTACATAGTAGGATCAGTAGACCTTCATCTGGCTATAAAGAGCAAGAACGTAATTCACCATTATGTCATAGATTGGAAATCAGGGAATAAGGTTTTTGATTCTAAGAAGTTGGAAACGAATTTACAGCATCCTATATATTCGTTTTACATCTATAGAAAATATGGTGGGGTTCTACCAGATATGAACATCTATTTCTTTACCAGAACCAGGCAGTACCAAAAGGTTAAGGTGGATGAAGAACGTAAAACAAAATCTATAGAGATGCTAAATGACACTTTATCTAAAATGTATGATTTTGAAGATAATAGTGTAAAAACATTTCAGGCATACATCCAGGGGGCAGAAGGAGCCAGATATAGCAAGCGGCGTGCCACCCTAAGCCAGCCTGTTCCGCAAAACAAGCTACCCTGCCCGTCGGCACTGTGTTATTATTGTGACTTTGGATTACATAACAAAAACGAATGCCCTTTCTCTTCGGATTGGGATCCGTCTAAAAAGATAAAACGATGAAATACGAGGACGTTCAAAAGTTAAGAACAAAATACCGGCAAGATCCGGAAGTCATATATCTTGAAGAGATGAGGAACGTGGCGGTACGGTGCGGAAATTTTAAAAAGGCGTTTGAGTTCCAGGAGAAACTTGAGGCTATTTGGTTTAACTACTTAAAGGGAGTGCAATGAAAGAAGATCTAATATGTGGAGTAGCGATCCTTTTGTATTTAGTTTTATTATACTTGCTCACGACAATTTTCATAAAAACAGGTGAAGCAGTAGGTCGTTACAAGATGAAGAAGAAAACTGACAAAATCAAAGTAGGCCAAAGATACGAACATAAGAACTACTTTGAGGATCCATTTGAAAGAGGCAAGCATGTGATTAAGATATTAGACATAAAAGAAGGGTACGCTCTGTATGTGTATGAAGAAAAACTATATATACGTTCTTCTATAAGTCTTGAAGATATTGTTAAAAAATATATTTTAATTACTGATATAAAATAAGGGGTTATGGAAAAGAAAGTCACAATCAAAGAAGGGATGGATATTTTTTACAAAAATGCAGGGAAAGATATATGGGTCTATATTGGACTTTTTGGAAATAAAGTGCTATCCATTTTAAAAAACAAAGGTGTTATTGCATGCGAAAACGATGCTGAATATTGCGTGTTGATGGATGGAGAAGATCATTTTATAAGTATAGCAAAAGACATGAGTCACGACTATTGTTGTGAATACGTTGTAGAAAGAGCAGAAGCCTACAGAGACTACCCCTCCAAAGGTGCTACATGCAGTGTATGCCTGTTTGAAGATAATGAGAATAAGGCAAGGGAGATGTTGAAAGAGGCGATAATAGAACTTTCAAAAAACAGCAAAATAGATTGCGATGGGCTTTGAACTTAGACCTTACCAGAAAGAGGCAGTAGATGCCGGGCTTAAGTTTCTTACAGGAAGATCTAAGAAGCCTGGCATAATCGTAGCCCCATGCGGATGTGGAAAGAGCCTTCTGATATCCAAGATAGCACATGAAATAAATAGACCGACATTAGTATTACAGCCCTCAAAAGAGATTCTGGAGCAGAATTATGCGAAGGCCGTATCATTCGGTTCTGAACCTACTATATATTCTGCTTCATGTGGTATAAAGGAGCTGTCGGCTATGACTTATGCAACATTAAAGAGCATAAAGAAAGATGTAGCGAGGTTGAAGGATATAGGGATAGATACCTTATTGATAGACGAATGTCATTCAGGATATTCTCCTGAAGAAGGTTCTGAATTTATGGAGTTTATGAACAGGTTCCCAGAGGCGAAGGTACTGGGCTTCACCGCCACTCCCTGCCGCCTCCGAACCTACAGTTCCATGCTGGAAGGGAACTATAGCAAGCTCAATATGCTGACGAAAGACGAGCATAACTTCTTCAAGAAAATAGTTCATGTGACTCAAATACAAGAACTAACTTCTCAAGGGTTTTGGTGTCCACTTAAGTACGAACGATGGTCGTTTGATGAATCGGCTCTGATGTTAAACAGTACCGGAGCCGAATACACCAACGAATCTATTAAAGAAAGTATTGTACGAAACGGCTTAAACAACTCTATCTACAAGCGCCTTCTTCAACTTATGAACGAGCGTAAAGCCATTTTGGTTTGCATGGATTCTATCGAATCATGTAATAGAATATCAGAGTTCATGAATGCCAGGATGGGAGCCATAACCGGTGTCGTAACATCGCTAACAACCAAAAAGAAAAGAGAGCAAATCATATCCGATTTCAAAGAAGGTAAGTTGAAGGTGGTTTTTAATTATTCAACGCTTGCTACCGGATTTGATTTTCCTGAACTTGATTGTGTGATGTTTGGTCGACCAACTTTCTCATATTCAACTTATTACCAAATATTAGGCCGCGCCGTCCGCATCCATCCTGACAAGAAAGAGGCGCTGATAGTTGATTGCTGCGACAACATGAGACGCTTTGGTCGGATAGAAGACCTGACAATCGAGCAATTCCCTTCTAAGGGCTGGTGTATGTTTGCTGGCGATCAACTTCTGTCTAATATAAGGATGGGTGATATTATTACCAAAGACGAGATCCTTCGCCGGGCAGCCTCGCTTAAATCTGTGAATGGAGATGGTAGGAGAGAAGACGATCTTGACAGTATAATAATGTGGTTTGGAAAATATGAAGGAATTAGATTCAAGGACATACCAGTGTCGTATTTTAGGTTCTTGGCTGAGAATATGGCAGTAAAACCAGGAGACAGGAAAGAAAAGATTATCGAATATTATAATAAGATAAAGGCATGAACAACAAGAGAAGAAAAAAAATATCGGATGTTATTAACAACGTAAATAAGTATAAAACAGATTTTGAATACATCAAATCAAAGTTGTCGGAGTTGAAGCACAACATAAATTCAGCCAAAGATGATGTTGATATGATTTTAGATGAAGAGACTGAGGCGAGAGATAATATACCGGAATCGTTACAAGACTCAGAAAGATATTGGGAATCAGATCAGGCTGTAACTGATATGGAGGAGGTGGTTGATGACATGGAAAGTATTATAAATGATATAGATGATGTGATTTCAACCATAGATGGGAGCATTAAAACCATAAATGGTTCTATTAAAGTAAATTTGGAAGGAGTAATATAAATGAAAACAAATGAATTAAGGGAAATACTTAAATTGTATGGTCTTCAACATGATGTTGTTATCAACAAAAGTTCAAGAAGGTATTCTATTATCTTAGATAATAACATAATAGGAACCAATCACGACAAAGAGAGGGTGGTTGTGTTCCGTCCTATACCGGAAGGGAAAAACACATTCTGCATGGAGCGAGATAGGTTCTACACGGAGTTTGAAGAAGCTTTTGATGATGATAAAGCCATAGAAGCCGTAAGACAATATTTTGAAAACAATAAAACAGAAAGTCATGAACGAAAACGAAATATTTAGATTAAAGGGCAGAATAGCCATATCCAACCTATCACGTGAGGACAAGGATATGATAAATAGCATCCTTGATGGTATCAATAAAAAGGATGAAGAAGAAAAAGGATATCTCTATACCGTGAGAGTAAAACTAAACAACGGAAGGGTTGTGCATGCTACTTTATTTTTTAAAGACAAGAAAGGCCCTACATTTGAAGATTTAAAGAAGGAGCTTGATGACATGGGAGTTAAAAATGATAGTTATAGCAATAACGGCATAATTATCATTAACCGCATTGTCATGAGCGGAGAAGAATTTGACCGCTTTGCAAAAGAAAAATGATGGACTATATTATTATATCAAATAATTAAAACAACGATAAAACAATGGAAAAGATGGACAATAATACTAAAAACATCCTTTATCCAAAAGGATCTATTTTTCGCATGTTGGAAAGTGATGTAATCAGTTCCGAATTAGAAATAGCCAGAGGAGCTATAGTGGAGGCAGTATCAGACATAGAGGTAGATGATGAATATGCTGAGGTTTGTTGCAATGGAGAGACGTTTATCGTAGGAACGGACATTATGGGTATTATTCCTGTCAAAGTATCCAGAGAAAACAAATCGGTGAAAAATGACATCATTGACGATAAACTACGATGGGATTTACTTCCAATGGAAGAGATTGAGGACATTGTAAAAGTCTATCATGCTGGTGCAAAGAAGTACGGACCCAATAAATGGCAGAACCTTGACAACGGGTTTGAACGGTATCGTGCTGCGGCTGCCAGACACCTAATGGAATACATGAAAGGGGAAAGAATAGACTCAGATACAGGATGTTTTCATCTTGCACAATGTGCATGGAACTGTATAGCTATGCTGTGGTATGACAAGCATGGAAAAGGGTTGATACCATTAAACAAGGAGGAAAAGAAATGACAAAAGAACAAATGATTCAACTGTTAGACACAGAGCTTGATGCAATGAACAAACATAGAAATAATATTGAAAGAATTAAAAAGGAATATTTCGATTCTGTTTATGGATTCAAGAAGGGAGATAAGGTAAGCGTTCTTTACAAACGTTCGAAAGAACCTCTTGTTGGTTTCTTCAAGAGCGTTCAAATCATGAGTACTGGAACAGTTATATTTACAATCCAGGAAGTTAATAAAGAAGGAAGACCTGGAAGAGGATCTTATTTGGTGTATGAAGGCGATTTAAGCGAAATCAAAAAAGTAGAATAACATGATTAGAGCAAGATTTTACATTAGAAAGGATGACTGTAACAATAATTACCGTCCAGTCAAATGGCCTATAAAATATCCATATTGGTGTAGTGCAGAATCCAGTAATTCATTTGTATTGGTAGCGTATGCTGAAGATGAAGACAGCATAAAAGAACTGTGGCCGGAGGCGTATGATATTAATGTCTTAGAGAAAGATACCGAAATTAGATTCACATTAAGATTCCCTAAGCCGGAATGGTATGAATTGTACGAAAGGGAATTAGAAGAATGTGATAGATTTATATGGGTTACGGATGCGTGCCTGAGAGACGGTATAATAAGAAAAGTAAAAGCTAAAATAGAAGAGTATGGTGGTCTTTTGTTAGCCGACATCCCTGATAGGTTCACTCCTTATGAAATAGGAATGGATGCTTTTGAGAGCAAAGAAGAAGCTTTAAAACATGCAGAGGAACGGAGAGCGCACCTGATCGAATCTATTAAGAAAAAATTGAATGAACTTGAAAATCTAAAATTTGAATGCGATGATTAATTACGCAGCAAAAGCCAGAAAAGCTTATTTGATAAATAATTTCGATAAGATTCTTAACAGTCTTAACACGCTTCATTCGACGGTTGAGACCATGACGTTGTTCGTAAACGACCAGGCTTATAATTACATTCTTAAGCTAAAGGAGGTAATTAAAACCAGTCCTATGTATAAGCACAATATCAAGCGTCTTTTAAATGACATGGACAAAGAGATAAAGAGGTACAATGCTTCTATCTACTACATAAATAAAGAGCGTAGTGAGGTTATAGCTGATATAACACAAGCGATGGAAGATTGCCTCATGCCATACATAGACAACCTGGCCGGCGCTATAAGGGCAGCCGTGTGGTCGAGGGGTGTGTCCGAGGAGCGGACGGAAGCGGCGGTACTGTCCCTAATCGTATCCTCCTTGGCCACGACATCAGGCAGACTTATCTCAGGTGGATATCAGATCATGAAAGAAATGGGTGGGGGTCAAGGTGGTAATCCATTTACGTTTATGAGCATTGATAAGATAAGACACTTATCTACATCATTATCTGATGCTATTACCGGTGGAGAAATAGCTCTTGAGGAAAAAGAAGCCAATGACATAACTAAGGCAATGGATATTTTTATTGAGAAAATGTCTGATTCGGATATTGTTGATAAGGTGATCAGCATACTTGAAGAGGCTGAATCTAAAAATAAAGAGGAGCGATCGTGAATTATTTGGATGGGTATGTAGAAGAAGTTCTTTCTGAGCCGTACTATGACGATTATGGCTCTGGGGTTTTTAGGTGGTGGGTGAAAGTGTCTTACGTTTGTGAAGGCATAGGAGCTGTCACTACCTTAATGTTTGATACGAGAGAAGAAGCAGAGGCAGTAAAACCAGGTTATAAATTTTTATGTTGAAAATAATATGGTGCAAAATAACATTAAAAATAATAGATTCTATTCTGTAATACAAATGTAATTCGTATATTAGATATATGATTCATAGACAATATTTATAGTATTAAAAAAATCATGAGATTAGCATACAAGTTCAACATAGGAAACAATGAAAATATATCATCTCTGTGCAAGATTAGCAATAACTTGTACAATCAGGCATTATATATTTTTAGAGAAACACTTTCTAAAGAAGATAAGTGGTTGTCCTATTTTGAACTTGATTCTATCATGAAGAATACCAAGAACTTAGATGGAGACATTAATTACAGATTACTAAAGGCGCAATGTTCTCAACAAGTTCTTCGTATTCTTGATAAGAATATAAAAAGCTATTACAAATCGGTCCAAGATTACAAGAAAAATACCAACAAATACAAAGGAAAACCAGGTCTTCCAAATTATAAAAAGAGAGGTTCTGAGTTCAATTTGTATTACACGAATCAGAGTTGCAAAATAAAAGATGGGAAAATAATCCTATCAAAAGATCTTTCAATACCCATTCCTCAATATGAGAAGTATTCTGATTTGATAAAAGATTTCAAACAGATTAGAATAAAACCATTATCATGTGGATACAAAATAGAAATCATTTATGAGGTAAAAGATGCTGAAGTATCTAAAGGTAGAGAAGAGAAGATTGCTTCAATTGATTTAGGAATAGACAATTTTGTAACATTAGTTAGTGAAGATTTTACCTATCTTTTTAGCGGTAATTTTGTTAAATCATATAATCAGGGATTTAATAAAACACTTGCTAAATTAAATAGCATAAAGGATTTACAAAAGATAAAAGGAACAACAAAACGAATAAAGAAATTATATTATGATAGAGAACAGTACATAGAAGATGTTTTTCATAAAATCAGTAGAAAGATAGTTGATTTGCTTGTTGATTCTAAGATAACAAAATTAGTTGTAGGTTATAACAAGGGATGGAAAACTGGAGTAAACATGGGAAAAAGAAACAACCAAAAGTTTACCCAAATCCCTTTTGCGAGATTAGTTAGTTACTTAGAATACAAATGTGAATTAGTTGGTATTGAAATAGTTATTCATGAAGAATCATATACTTCGAAATGTGATTCTCTTGCATTTGAGAAGATAGGAAAACATGAAAACTATTTAGGAAAGAGGAAGAAACGAGGATTGTTTCAATCTTCAGTAGGAAAACTCATAAATGCTGATGTAAATGGAGCATTAAACATTATGAGAAAAGTAGTCGGTGATTCCTGTGAATCAATTCGTAGGATAATCGATAGAGGGTTATTGTTTAACCCGGTAAGGATTACGAATGTATTTTGCTAAGAAGTACATTTTGAAACTTATAAAGAAATGTAATAGATTTTTATTTAATTTAATATTTTTCATAACATCGGAGATTCTATTAAAATCGTAAAAGTAAAATAATATGGAAAAGAATTTAAAACTCGTATGTCCAAAATGTGGCACCCCTCACCAGCCTCATTCTCCGCACACGATGGATGCAGATGGATTTGAAAGGTGTGAGATAAGAACTGTCATGGAAGACAGGGGGTGGTGCTACGAATGCTCTTTTTGGCAAAACATGTACGACAAACACAAAGACGATCCGGGATGGGTTAGGATAGACGGTGAAAGCTGGGTGCTTAAACCTATGGTGAAAAACGTACCAAACGGATGGAATAGCCTTGGATGTGGTGGAAGAAAGATGTATATCAATATCGAAGGGAAGGGTATTGTTACATCAAATAACTGCTGGTGCCAAGGTGATGTTTCGGATGCATTTAAGGATCTGATGCCTGATAATGCTACTTGGGCTACGAAGGAGGAATTTGACAAAGCTCCTGTAGTAGGATATATTGTAGAAGGTATTGGTTTAGTTTTCACAGATAGGGAAGGTCATGAAGTTAATGCTTAGAAACTTATTTCATATTCCTATTAGAATAGTTGAAAGGAAATTAACTAATGGAGAGGTAGAATATTGGTGCCAATATCAAAACATTCTTGGGAAATGGAAAAACAGGATAAAATACGATATGTTTGGCATGGCGTGTTATGCTGTTTTTTATTCATTCGAAGATGCGTATGAATTTAATTATGGTAAGAACAAAGAAGAAAAGGTAAAGGTAGTGGACTCTTGTTACAAGAAACGGTTTTAATAATTATAGCACCAATAGTTCTTGGTGCTATAATTGTTTTTTTTATTTGAACTCATATCGCAATTATTTGGTTATAGTATTATTATATACAGGGTTATATCTATCAGAAGGATCTATTAGATACAGCTTTACGTCAGCTTTAAATACTATGTAGCTATCATCTTGTATATTAGACTGAATATGTATTATAGAAACAGTGTTTAACGATACTGTATTATTAAGTCTACCTTCTATATTGACATTGCTATCAACAACCCCCAGATTCCATTTTGAATCATCCTTGTAAAGAGCTTTATAGATAGGGCTGCCAGGTGTCCCTTCATCTGTCTCCTCTTTTATTTCGTAGGTGTAATTCAGGTTATATAATCCAGGAACAACATTGTAAATAGACTCTGGAGCGTGATTATGATAAACTTTATATTTTTTGTAAGTAATAGGAGTAGAAACAAGAACAAAGTTAATGACAGGCAAACTAACGTGTAGAATATTATAATCATTTCCATTTTGTGGAGAAACAATTATAGCTATTTTATCTAATCCTTGAATATCTGTACTATTTTCAGTATATGTATCTATCAATTCTCTATTATTAGAGGGCACGCCCCCTGAGATACTAATAGAAGAGATGGTTGGTTTTGGAGTAACGTAAATCAAAGGACTGGAGCTTACGACACCTACATTTTTTTCATCTACGAATATGGTTCCGCCTATACAGTTGCTATTTATTACATATTCGTATAGCTTAATATCATTTTTGTATCTTCTTCTCATAATTTCATAAAATTAATTCAGTAAAAGGACGGACATAATGTGAACTACCCCTTGAACCTGTATCCAAATGATCTCCTTGGATGTTTATATCATAATACCACGAATAGGAAAATTTTGTATTTCGAGTGGATGTCCACATTCTATTACTCATTATCGTACCTCCTACCATTAAAAGGCATTCGTTTATTTCATTCGCATACAATGATATCAAAAAAAACTCTCCGGCGCCACCTACATATCCATTTTGACCATTTTTAAATAAATAGTTATTAGCTTTATTAAAAGCGTAATCTGTATTACTGGTATCATATTCAAGATACGCATTCTGATTTTCACGCCCCCAATAATCCTTTTTAATAGTTCCCATATGAGAACTATCTTGTGCAAATATATTGTCTATTTCTCCATCCTTACCCCAACGAAATGTGCCAATATATTCGGTGGCTATAACAAAACACACTTTATCTACAAGAGCTATTCCATTGCATAGATCATTGGAATATCCTTTATTAGACCAATTTTCTTTTGTATATAATCCTCCATCTACATGTTGGATGTATATGCCTTTATTGATTATAAGCGAGGGATTTACCCCCATCCCTATTTGAAATCTTCGTCTCATGATTTTTGTTTGCAAGATAGCAATAATTGACAACATAAAAGAAACCGGTTCCCTATCATCTCTGACTGAGAACCGGTAAGAAAACAATTTCAGAAAAAATTAAACCTACATAATCTTTCAAGTAAGAACAAAAAAACGTACAATCTACTCTTTGACGATGCTAATATAACATATTGGAATCATACAAAAACAATGCAAGTCCGATATTCTTCGTCTATTTGTAACTAACGTCATCGTCTCCTTCCGAATCAGGAGTAGCGCCGATGAAGAACATCATTGACTTGTTGTTTGTCTGCTGCCACCAATTATAGGCGCGCGCTACGTCTTCCGGCGTCTTGATATTATACCATTGTTTGATAAACGTCTGTTTGGCGAGTTGCCTAAATAGCTTAGACTCTCCTTTGTATGTACCGGATGTTACTTTATCAAGTGAATAATTCCTAAGATCGGTAAGATCCTTCAGCTTCCTTCCCATAACAAACGGGTCGTTAATGATATCTACAACGTTAAGCTCCATAATAAACGGCATCTGTGAAGCTATTTCGTTTATGGTTCTGAATCCAACGTAAGATCCAAATTGAGTAAGCCAACTTTCTTCGTTTTCATCATCATCACGCCATCCGGCAAGAAGCATGGATACGGCTTGCATGATAAGGAACGTGCCGGCATAGACACTGAGGCGTTTGAGATTAGTTTTTTCTACCTCATTCATATTGTCTTTATTTTCGTTCCAGGCATCTATGATGTTTTTCATACCAGACTCGGAAGCCAGGCTAAATGTTTTGGCTATCATATTCTTTAACGTAATTGACAACCCTTCCTCTTCTTGCATTGTTTGGAAATTGAAGCCACGTCTTTTCCACAGACGTTGAGCCGCCAGCACCAACCATCCTCGGTGGGCGGTCATGAACCTGGCTATCCAGTTGCGCGATGCGGCAGTTCGGTTTTCTTCATTCAAAGATCCGTTACATATCTGCGACAAGCTACGGACTTGATTCCTGGTTATAGCCATCTGGGTTTCAACTTCCTCAACAGTAACACCCGATCCTGGCTTTACAACCACCTTCCCATCCACGACGTCTACCATACTCCATAAAGTACGATCTTTTAATGCATTCCATTCTCTTTTTATGGTACTCTGTTCTTTATTGCGTTCTTTTTCCATCTTGAAATCTTGGAACGTGTAGAACCGACCTTTGTAATAACGAACATTGTCCATAGTAGCAATCATAACCTGCGGATCAAGAGGGTAGTTCAGGATTTCCATAAAAGCATACATAGGTGAACGCATTAAGGTCCTGGCCACTCTATTATATCCGGCACCATACATACGATTTCGGATATTGAATATCCCCATTCTCTCACCTATGACATATAATTTGCTTTTTCTATCTATGTCTCCGGTTTCTGCTATACAAGATGGCGCAAGACGGGAAAACTCAGCCGATGCGTATTTAAGGGAATCTTTGCTTATATACTGTCCTACGGCTGATTCCATGATGAGGTTGATATGGCCGGTAAGGGCGCCGGTAGCTGCCACAAACGGGGACAGTGCCAAGTTCATGACCGACATAAATCTTTCAACGGCCATCATTATCCTGGTAAGGTCTACTGTGTATCCACCGATGTTTACCGTCAGTTTTTTGGTGTTCATCCTAATGCCATAATAATGGTCATTGAAGAAGTCCCTGAACATCTGATATGCTTGGGTTGCTTCAGCTTTCTTCCCGCCTTCAAATTGCTTATTCAGCAACATCTGTTCCAGTCCTTGGGCAAGCTCTATAGACTTCTGCTTTTCGTTGTATAACGATGACTGCATCATAAGCATCGAATAAGAGTAGCCAAAATCGTGAGATACATCATCTTGGTTTTCCAATTCATATATGTAGTATTTAGGTATAGACCTAAGTCTGTCTTCCGGATCATATACTTCCCCTTGTCTGGTTTTACCGTATAAAGAATCGTCTACTCTGTCCAGGCACAGATCTGATACAAAATTACGAACCGTATTTTTGAAGTTAATACCCAATCCTTCTATACGTTCTATATCTTGTTTGGATATCTGTGGAATAGCATACAGATTAGGGCTCTGCTCTTTATATAGATCAAGGGATTGTCTTTTTATTTCCTTGAGTTTTTGAATCATATTCCACTGCTCTACGTTTTTAGTAGCGACCTCATTACCATCAGCATCATACTTAATGCCGAAGTCGTTGAAATACGATTCATCACGATACAGGCTCTTCTTGGGCATACGATGACCATACCCGTGGTCTTTTACATAATCAGGGTTACGACCGCTATTTTCGGCCTCGGATTCAGCCACCCATGCTCTTGCAGGGTCAAAAGACAGGTATGATATATCCATACCATAATCTTGTGTGGATGTCCCATTCTGTACGTCCTTAACCATCTGCGCTACATCTATCTCACCTCGACCGATTTTGTCGATCATAGCCGCATATCCAGTAGGCGCCATGCGTTTATAGTACGAAAAGACCTGGCTCCTGGCAAATTCATTAACGATATCGTTCACTTCAGCTACTCCGTTATCGTGTCCAAATATGTCAGACATCTTAGCTCTAACCGCATTCCTAAAATCTCTACGATCTAGCTTTTTATCTATTCCCAATTTTTCTGACAAGTAGTTGGTTTCAGAGACGGTAAACATATATCTGTTATCTTGAGCCATGAATAACTTATCTCTAAGAGCCTGAATCCTTTTGGCTTTTTTGGCAGTAGTATGACGCTGTGCAAACTGCCATTCAATTTCCTTAGAGTCAGCAAGAGCATTTAAATAAGACTGATTTACTTCGTTTTCAGCCTTACTGCTTTTAGTAAGGTATTTATCAATATCTTCAAGACCCACCATCTTAGCATAATCTATCAAAATAGCGTAATCGGCTTCAATAGCTTCAGATGCGGCCCTAAAAGCATCTCTTTCAGATGAGGTAAATGTCGCTTCATTAATTTCTCCGATATCAGCCACATCTCGGTTGTTGCCGATTATTTCCTTGATAATGGCCTTATTTTTTTCTATATCTTTTACAATAGAATCCACGTCAGTCGCATCTCTATCACTTGTCGTAGAACTAATGATATCATGCGCCATTTTAAGATACGAAGCCTTGTTATTTGATTCGGTACGTGCCGACTGCTCCGATTCTATGTCATTCCAAAACCGATCGTTAAATGACAGGTGACCCCCCAACATAAGCGTCTTCAGCGCAGCTTCCCCTCCAGACTCACGCTGAATCGTTCTCAATCTTTCCAAAAATGATTCTGATACGGCATTAGTGACATTATTTGATTCTTTTCTCCAAACTTCATTTATGGCTTGTATTTCTTTAGCCATCTTAAGTTGGTCGCCGGTTTTTTCAACACGTCTGGTACCAACATATATGTATTCCGAAGCCGCTTCCTTACGTTGTTTACGAAGCAGTCCTTCTTCTTCGTAGTTACTACTCTTATAGTAAGCAACCTCATCAAAATTACCACCGCTATCAATAAAAGGCTGCCTCAATATCCGTTTTTGCCGGGAAAGAGCATTAAGATACTCTTTAGTTGTTTGAGAAACCGGATGCCCTAATTCTTCTTCGGCCTTTTTGTATATGGATTCCATTCTTGTGGCATAACTTTCACTAAATTCCAATTCTGAATTTTCAGCATCCCACTTTTCCATCTGCTCCGTATAGATCTTTTCCTGCTCGATGGTAAAAATATCGGTATTAACCCTATCGGACGATGGTTTGAATTTAGCGTTTTCAGTAACCGTATTTCCATCCTTGTCAACTACTTCTCTTTTAAATACGTAATTACGGTTATTGTCAACCACATCATTTATTTCTTCTTCTGATATCTCTATGTTCATGGCAGTCGCAAACGCTCGCATCTGCGCCAGCTTCTTATTACGATCGTATTTAGCCATATCAAGAGCACTACGAAGGTAATTAGAAGTTTTGCCGTCTACTCTCTGAAGCAGTTTTTCAAATTCATATTTGTTAAAACCATGCTTTTTCGCATATGCCAGGAAGTCGGATATGGCGGGCTGGGCATTCACCATCGCATTGTAATTGTCTTTGGCAATCATAGCTCCAAGAGCGTTATTGAACGGGCTGGAAGAATGCTCTAATATACCAAACCACCTACTTATCCAAGAGACATCATGTTGAACTTTGTCAAAAAATTCTTTTACTCTCTTTACCTTATCTGCCGGCACATGAAGTTCATTCATTAACTTATCAAGCAACGTACTTTCATCAAGGTCTTGTACTGATTTAATATCAGACTGAATACCATTGATGTCGGCAATGACGGTATTGATCCTATTTGTATAATCCTGCTTTTCACGTTCATCAAATTCGGTACTTCTGTTACGGATATATCCTCGAAGATCGTTCATGATCGGAAGAACCTGATTGTTGATAATATCTACGTTCTTTCGATCATTGGTATTGAAGTGAAGCTTACCGTCTTTGGTATCACCATGAAGGATGGTGTTCACCACATTACTTAAGTATCTGACCTGAGCTTCGGCTGTGGAGATCATGCTGTTCATGGCAGCCGCCATCTCATTCTTGTCTATTTCGGTCTCTACCTTATTTATCTTATCTTCTATGGTCTTAAGCTGAGCAAGGGTCATAGACGTAGTTACAGCCCTATCAGAGCTTATCTGACGTAAGTCTCTTAATGTTTTTCTTAGTGATCTGATCTTGGACTCAAGAAACTTGTTCTTGTTCATAGAAGAAAGGGAGTATAATGTAAAGTCATTATCCTTTAACAGAGAGGTGTCAAATCCTTTATCTATGTCAGTAATGGCAAGATCACGAATGTTTTTAATAACGTTATTCAAATCTTGTCTTTGGGTTGATAAAGCTGATTTAAGCCAGCTTACGATTCCAGAGAAAAGCTGCCGGACGCGCCCCAGGAAGGAGGTGGGCTCTACCGGCGCCTGTGCTGTGCCGGTCTGCATCTCCCTGGCGAGGATCTTTCCAAGAATTTCTCTCCTAACAGCATTATCAAGCTCAGCTCCTTCATATACTTTACCGTATGTATTATAATACTGACCTGCATATTGGTTCCACTCTTCCGTACCTTCCACATCTTGCAGAACAGCCTCAACAGCATTCTGATCTCTGTATGCCTCTACAAGGAAGTGGGCTGTTTCTTCTACTAAATCAGATAAAGTAGCATCTTCACCAACTGCTATTACGTTATTGGCAATATCCGCCAATGCCTTAGCAGAAGGTTCATGCCCGTATTTGGTTTGGTACTTCTCTATATAGTCGGTCATACCTATGACGCTAACGCCAAGAGTTTTCAGTATCTCGACAATAGAATTTCGTTGGTCACGTTCCTGCCTGCTATAATCCGATACGATCTTAGCTTTAGTATCAGCATAAAGATCGTTGTCTTCTAATATGAATGAAACTACAAGCGCATCAAAATGATCGTACTTGGCGTCCAATTCATTGTATCTTCCTGACTTAAGATCGTTCTTTATCTGCTCCCTGCTAACCCTTTCCGTTCCTCCGGTGGCGAGCCTCATAGTCACCTTACTGTTATCCAACGAGCTTATGGTTATCATACCTTGGTCGTTCATGGAAACATCGGAACCAAAATGATTACGGAGCTCGGTGTAGGATAAGGCTGAATTGAAAAGTCTAATTTGTCCTGTATGACCTTCTCCTGTAAGATAATAGCTTCTTGTTTCAGGATCGAATATCTTAGATCCGGACAAAAGACCTTTCTTTATAAGGTAGTTAATTATACCACCTTTTGTTGATAAAGAAGTAGAAGCAGAAGCGGTCATGACCGGTATAAAAGATTTGGGATTATTAAGAACATACCTTCCAGCTTTGTAAGTAATGTCTGCCACGCCATCCCAGGCAGATTCTTGAACGGTGCCTGATAAGAATCCTATTCTAATATCATTCCCGCCAGAACGAAGAGCTTCTCCGTAATCTTCAAATAATTGATTACGATCGCTCATGAAAAACAAACGAGGCTCTCCGGTCTGATACGTTACACCCACAGGATTAGAATCTGTCTGTGGTAACTCTTCTGGGCTAAATATCTTAAGACCGTCTTTTATAACCATATAATTAACACCCTTATCCTGTACCATAGATACGGGAGTGAAGTCCGAAGATATAGCATCTTGTAAATACTGACCGGCGTCTATTCCAGGTCCTTCCGGTACGGAAATACTTGACGGAACCATAGCATCCACCAACATAATATTATCACCCAGATCTTGGCTGTAGAATCCAAAGCCCGATTCTCGGATTTCATAAGGTGCATCTGATTTTGACACAAGAACAGGATTACTCATCTTAGAAGCCTTATCCAGCACCCTTTCTCTATAGGCTTCCGGAATAAGATCGATGTTGGATTTTACCTTATTATAAGCCGGTTTGTTGATAGGCACTCTCTTTCTCCAGTCGCCAAAAGCCTTTAAGAACTTATTAGAAAATACGGTTTTAAAAACAGTAGTAGCCCGCTCCCTATTTTCCATAAGAGGAATAGATGCTATTTTATCAAACAACATAGACCTGTCCCCTGATCTGGTAGAGACAGAAACAACTTTCTTTTTATTATCTCTTTTAATAATACACGTTGATACCATGATAAAACATTTTTGTTATGAGACAAAGGTAGTTAAAAATCAAGCATATCATAAAAAATAAAGCCATCTAACTTCTCAGTCTGATGGCTTAAAAATGATATGAAAAAAAATTATAATCTGACGAAAAATCGTCAAGTTCAGCTTATATGTAATGCATGTACCCATCTCGGTGTATAAACCTTCCCGATTCAAAGCGCTCAATATCTTCAGGGCAAATAGGGCCTGAATCCTCTCTCCTGGCTTCAAACCAAAGCCCCGGCTTACGAAGTCGGCAAGTTATGATATAATTGAAGCAATTGTGCGTAAAATGGAAAACAGATCCTACAGGGAAATACCTATCAGCTTGAAATACGATTCTTTTTCGTTTAGTATCAAACGTGATATCTCCTACTATCTTAGCCACGTAATAGCTTCTGCCATTTAACGTTTCATCTGTTTGTGGTATCCAATAATAACCTCTTGCCATGCCACAAATATATAAAAAAAGTCGGACAAGACACATGTCCGACTTTATATTACTTTGATTCATTTTCAAACCGCTTTATAAGAGAAGCAATATCATCACCACAAACAAACATCATTCGACGTTCTTCTTTTGGTTTATGAGACACTGGGATGGTTTTGTTTATCTTAATCTGATTCGCCAGACCTCTGCCTAAACGAATATCAACCTTTTTACCTTTCATGAATTATTTGTTTAAACAGACCAATTCCATCTATTATAATATGACCGCTTTGCATACGACCATTATTAGGATTGTAAAGAAAATTGAAACCACTTTCTTTTTCCTGTCTTTCAAAAGAACTGATATCCTTTCCTCTACGGGCTCTTTCAAAAGCTTTCTTGAACAACTTACCCCTGAAGGTCTTGACGAGGATCTTGGTAGCGTTATTGCCGGCTTTTACCATTGCTTTCCTTGCCTGGTCCTCCGAGACAAAACTGCTTCGGAAAATATACGATGCTGCTGCTTGTATATCTTGTTTAGTAATCATATGACAAACATTTCTTTCAAGATACTATTTTGTATGCTATATATCAATTTCATCCCATCTCTATCATATACGTCAAAAAAGGATTCACTTAAGTTCTTTGGATTTACATTCAGTTGAATTATGCAATTACCGGTATAAACCTTAATTCCGTAATTATCAGAGTATATATCTTGCATAGTCTCAAATGTCTCAATTAAATTTTCAACAAGGACTCTGTTAAATGAAAAAGGTTCTTTACCATTACCTTTAAATGTGATATGATCTAAATTTATGTTGTCAAATTCATACTCTAACTGATTGCCGTCCATCATATCATAAGTGATTGACTTTTTGATTTTAAACCCCATGTTGTTTTGTTTTTTAGTTAATATAGATCTTCTGAATACAATTGTTCTCTAATGGCACTCCTATCTACTACCATTTCCTGATTATTGTTTCTAACAAGTTCAGATGCCTCCTCTCTTGTTAAAAACCGATTCTTGCTTGTCAAAAATCCTTGAACACTGCGGTTTTTATGGGCTATACCGTATGCCGCAAGTTGAGATAGTATAGAGGGGTGTCTCAATCCACAGAACACGGTACCGGATGGTATATTGGTGGGCTGATAGGGACGTTTCTTGTCGTCCTGTACCCAGATGGCCGCGCATATCACGATTTCTTTATTGCACATGACTATAAATTTAATATTCCGTTTTTACCAATATGTTTCTTTTCTTCTTCAGTAGGCCATTCTTTCTTGAACTTACCATGCCACGTTCCAGGAACTACCACCACTTCGCCTCCCTTACTATATTCAATAGCGGCACATTCAGAACAAAGAGGCTTGCCTTCATATCCCTTTAGCGACTTATCGTAAATACGATTCTTACAAGGTCTTATAAGAGCCCAGTAATATGATGTGGCTGTATTATCTATACAGCCACATTTTGAACAAACAAACAAACTCATCCCGCAATCTCCCAGTCATTAGACATAATATCATGTTCGGTTGGATTCCAATTTGATGCTACTTTTTGACCTGTATCTACCATCAATATATTTACGTCAGATTCTACAATAAACATACAGATATACTTTTTACCCCAATCGATTCTTTTTATCTTACGACCTAATTTAAGCTGTTCTAAAGCCTGTTCGAATGTCATGCCACGACGAGGCAGTTTGAGATACTTTTCAAGTCTGTCGGCAGCTTCATTTGGTGTATGGCCATCGTATTCGAAAGCGGTTTCTCTTTCAGGAACATCAAACAAATCCCAGTATTTGCTTTCATAGTGATTAGATACCTGACCGGTAGGTAGGATCGCCATCACAATAAACCAATCATCAGAACCGAAGCATTTTTCTCCATCGCTGTGTCTCCTTGATTTGCAAACTTCAACCTGTCCGTTTCTGGCTAATAGATTAAAGAAGGCGGCGTTATACAACATGCGGTACCGATACAATTCATTGAAAGTATGGTATCCATCAGAGACTTCTCCCACGTCTACAGGCTTCTTGTTTTGAATACTACCCAAAATATTCTCTATATAGAGCTGTATTTTATACATACCCATTTCGGTGTGGCCGTATTTGTTCAAGATATTATTGACATCGTATTGTATATTAAAATCTTTTTCAAATTCTACTTCAGGATGATTAGGATAGTAGTAATCTACTGATGCTTCTAACACGGACTTTACGTGTTCCATTACCCTCGTAGCATCATCATGTTTAAAAAAATGCTTAATTCTTTCAACGAATTTAATATCTTCGTTGATTGCTGATTCGAACTCTTCTTTTGTCATCACTCTAATTACATCTTTTTTAAAATCGTCTAATCCCATGATTTATTTTAAATTAGTTGTTATTATACTTTTACATTTAAGATTAATGTTTTCATTATTTTGGCAAAATATTCATATAACACGGCACATCTACTACGTCTCTTCTACGGATCCGCTTATCAAAATAAGAAACCATATAAGTATTTTTACCTTCGTGATCAGGTCTGGGATCGAAACATTCAAAAACGAATCTTGTTCTACCTTCAAGATGACCAAACATGAAAACAAATTCGCCACCGTATCTTTTATTAGCCAATTCTTCTACGGTCATAATCTGTCCCCTCCTAATCCTGAATTGATGCTAACATACTTGACACGGACATCATTTCCACGTCCAAGCTGACCCCAGCCGGGCGATGGCGTTCCCTTAGCCGGAGCAGGGACAGCCCTAAGCCGAGACCAGTCCTGCTTTTGCCTCATGGCTTCAGCCTCTTTGTAATACCGGTTACACAGTTCTTGATCTTCGTAACCAACGTAATCTTCCTTATTTTCCATAAAAAATACTTTTTCAACAAATGTACGACATTCATGAATTAATTAGATTTAAAATAAAACAATATGAATTAAAATAAAAACCCGATACGTTAAAATCGCATCGGGCCTGGTATTGAAAAAACAGGTTCAGATCTTGGGTAAAGACTCGAGCCAATTTTTAACATCTTTATATTTAGGGTCTTTGTCTATTCTATCTTTCAGTTCATGCAATGCTGAGTCCATAACCGTATTCGGTACGCCAATCAACTCTCCTATTAAATACAATGGGGTTTTATTCGATTTAGATTCGTGTGCTATATTCATGTCAAAAAAAAGTTATGTGAAACAAACCGGCCACGGGTATTCTATTGCCCGCCGACCGGTATAATATTTTTATTCTTTTTTTTCCAAACGGGAAAAACGGGAATGCGGGAATCATATTTTTTACTATGGCTCCCGCACCACCGGAAGGACCTGGATCTGGATCTCAGGTCAGATCCTTCCAGTTTATTTTTTCGCCGAGGTAATCTTGCACGGCAAGCCATCTTATAAAGGCTACTCCTTCGGGAGCATCCGGATCATCCAAATACATTAACGTAGCTTTCACCAACTCGTTCTCACATTTGAAGACCTTCGGAAAACCATCCGAATAGTACATTGCAAAGACATATTGGACATCGCCCCATGTCGCTTTATCCGGCTTCTTCGCTCCGCACTTTTCAAAAATATCTTTTATTTCCGGCTGCTTCCAGATCCTCTTGGATCCATCGACGTTGACCATCTTCTTTACCGCCTCATCAGCAAGAGCATTAGAAAAATGGTAGCCGTAAGTATCTACATATTTCTGATAAGCTGGATCCTCTGCGTCTGCTCCTCAATAAGAACGACCTCTGCCACGTCCGCGACCTCTACGCATCTGAGGTCCGTCACCGTAGTATCTGTCGTCTCCATAGTAATCGGTCGGGTAGGATTCGTAACCCATCCTCCGGTATTCCCGGTCCTCCATTTCATAACGACGTTCGCGCTCTTCGAGTCTTCTTTCCCTTTCTTCCAGCTCGTTTTCGCGTTCTTCCATTTCCTTCATCTTCTCATGCATACCGTAATGGTCGTAAATACCACCACCGTACCCCATGTACGTCCCATCAGAACGCCGGCTTCTGCCTCTGCCTCCACCTCGTCTGTCTTCTATCTCGTCATATCCAGGATATTCTCTGTGTCCTGAATTTAAATCATATACTATCATATTATACTTATTTCAAACGTTCTACAATTAACTTCTTTAAATCTTCGAATGAATCAGTAAGGTCATTCACCTTATTTTCTATACCAGCTATTTTACGATCCTGCTCTCTCGTTTGTTTGAATGCCGGATTGATGTCTTCTAATATAGATTCACAAGCCTCTATCTTGGCACGATGGGCATCTACGCTGTTTATTATGTCTTGACTGGTGTTTTTTATAGCATTCAGTTCGTTCATAATCGGATCTATGCTGGTAGATAATGTTATGCCCATAGCCTTAGCCACATTCTGGGATTCCGGGACCGTATAGGTCTTGGTTTCGCCAGTGAGCTCTACCGTCAGATCCACCACGCGGGTCTGCATCGCCTGATACTGACCTGGCTGAGGAGGAAGATACCTGGGTTCGGATACGGCTACTACCTTTCCCAATTCGTATTTAGGTACTGTATTAGTATCAAGGGTATGTACCTGAAACCCTTTCTTCAAATCTGAAAACATGATCAAAATATTAGTTAGGTGAAAATAGGGTGATGATCTCCATCACCCTACTGAAATCATTTACCTGCTTTAACTTCAGACGCCTGGGCTGTTGTTGTCGGAACACAACAATCCATTAATCTTAACACGCCACGAACTTTATTGAAGTACAGAAGGCGTTCTGTGCCATTTACCATAGCAGCACCCGTGACAGCTACGTTAATAGGGTTCACGACATTCACTCCCGTAACCGGGCAACAGGTGTCGGCTCCTACTGTTGAAACTGTGCTGTTTGCCGGGACCGCAATCTGTACCGGTAGAGCACTTCCGGCTGTGGGGACTACTTGCCTTATCTTAAGAAGGATAAGACCCTCACACGGAAGGGCGATCCAAGCCCGTGGGTTAATACCGAAGACTGTATTTGTCGTACTGACAATAACATTCTTCGTAACCATCTCATACAACGATCCTATTTTAGAAACACAAGCCATATTAGCCTCCTTTCTTAATAAAATCAGACAGCAGCGTTGTTATTGCAACATCCGTTGTTACATCCACATCCGTTATTGCAGCAACCTCCTCCGAATACCTGTCCCCAAGTATAAGCCTGGTAAGGAGAACAAGAGGGGTAGGCCGGGACGGCCGTCGGACGTAATTGACCAACGATATTCTGGGTTTGTTGCTGAGATAATGCCGAAGCTGTCAAAGCCGCTTTTTCTTCACGAAGTTGAGCAATAGTGTTCTGCATTTCCCTCATTTCCAACTGACAGAATTTGTCGTTGATCATGACGTTTTGAGCATCAAGTTTAGCAGACAAGATATTGAATTGGCTTGTAGCTTGCTCACGATTGTTATTCAGACCTTGGTTGAGACCGTTCTGCAAGATATTGGTTTGTTCCAACGTGCGAAGTTGGTTATCAAAACCTTGCTGAGTAATCATTCCCTGAGTCTGGCAAGTGCTTTGATTGATCAACGAACTCAGATTGCAGCAGCAAGAGCTGATTTGATTTCCTATTTCACAACCTTGTTGTTGAACTGCGTTGATAACAGCCTGAGAAGTCATACCTACCTGACCGGCTACTTTATCAATAGCACCCTGTACGTTGCAGATAGCACTCTGAAGTTGAGTAGTAGAACAGTTCAAAGCAGAAGCGATCTGATCTATGGCGCTACGATTACCTTGAATTGCTTGCATCAAAAGTTCACGACCGTAATCGTTATTCAACTGAGCCGGCAAACCATTGGCGCAACAATCACCGCCATTTCCAAAACCGTTACCGAAGCCGCGTCCACCCCACAGCCAGAACAAAACAATTATCCAGAGCCACCAACCGTTAGCCCCACCGAAACCGTCCTGGTTGTTACGACCGTTCATCAAAGCCGCCACCAGATTCGGATCCATTTTATTACCACCTATCAAATTAGCAAACATGCCGGGAATCATTGAAAGAAGACCGTTAGTGGCTGCACCACCACCGTTAGCCCCGGCTCCATCTAAAAGGACGATTTTATCACCACCCATAATTTTATAGTATTTAATTGTTAAACATACGTGCATGAAGCACGTAACAAAGATCATGATTGCAGGGTGGAACAAGGCTGAGTTTGTTTCCGATAAAATGGAAGGATTTTCAGTAAAAACGGAAATATAATATACAACAAGTAGTTTTCCCCATTTATGGGGAAAAATTGATAATCAGCAACTTTCGCTTTTCCTTTTTTGGGTAAAGCGCTGTAAATCAAAACAGGATCCGCATCACTGCGAATCCTGCCTCAACTAATCTAAACTAAAATACCATGAAAAACTTTTCCCTACTAAAACTAAAGAACGAACAAATGTATGAAAATACATGCTTTTCACAAAGAATCCGTATCCTGTTCTTTGGTATGGTTAAGTACATGGGATATAGTTCTGATACTTAATCCGGTTTGATTTTGTATCAGATTATAAATATAGGATTTTGAAACTACAGTTCTTAATTGACCTAAATCATTCATAATGTTTTTATACATAAGATGAATGCTGTTGTTACGTTTGATGGTACTGATTCTCATTTCCTACTGTTATTAGTTACGTTCGGTTCTTACTTTTTCCTTATTTCCATAATCCCTTCCTGAAACTAATATTGCAAACTTAATAAAAATAATTCATAAACAATGAAAATCTAACTTTTCTTGTATGTTATTGATATACGTACATATATAAGAAAAGTGAGACTTTCACAAGCCTCACTTCCCAAATTATAACTATGAAAAAACTATATATATGTACAAAAATTACCTGCATTCTAATTTGTTAAGGTCATCCAATTCAGACTTGCTTACGGTCATGTCTTGCGTCAAGCCAGATCTGTTTTGGTATGGAGCGTAATCGGTTTCTACCACCTTAGCCTTCTGAGTAGAATCGTATTTCACCTCCGATTCGGTTCCTGTCAGATTTTGGTAGATAGATCCGGAACTACTTTCGCTTACTTTAGACCATATCTTATTACCTACTCTTATAAAATTATCATAAATACCTTCGGCTGTTATAACACCATCTTGCTCTACGATATTAGGGCCCGATTTTTCTTTTAACAGATACGGGTGCCTGGTGTAAAAATAGTGTTCAAAATCATTCCCGGCATACGAAGAGTCATACTTCTCCAAATAAAACAATTCTGATAAAGAAGGGTCGGTACTGGTCATGCTATAATCAAACAACATCAACCTGTCTTTTCCAGATAAAGATAATTCTATTGATTTCAAAATATCAGGATCATCAGAAATAAGGCCCAAAGATGGACCAGGTTTGAAGTCAAGATACTTATAGGCATTATCATATAATTTTGTTTTATGGAGTTTGTTGTCAAGGTAAGATTGGTATAAATCGAATAAGGATAATGGGTTTTCGCTATCTTGTTTTTTGTTCATGTATCGACTATACTCCCGATCCACATCCACGTAAGGAACGTCAAGTACCGCCGGGTGCCCAAACGCCATCCTGGTCATTATCATGTCCTCTGTGTTTTGAGAATCCATGAACGATCTGACGTATTTTTTAATGGAATCCATGAGCGTATTATTATCTACGTTCCGTACTTTCTCTTTATCCAAAACGCCGTTCTTAAAACAAGATTCAGGATATATTTTAGTAGAAAAATGAGTTAGGTTGTGCTTGGCTAACACTGTTGATATTTGATACATCTCGTTAAGATCATCTTTGCTGATCCTTTGATATAGATTATCTCCTACCTTAAGCAATGAATGTTTCTCAAATGCTTCTACTGGGTCTATATCAGATTCAGAATAAACGATATTCAAATTATCCATATATTCCGGCAATAATTCAAAATAATAGTCTGTACTATCACCAAGAACATCATCTATAGAAGATGCCAGTGTTGGAGCATAATTTGCATCATTATGCCTAGCCACATAAATATCAAGATCCAGCATCAAATTATCTATCTTATTCAAAGATTCTTCTGTGCCATCATAAGTTTCCGATGTCCCTATTATATCTATGCCAAACCACGTACAAGCCTCTTCTATATCCCATATCATGCTTCTTAAATCGGATTCGGTGTCGGCATTAGCCCTATGTAAATAAGCTGATATACGAGCTCTTAGGAACTCTATTTTGCCAGGATTGTAATAAGACATATCTTGTAGCTTAGACAAGGATCTTCTCTTGCCTTCTACCACATCATCCCCTTCTATGTTTATTACCGGAATCTTATTCGTAGATAAAAACTCATCAAACATAGATTCGGCAAATTCTTTATCAGAAACGAATTTCTCAACCAGTTCAGGATATGAGTTTCTCAACGATTCAAAAGCAGATGAAAATTCAGAAAAGTTTTTTATGCCGGCTACTGTTTTACGTATAGCATAATAAAGCTCAGAAGGATTATATGGCACTTTTTTACCAAATTGGTTAAACACTCCCTCCTTGTAAACAATAGGACCATACTGATAGTCAACAGACATAAAATAATTATCCTTTTCCCTATCATGTTCGTTAATAGAATAATCTATTAACTTTCTCATGGAAGTCGAAACCTCATTTAAAACAGAAGGATCGGATAAAATACGACTTATCTCTGTTTCATCATACAAACCGGATCTCCTTAATTTCTGCTCATTCAGTATCAAACTGCCATCTACATAAAAATCGAAGAGAATAGCATTAGACAATGAAGACGCATTGAAAAAATAATGAGTAGACAAAAGGAAATCCCTTACATCCTTAATATCCTGAGCCGTTAAAGGATCAGCAAAATAAGTCTGACGCTTCATATACGACAGCACGTCTTCTAAAAGAGGTTCGCCATTGGGATCGGTATTAAACATCTCCCCTGGAGCCGGGTTATTCCAATGACCGTAATACGACAAAAAACCAGGAGTGTAAGCCTTAGCCCATACCTGAAGAGCTCGTTCGCTATTTCCTAATAATTTTAAGGCACTTTCGTAAAGAACGGAAGGCTCCCCGTTAGGAGCCTTAACCCGTTTTATTTCATTTTCCTTTTTTTCTATCTGACATTTGACACCCATAGTGATAAATATTTTGGACAAAGGTATTATAAAAAATAGAAATTATGAAACTTCTATTTCATAATGCGAAGCCTTTGTTTCAACTATTAATCTTCCCTCTCCTTCGAACTCAACACTATTATCTCCTGGACCAGTAACAAAATGGAAATCAGATACGGATGTTACATAATCTTTATCACCACCAGAAAAAGACTGACTTTTACTTTGTTTGTAATTGATAGTCAATTGTGTTTTACCTATCTGAAGAGTTCCAGATAAATTTTTAGTATAAGTAGTGGTAGTTGTAATATCCCCATTTTTATAACAATACATTATAAAGGTGGTAACCGGACTCTTTTTTATATTACTATCCGGACCTGCATGATAAGATTCATTTCCTCCAAATATGCTATAAATGTGACAATAAGGACCGACTCTTTTACTTGAAGTTTTAGCCTTATCCTCGACTCCTTTCAAAGATATAGTAACCTTACTCTTGTATTCAATATCCTTCCAATTACAGACTCCTTCACTTACGTTTCCAACAAACCTGTCATCAACATAAACCTCTATATCCCCCTGCTGATTGGTCTTCAACTGATACTGAACAAGATTTGAAACATCTTCGTATCTCCTTCTCATACTCAACACTCCTTATTTAACTCATTTATCGAATTTTTCTATCTGACATTTGACACCCATAATAATTAACTTTTTTTCAAAATTAACTATAAAATCGACTTATACAATGACGGATCCCAAACTCCTTCTATATAAATCTCTGGGAAACTCAAACTGCCATCACGAAGAGTGGTAACTTTCAAACTGGGAATGTTAAAAACAGTGCTAACATCACTAAACTCACCATTCAACTTAATAGCATTTCCACTATTATCAGCTTCATAATAATAATAACAATAATTTTCATTAAGACTCGGATCATATTCGTACCAATATGTTAGATCTTGCATATGGTCTTCTATATTACCAATTTTATTTCCACCTAATATAAAAATACCATTATTGCTATGATGATAAACCGTAGATTCATAATTACCATAATTCCAGTCACTATTAAACACTATATCACTGACATCGGAATCATGATCTTTTAATACAGGTCCTATATGTATATGAATTTTATTAAACTGACATACATAAGGTCTTTTTCCTCCAAGCCTTTTTATCTCTTCATTAGATAACTTATTATAACATCCTCCCACAAAATTATCCGCAGCATTAAAAAATCTCCTTCTCATACTCAACACTCTTTATTTAACTCATTTATCGAATCCGAATTATCAGAACCTTCTACGAGATTCTTATTCCTATCTATCTCTTCCTGACTCATGTTACTCATCATATTTTGTATTTTTCTACCAGATTGAGATAAAGAGCGGATGAATGCACTGGAACTTATCTTAACTCCAAGATCCGGTTTTGCCCTAAACGCTTCACCGGTACTGATATTATACAAATCATACACACCTGAGTTCATATAGAATTTATATATCCAGTTTCCACCAGCTTTTTTGTACCCTAATTTGGTTAACTCGACTACACTCATACCAAATTTAATGCCATTACGACCCATTATCTTCTCCGGTATAGGTTCTACCTTAGCCGGAACAGATGTATATGCTTCATCGCCGCCGTACAGGAAATAAGGGGTTGTCACCCTTGATATGTGAGTAAGCGACTCTTCGGATATACGAGGTTCGTCTTTCGCAGCCTTAGATCCTTTCCTTAGATTGGATATTCTAATAAAAGGATCGTATGTCAAAAAGGTTAAGCCGTATTCTACTTTATAACCTGATACGCCGTTAAGATCCCTTATAGCCTTAGTCGTATGCGAGTGATTGATGGTGTCTATACCATACCTTGATTCCATATCGGTCATAATACTATTAACCTCATCTCCCTCTACATAAACCTCTTCTCCTTCCGGGATAGAGGTTATGCCGGCAGCCCTTCTAAGTAGCCATAAAGTAACTTCAGCAATGTCAGAGAACTTATCTCCGTTCTTCCTATAGTTATCTACTCTTCCTTCTTCAGATCCAGGTAATTCGACATTTCTTTCAACTTCGACATTTGTTCTGGATTGTCCTTTGCCTTCTCCATCTCCCTTTTTATCGCCATCTTCCTCAGTGCGTACTGCACCGCCTTCTGCACTTCCTTCTTTTCCATCATTTAAAATATTATCTGATTCTGACTCTATAGACTCCACGACAGCATCATACTCTGGTATGCCGCTAAGGAAATCTGCTACGTTATTCAAAAACTCTATTTTTTCCTCGTTTGTCATATCAAGGCTTTCCACGGGCCCCCATATGGCGGGCAAGTTGTTTGATTTTATTACAGTAGAAACATCTTCTATAGTTTGGTTGTCCACCGTAGGCAAAACTTTAGAAACCAAACTATTGATATCAGATTCCATTTTTTCTACTTCCTCTTTTGTGCCATATTCTTTTAGGGTATCCATGCCATTGACTCTAAGAGAATAATTCAAAGCCTTGCTTGGAACAAAATTAATATATTTCAAAAAGTTTTTCAACTCTGATATAATTTGTTCGTCAGATCTTGGCCCAACATAATCCTCGACTACCTGATCTGTTTGAGAACGAAGCCAAGAAACGTATTCTTCTAAAGTCTTACCACCTTTACCGGAAGGAGTGGATATTTTATCACCTACTGTTCCTTTAGGTTCTAATCCCATTTCCTCCTTAAGGCTTTTAGGATTACCTCTCTCACGAAGAAACCTCAAATCACCTCCTACAATCTTCCTTGCTATAAAATCAAAAATATTAGCATAAGGCGGCAATCCCTCTTTTTCTATATGAGATTCTATTTCGTTTAACATAAGAGAGAAGTTTTTCCTGGAGGTACGCTTCTTGCCAGGTAAAGACTGCGCATCTTGTGCCGCAGGAGCCGGCTGAGCTAATGGCGCCGGCTGAGTCTCCCGGGCAGCCCCTTCCTCTGGCATTTCCTCTTCATAAACTTCCACATCTTCTACCTTAGAAGTAACGGTCTTACCCTCATCAGAGAAAGGAAGATCATCCTCTATAAGCGATTTAGGTCTGGAAGATGATTTGCCAAACTGAATCCTGATCTTAGGAGCGACAAACATCTCACCTTCGAAATCTATTCCAGATTCTACTTCAGACGTCACAATGTCTTTCACATTCCTGCTTTCATCTTCTACCCACTTAACAACATCAGGAACCGTAGATAATTTTTCTATAGCCTCACGAGCTTTTCTAAGCCCTGAAATAGGATTCAAATACGATACTTGATACGAAGCCGGATCAAGACCTAACTTGGTTAGATACGCATTAAGATCTTGTATGTCATCTTGACCCATCTGTAGCAATTCAGAATCACCAGATTCAAGCAGCATATCTATAAAAGACATCCATTTCTGCCCTTCCTCTGATTCTACAGAACGTAGGCTAACTGGGAAAAGATAATTAAGACCGTTTTTACCTTTGATGACGACTACCGGAACTCTTACATTTTTGTAATTATTCCCCTTGTCATTTAATATAGAATAAGCAAATGGGAAGCCTGTGTATTTAGATCCGTTCTTAAGCACGACTTTGCCATTTAATACATATCCAACATCAGATACTTTTTCAGCACCTTTTTCGGTAATAGGGAGATTTTCTATCTGGCCATATCCTTGACCGTTCACCTTCATGTTAAACACCGGTCTTCCGGGAAGGGTCTGGGCAACAACATGCGTGCCGACGCCGATGGTAGCCGACCGGCCGGCGTCCTTCTTCCACTTGTTAAAAGCCGTTCTTCTTATTTTACTTATACCATCTATGCCTCCTGTATCAGCTTTTACAACAGAAACGAATCTGTTTCCACTCATGACCTTGATAACCATATTGGATACCAGTTTATTTTCAGCAGATTCTATTCTTTTTTTATCTCCGGACTGAACAGCATCATTGTATTCGGCAAAAAGAGACTGATTATAGGTATCATTTACATCTATTTCGAGATTAACCTTATCTCCTTTTTTCAAAGAAGATAATGCTTCCTGATCTATTTTATCTACTTCATTCTCTCCGAATCCGACACCCGTTCTGTACGGAACCAACTCATCTGAATCAAGACGCTTATAAACCAAAGAATATGAATTACCCACGTCCTGAATAGACACATCTGTGTAACGGTTAAGAACACGAGCCGATTCTTTGTCTATAGACCATCTCGCATGATAAGGCAGTTCAATTATAGTAGCCGTTTCTCCACCTATGTTAAGAGAATACCTTTTAGTACCATTAGCGTTCGTTTCAGAGCTTATTTGAATAGGAACCAATGATTTTATAGAAGATATAAATTTATCGGCTCTAAGACCTGCAATTTCATACCTTTCATTGCCGTCATTGGAGATTCTTCTTACCATCAACGTCTCTGGATTCTGGGCGCTATCTATATTGGCTCCCGGCGTATTATCAGATTCGTCTAATTCATTTACAAGAGAATCTATATTAGCATCATCCTCCCCAAAATTACTTAACGTAGATTCGGAAATACGACCTTTATCAATAATCCTGTTTTGTTCGATATAAGGAAGGAGATCCGTGATGTTTCCAACCTGGCCAAGATCTTCTATGGTAAATACCGAATCGGCAAGCTTATCTTCGTCAACTTTCTCCCCTTTGTCCCGTCTGTTCATTATATCAACATACGAAGAAATAGCATCATCAAGTTCCTTCCTTTGATCTGGTTCCAAATTGGATTTAGCCATATCAATAATAGCTTTATTATCCTCATACACAGATCTCGGACTTGTAAGCCTATCAGCCTTTTCAGATAATGATTTTATGAGATTAACGGGACTGTCACCCAAAGACGATACATAATCATCAAAATCTTGTTTGTATTTATCATACACATCTTTTTCTCTCTCAGTAAGAAGATCGGCATTACCTGTATATAGTTTATCAATTATAGACTGCCTTACGGCCGGAACCATAATAGGATTATCCATAGCAGCCTCATAATCTTCATCCGATACAGACTCCGTAAGCGGTGACTCTTTTATATCATCTTCTGCTTCCTTCATCCTATCTTCCCTTACTTTATCAAGAGCATGCATAAAAGCCTTGATAGTCCAAGCTTCGTCTTCCGAAATCTTACCTTCTGACACAGCTTGATCTACTACCTCATCAGTGTCATATTCACCAACTTTATTAGACTCTGCAAAATCAGGAACCTTGTCATCCCCTTTATAAGGAGTAGACCATAGAGAAGACAGCGCTTTTGAAAACCCCCTGTTTTCCTCAGCTAAGAATCTTTTATCAAGCATCTTAGACAAGAAGTTATTCATATTCCTATAGTCCATCAAACTTCTTCGGTATTCATTTACCAAGGATCTCATGGCTTTGTCTTTGGCTGTAAACTTCTTTTCCTGTCTTGATTTTACATTAAAATAATCATCAAAAGCCACAAGCGTATCATAGGCTTCTATCACATCTTGTGAACTTATGGGAGAAAGAGGAGATGATAAAACAGATTCGGTTTTACTTACCAGCTCTTCTATCGAAAACTCTTTTCCTATTAACGTTGATAACTCAGACAACGAATTGTTGTAATTGGTTCTAAGGCTTTCCAATTCTTTGGTTTTTCGTTGTATGGATTCAGCTTGTGGATCTTTCCCTTCTACGTTGCGAGGGCGGGTAGCAAGATCTTCTATTTCGGATTCAAGTTCTTCTATTCTTGACCGTATGCCACGGATAGCCATCGCCCGCTCCCTTGCCCTGTCCGACAGCCGGGAGAACGTACTTAGAGCATCCGCCACGCGAGGCTGCCCCGAAAGCGTTTCTATGACAGAAGCTATGTCTTTCATTCTTGATTCCGATTGAAGACCAAGAAAAGCATTACGAGCCACGTATTTCCTAAACTCAATCTTAGAATCATCACCTATAAGATCTTCGGCAAAACTCTGGGCAGATCTGAAATCCGAAAGACGATTATTATAATTATCAATAATAGAGTCCTTGTATTTCTTTGCCTCTTCCAAAGACATTCCATTAGCTTCGGCTATTTCCGAAATAGGCATCATATCAATCATCTGCCGGAAATTTTCAGCCGAATCCTCTAAGGTTCCCATTTGGTTGTCAATAGACATCTTTTCAAACATAGCATCATCAAGCTCCTTACCAGTCATAGACTGGGCATCGGAACGAACTTGAGGCCCTAAACTCATTGATTTTTTCAACGTATTCAAAGCCGCCGTGTTAAGATTAGAAGATGCTTTGTTATATTCATTCACTTGCCTTTCCAGCAAGATCTGACTATTACTATACTCTTTCACCCCAAAGAAGCCTTCTCTCATACCAAACAAAGAACCGATAATAGCACCGATTCCTATTTCAGTCCATCCTTCTTTAGACGTATATTGCTTTTTAAATCCTTCAGAAATAGCATCAAGAACATCAACGGCTCCGTTCATGGCGACATTATCATATCTTGACTTAACATATTCCTCAGCCGTATTCTGAACAGCACCTTGAGATCCTTCTTCCCATAAGCCTTCAGATACCGGTCTTTTCATGATATTGAAAACATTGCCTGCTATCTTCTGTCCTATATTGGGATTGGTTATTTTAATAGCCATCTCTCCCGGCTTCGCAACTTCCGTCCCTAATCCAAATAAATGCTTGTTGAGCCTCTTTTCCAACCCTGGTATAGCCTTGCCTCCTAACCCTATATACTTACCAAAAAGAAGCCAGTTAGATAATCCTACGATACCCATATTGGCGGCAAATATAGCACTACCTACATCAGCATTAGAATTACGAAAAACAGCCATTTCCTCTGCATTGGGATCACGACCATAAATCTTACGATAATAATCCTTGAAATCAGACTCAGATTGCTTCATAAAAGAATTTGCTTCAACCGATGACTCGAATCCGGCACTGGTAGCCAACAACGTCATGGTCTTAGCCGCCTCCCCTACATTTCTTCCGGTAGCAACTCCTTTTCTTACATAGTCGTTAAACACGCTTTTAAGGCTTCCTATGCCCCTATTGGCAGCTTGCCTTGCTGCTAACTTAGCTCCGATTCTTCCACCTAATTTAGCGCCTATATTACCCAATGATCCAACTCCAAGTCCTCCGGTCATGTACGCTGATATCATGGCTCCTACGGTAAAAGACATACCATTACCAAGGACGTCATTCCACAAGAAATTACCGGTATCCTTAAAAAGCTTCTGACCAAAATTATAATCTTCTACCTCTTTCTTGTAATAATGGGGAAGAAGCATGTCTATTTGCTGGTCAAGATCACCTACAAACTTATCCATGTTAGTGTTTAACGCAGCTTTGTAACTTCCCTCAGATGCCATATTGATAAGTTTGTCAGGCAATGACACAACTCCTTGTGCACCGTACAATGCGGATTTTAAAGCGAATTTGCCTACACCATTCCAAAACTTACTCCACCCGCTCTGTCTCCTGGCATAATAATCCTCATTATTTATACCCGGAATATAGTTGGGATATTTTGTACGCCATACCCCATCATTACCCATCTGATGACTTTCACGGATACTTACCTTCGGTCCATAGGGATTAAGAGGCGGCGGGGCAGGTGTAGCCCCCCTGTAGCTGTTACGAGCCAGTGCCTCTGAGTAGCTGTTGCTTATCTCCTTGGCTATATACGGTTCTTCGTATTCGGCAGCAGCTATCCTTGATGCGTAATCCGGAAATTTAGGTTGGGCATACACACCTTCACCAGGCATATAATTAGGAACCAGAGGCGTTGTCGTCTCTGGTAATGTAGCCGGAGTGTAATTCTCTTCTTCGGCTAATTTCCTTTGCCTTGCCACATCTTCGTAAGTGGTTTTAGCAGCAGGATTATATCTATCTATATTATTGTCAGCCATAAATTTTCTGCAAAAAATCGTTCAACTTACTAAACTTGTCATTCATATTGGGCGTGATATTTATTCCTCTCATATACGGATCCCTCATCTGATCAAGACGTTCTTGAACAGCCTCCTTCACGTATTTTACAAAGAAGTACTGAGGACACTTCTGGTGAATGCTATTCCAGTAATCCGCATACTCATCATTACCTGGATCCAAAGGAACAAAATCCGAGAACAACAATGCAGGATTTTTAGAATTTTTAGTCCTTTTGTCATAGAAATTGACCGCTACCTCTCTCGAACCCCTGTCATCCATTCCTTCCAACTGAACTGATATGTTATCAGACATGTCAATAAAATTATCAACAAGGGTTTTAACAACATTCATTTCTTCTGGCTTAAGGTAAGAACCATGAACCTTTACTATATCATAAAGATCATTCTTGACATCAGCCTTAGAAGCCAAACGGGGAAGACCATTACGTATGAGATACTTATCATAAGAATAGCCTTCCTTCTTTCCGGTATCTACAAAATCACAAGTTCCAAAACTTGATTTGTAACCATCTACTGGATAATTGCGCTCCTCAACCGAAGGATCTATACCTGCCTTAAGAAGCTCATCATTTGTGATCTCTACCCTTTCTGTAACATAAGAGTTTTTACCAGACCCTACTTGAGCAGTCAAGAATCTTCTAACAGTGCCATTATCTATCTCGGCGTCCATATTGATGGTATTAATAGCAGTAGGATCCAGATTATTTACCTTTCCTGCCATGTAACCAGACAATCTTCTAAACTGAGCCTTCTGCAAAGACTTTTCCGGTGAATCGGCATTCCAATTGTATCTTTTGTAAGAATCAAGGTAATGATACTGAGATAACTTATCAGAAATCTGATCAGGAGATACAGACATTTTTATCTCATCCTGCATCTGACCTGCTATCATATCAGACACTCTACTGTTTTTCTCAGCATATCTTAGCTGGGTAATAGTTAATGGTTCACCTTCCTGATAATCTTTTAAATCTATATCACCATCCTTATCTATGGTCATATAATCTGATATATTAAAATCAGGATCGCCGTTGAGTTTCTTCATTCCATTAATAAGAGCCAACGTACCAGTAGAAGAACCATTATTCTCGCTTGTAATAGCATCAGATATGTTTTTCCCCAACTTGCCGGCACTCGCCTTAGCTCCTAATGACGGAGATATAGCACTAAGAATATCTATTCCTCTTGAAGGGTCCATCATGTATTCTCTGAACCCTACGGCATCAGATACACCAGTTGTTATGGCTGTGGCGAGCAGGAAGGCTCCAGCCTTATCATCTGTATCGGTAAGATTTATAAAAGAATTTCCTTTCATAAACTTAGCATTACGAACTTTACTGATAATATCCTTATTTTTTTTAGTAACTATATTATCTATTTGATAATCAGTTATGTTATTTATAGCCTTTGTAGCTCCATTTGCCTTAGAATCAGAAAGAAGTAAAGCATCATAAGCTTCAGACAATCTGTTATTTCCTTGTCCAAAATATCCGTTTTTCTGACCTCCATTATTTTTTAAATAAGAATATATCCGTTCTTCAGGAGTCATATTAGCATACAATCCTGGGTCAGTTTTTTCTTCTTCGTATGATGCTGCAACGATATTACTTCTGTCTGTAGGAGATAATGAATTATATAATTTCAATAAATTTGCTTTACGATCTGTAGAATGAGATTTAAGTAACTCGTAAGGAATATTGGCCAAATTAACAGATCCCGTCTTACCTGTTCCAGAGTTAATAGCCGTAGGCCCGTCCATAGGAGCCATCGGTACTCTCATGCCGCCTGCGCCTGTTGTGCCTGCGGATGAGCTTTCAGTTCCCATCTTGGAGCCGTAAGTGCGCATGTACTCGGTTTCAATCTTAGCCTGTGCAAGTTGCTCTTTTGCCAACGATATTTCAACCATAGACTTAGCATTATCAGTCAAAAACTTTTGCTGAGCCCTATCCTCTGCCAACCTTGCAAAATAAAGATCATCTTTCTTCCTTTCAAAACTTGTATTGTCGTATCTCCATGCATCAGTCATCTTATCGAAAAGATTATTGGTAACAACAAAATTAGCAGCCGCTACCGGATCTGATGAAGCTATTATCATATCTGCCTCCCTCTTGGCTTCTGCTTTCTGATTTTTAGCTTCCTGTATCTGACTGTCAATACGATCAATAATATCCTTATTATCCCCTACTGATTTCTTTTTTGCTTCCAATGCTCCTATGTGCCTATCGTATCTTTCGACATAAGACCCAATGTATTGACTAACCAAATCCGGATTACTGAACACCGGATTGGTAGCTGCCATGTATGATGCTTCTATTCTCATCTGATTCCTCATGTTTTCAGATAAGTTAGCAGACACAAAATTCCTTATCTGGGAATCAGTAAGCTCATCTACGTTGACTTCTATGATTCCACCAGTAGGATTACCTTTAACATCATATTCTGTTGTCTGAATCTTCTTGCCTTCGTTGTTTTTCCTAAAATCACTGACCAGCTTATTTATCTCCTTAGTATAATCGACATAAGGAGAATAATGAAGACCTCCCAACCTTGATCCTGCTTTACCATCTGACCTCCATTTGTAATAAGGGTCCAAAGCATGCCATTCATTAATAGGAGAATAAAGTTCAGGATGATTCTGTTTTATAGATTCTATTTCCTTCATAACCCTCTTGCCTTCTTTTGTGCCGGCAATCGCGTTAATGACCGTATCATCTAACACCGAACTTATCTCTCCTTGTATGGCTCTCGTAACACCATCAGAAGAAAGATCCACGCCTTTGAATTTTTGATTGATGTTAGCAATCACACCTGACATCTTATCTTCCATATAAGCGCGGGCTTCAGGCTTATCTATCTCTTGACCCATAAGATAATCTACCTGGGTATAGATCTTTTCACGAGCAGCATCAACCTTCTGCTGTTTGTACATCATGACGTCCTTAACAAGATCTATGTTGTAAGGACTAACATACGGGGCATATTGCCTTAAAATACTATACTGTGAAGCCACTATTTGGTCCTCCTTCTTCTTTTAATTTCATCATCTTCTTCATTTAAACTTCTCAAGTAAGGTGTGGAATAATCACCCATATTCATCACATCCTGATTACCTTGAACGTAAATAATTTGACCACTTGGAAGCATTCTCATATTTGGAGCTATGGAAGCTATGGTATTCAACGATGTACGAACATTGAACTTATTCTGTATCTCGCTGTTTATACTATCATAATAACGAGCAAGATTTTCATCCCTTATAGCCATAGCCTTCAATAATCCAGATTCATAACGTTGCCTTTCCGCTATGTTCTTATCGTCTGTCTGAACATAAGCCATTTCATTGAATCTATCAGCTTCGTTTATTTGCCTTGCGTTATTGAAATTTACTTCGTTAATGTACTTGGCTATATTGCTTCCGGCTATGGCGTTCATATTAGCCAGAATAGCGGAGCGCTGGGAGTCGGGCACGTCACCTACTGCGTCCAACTGAGCCGATGTCGCGCGGTTGAGCTCGTTGATATACTGATCAGCAGATTGCAGAACAGGATCTATTCTCGGAGCCTGATGCCTTTCCAATCCCTCTATCTCTAATCCGGTATCAAGCATCCTCAACATCTCAGGGAATATAGGACCTGATAAAGCAGGATTGACACCTTTTCTTCCTTTTGTATCATCTTCTTCCTCAGCTTCCGTTTCTACAGTAGTATTAATAACAGGATTTTCTTTCTTCACTTCTATCCTGCCTGGAGAACCTGGGTTGGGAGATTTAGCGCCGGTTCCTACAGGTTTAGCTTCTATAGGTTTTGATGCCGGATTTACGGCTTCTAAAACAAAGTCTGTTTCTAACATCAAACCGCTATCTTTTAAAGCAGCAAACTTATTATAATCGGCACCCAGAATCTTCTTAGCTGCATCAGATTTATCACCAAATAAGTCAACATAATTCTTTATCCCTTTTTCGTTCAACAATCTCTTTTGTTCAGGAGTAACTACATCCAATCCATAAAATGATCTGGTTGCCGTAGTTTGCCCAAATTTGTCATCTACGGCAAATGAGTTATATGCCGATTTACTTCCTTGGTCGTACTTACCAGCATCTTCTCCCCAAAATCCGTATTCGTCTCTAAATTTCTTGGCTTTTTCGGCATTGGCTATAGCACCTGATTCTGCCAAAGCCCATAGGTTGTTTAGTTGGCTATTGTATCCAGTCTGGAATCCTTCTGTATTAAAATCTCCATCCGTATTGTATTTATTAGCCCAACGGTTAATATCAAGCAAATTAGAAATAGCTTTGTTGTTTACCCTACCATAACCGGAACTGCTTCTGTGTTGCAGATTTTGATTAGAATTTACACCAGAATCAGGATTAAGGATCTGCTCTCTGTCTGCAACATCTACTATAGACATATTAAGAGCACGTCCAAACTGCTTCATTAAAAGCTGCTGTACTTTCTTACCCCACTCTATTTGCTCTTTGGTAGGGCCGCCTTCAGCCATTTTCCTAACTCTCTTTACATACTCATCGTATATCCAATTTTTAGCATCAGATTCAGATACGTTAAGAGCCTTAGCCTGCTTTCTTACGGCATTTAAATCAACCTTTCCGCCATCTCTAAAGAAAGCATCTATCTTTTCTTGGCGCTTGGATTCCTCTTGTTTGTTATAGACAATATCAGCAAAAGACCTGAATTGCACCTCAAGTTCGTCTATTTCCTTTTGATTATCATTTACGTACTTGGAAAGAATAGACTTATTCAACTCAGAAGTATTTTTATCCTTAACATCCTTATTCTTTTCCAGCCTCTTGAAAACACGTTCCTGATCATCATACTTTTCGGACAATCCTATTTTTTTCTTGTACCTATCAAGAAGCGTAGCATATGTATCTTTTTCCGTAGCTCTAATGCCATAATTTTCCCTTACGTAAGAAGCAAAATCATCATCAATAGTACGGTAATCTGAAATAATATGAGCTTCTGGCAAATCAACGGGAGTGCCGCCGTCTTCATGCCTGTTACCTTTTGCCTCCATAGGACCAACATCATCCGGAGTCGAAACATATTCTCCTTTTTCTATCTCAACATTAGCATTATCCTCCATAGATTTAGGAAGAGGGTAAATGTATTCTCCTGTCAAATCGGAAGAATCTATTCTCTGTCCATTTCCGAGGTTAACACCACCGCCTTCACGTTCCCATCGGATAAACTGCTGCCGGCGCTCTTTTTCGAGCTTTTCCCTCGCCGCCTGCTCGTCTCTGCTGGCTGCATACGCAGCAGATGAAGCTCCCATGATATTACGAGTAAGACCTAATCCTAAACTAACACCGGACAAGGCAGCTTGAGCCACATTAGCACCGACCTTATTACCGGCTCTTATCCGACCAAGACTTGTACCGAACATTTGAGCTCTGCCGGTTAGATCAGGTGAATAATATGGGGTAGTCATAGGATCAAGAGGATTACCATCTTGGGAACGTTTTTCTTTAGAGGAATCAGCATCAACACCACCTAAATTCATTGCATTATCAACGACTGATTTCTCTACGTTTTTAACCATGCCCCTATTATCAGCGAGATATCCTGCATATCCTGCATCATGATTTTCAAAAAACGGATCGGATGTAGGCATACTACTAAATGGATTTATCTCCCCCTCCTCTGTTTCTAAAGTCACATCAGAAGGCATATATATATTCTGAATATCAGATTCACCCCATTTATTAACAGGCGTTCCATAATCAAGAATAGGCTGAGTAGAGGATACATTAATATCCTGTCTCTTATCCTGAACACTACCGCCAGGAGCGAATATCGGACGATTTTTTATGATTCGTAATCTCATACTATCTTTTTTCACAAAGATAAGAGAAACGAACGAGAAAATCCAACGTTATGGGATACGTTTAAAAATCAATCATGTACGGCAGACAAACCGCCCGAATCAGGGTCGTACTTAAGACCGCATGCCCGGCGATAGTTCTTAAGCGCTCTCTTGTACAAAAACAGCACTGTCTTGGAAACTATTTTCTTCATAGATTTGGTTAAAACCTCTTCTGTTGAAACAGACATCAGACAGCTATTCAAAAACGACCTGACATTGGAACCGAACAAGATCTTCACCATTTTTCTAAACGTTCTAAAAAGATATGATGCAGAAAGAGACTTTAACCCATTGCGAACCAGTCTCTTATTCAAATACGAAACAGCCTTTTCAGATAGACAGAGCCTATTCTTTCCTTCGCTATCTACCTCTGATGAAAACCACGAATATAAAGTGGTAGGATGTTTCTTAAGGTGATTGATGAAGGAAGTCATTATCCCTTCTTTTAAGGCCCTTTTGTGGGCTACGCATGCAGCAATCTTCTCTTCTCTTTTTAAAGAGCTGTCAAGGCATCTAAACACCGTCCTATCGTCTCCGATGAAATACTGAGGACGTTCTTCCTTGAACTTAGCCCGATAAGCGGCATATCCTTCCTTACGAAGCATATCTATCTGAGACCGGATATAGAACCTTACACACTTTTCTTCAGCTTCTTGCACGCTTTTAAGATAAGGAACTGACTTTCTCCCATATCGAAGATAATCATAAACCATAGCCTCAATAAAGTCATTGTACGGAAAGAATCTTCCAAATCCAAAGTTCCAAACTATGAAACATCGCACTCTATCTTTCCAGTAATCAGATATGAGAAAATTACTACAATATCTCAACTTCCTGTTTTTCTGATAGAAATGATGAGTATGTTTGTCATAAAATAGATTAAAATATCTCAAATTGCCTAAACACTGACCGGCTGGACGGCGTACTACATTGTACCCTAAGTTGCTGAAGCTATTGTATATAACTTCTATCGGAGAGACCTGCTCTTTCTTGAAGAGCTTGTCGTGTAACTTGTGAGGATTCATTATTTCAGTTATTTTTGTCTCCATATTGTTTTTGTTGTTTAGTGCAAATATATGATTTTATATAAAAAGAAGAAAATGCACTGCCTTGTATCCGGTTTGAGAGAAATAGGATACAAGGTTTTTTGTTTTATGACGGTTTGGATAAGAGACGGGAAAACGACTCTGAACGTAACCGTCTGACCGTCAGGAGTGGGACAACAAATCTTGAATTAAAACTACGCCTATAAATAGTCTCCGTTTTCCTTAATATTAAGACCATTTTTAATGATCTTACTCATTATATTATTTATATTATTTTATATACTTTACCATTTATTCATATAATTGTTTGCAGTGAATGAACTTAACGACCGAAGGGAGTTAAGTGAGTGAACGGATTGACAAATTACTTTTTTCGTCTATTGTATTGTTTGCCTAATTGTGTTAAAAGATTGAGTATCGTGACCGAAGGGAACGATGCGAAAAAATTTATAATATTTAAAAACGACTGAACCTATCGACTGAAGGGAGATAGGTGATGGAGTGACGTTAATAATTATATTAGGTAGCCAGTGGAGAATTAGGCAGGCTGGTAGGCGAGACGGGCGTCCATGCCTGTCAGGACAGTGGAAGTACGTAGGTCTGTTCTGTTAAACAAAGGCGATGATAGTTCCATCCTTCACGAAATCGCACAGAAAAGCCGGATTATCTTGATGACGTTCTTCAACCTTCGGTATCCGTGTAACGAGTCTCAAATCCGGCTTCGCTTTATTAATATGAGGAAATAAAATAATATTGTTCTAATTATCGGTGACGCCTTTAATGCGAAGCTGAATATTGGGAAGCACGGCATTAATCAAAGCCATTTTCTTATCCTCTTCGCTTTCTTTTTCATGCTGTTTATACATCATGCTGTAATCACTGTCATCACCATCCTTTTTCCCGTCTAACGTCAGTAAATGATTTATGATGTCCTTACCATACGTTTCAGTCCATGTACGGAATCTCTCTTCCTCGGACTGTCTCTCCTGGGACGGGACTTCCGGGTTAGGAAGGGCGGCTGCCACTTCTACCTCTGGAAGTGTTACCGATGCTGCTATTTCAGCATCATCTCCGAATCCCATTTGACCATACGAAGATACGGAATTTTCTTCAATTTCCAAACCAAGATTTTTAGCAACCTCCATAGCATAATTATAACGGTCATCGTTTCTTATAACACTCTTATGAGGACGTCCTGCTCCTTGGTTCCAAGCTACTACAGCATCTTTCAGGTTATCGGCGTTCATAAAGTCCTGCCGGCTGTAGTTGTAATACCCTGGTCCTTCTTTTCCTTTTCTTGTGTATAAGAAATTAGAATATCCGGTTTTCCCTTCGTATTCATCAGCTAAAAACTCAAGTTGGTCTTTGAATGTTGGTGTAGAATGACCTTTCTTTTTGGCGTGCTTGAATAGCTTATCCATACGCTCATTATGCCATTGCTGTATGCCGTATGATGTTCTGTTGTCTCCGTATATGTCATCTTTAAGACCGGATTCAGCCATGAGATTACCTATGATGGCAAGCGCTTGTATCTTGGACATACCTCGCTTATTAGTAAAGTAATCATATGCTTCACGCTGTTTTCCAATCACGCCGCCTTCCTCCATCTTACTTACATCATCTACTATACCCAACGTTGATATAACAGGATTTGCAATATCAAGTATATCATCCACTTTGTTTCCATATCTTCCCATAAAAGACATATTCCTTACCACATTCGTTCCTCCTATTGCTTCTGCCGCTCCACCAAGTATGCCGGCATAATTAAAGGCATTATCACCTTCTGGATCTAAGGCAATCTGACTTCCATCAATACCTATATTGGACAATCCTGCTATGGTTTGTATCTTGCTACTTTCTGCTATTGTCTTAAGAATTGGCATTAAATCTAATCCCATTTTATTATACAACCTAAGCATTCCAGGTGTGGAAGAAGCAACATCTGCAAGAGTAAGCAAAGATTCTGCCATTAACTTATAAGGGTAAGCGTCCTCCTTGCTCTTGTTCTCCTTCCCCTTTTTAGCATCATCAATTCCCCCTTTTACCTTATCTATATCTATGGAATTTAAAAGATTATTTATGATAGCGCCTATTTCTTCCCCGTTTCCATCTTTGGATATTATCAAATTTCCTATTTCACTATTTGAAAATCCGGCTATTCTTCTAAATTCGTCCTCATCAATTTCACCTTTTTCAAGATCTGAATGAGCTTGTTCAAGTAATATCCTCCTCTTTTCTTGCCACTCCCCATTGTCATCTTGTCTTTTTACAATCTCATCTCTCTTGTTTGGATCAATCCACCAATGTTTAGTTTCTCCACCTTCTCCGTATTTCCTTACAAACCTTTTAGGTAAAGCCTTGTCATTATTTCGAAGCACACTACCTTTCTTAGGATCGTATTTGATACGTTCCCTTATTCTAAGAGGGACATCCCTTTCAGGTATGATGTCTTCCGCTATTTTCTTTCGACTAAAATCATAATCATCCTTAACATCCAACATACCAGCATCAGGATCCCATCTTACACTGAAATTCTTCAACGCACCTAATCCGGAAGCTTCGTTTACTTTTTCAAAATTGTCACCATATACTTCTTCTCTAAATGGACTTACACCTTCATTTACTAAAATCCATTTTCCTGGATTTTCAAATATATTTTTATTTAGTTTATCAAGGACCTTCTTATAATCTATTATTTTTCGTTTACTTTTTTTATCAGCATCCTTATATGCCTCGTCAAGCATGTTGTTCATATACTCTTTATCTAATAAAGATTGTATCAAAATAGCTTGTTCTTGAGGCAATCCTACATACTGAGCGTCATCATCATCGTCATCAAAACGATACTTGCTTGCCGGCAATCTACTTATATCTCCATCCGTGTAAGCTTTCCACATTTTTTCTTCAAAATCCGTGGCTGTATCTTCCCCCGATCGCTCTCTATTAGGATCCAACATACGTTTCATAGTAGGAATAAAATCGGCAATTAAACTAATAGGATCAGTGTCTAATATTGGATTAACGGATTCATACCACTTATCAGGATCAGCGTTATTGGATATACCAACTGATTTCATATTCGAATCAGATACCCTGACCTTATTTCCGTCATATCCTCTACCCACATAACCTGTATAATCATATTTAGCTTCCACATGGCGAGCGTCTTCGTATTTTGGACCATCAGTACCTTCTCCTACAGATTTGTCTTCTACTGGCTTGTTTTCAATCAGGACGTAGTTACTGTCGTCATCCACCGTCCAAGGCTGGTCTGTCGGCGTAGAGAACACCCGGCGCTCGAAGGCCCGGCGCTTCTTCTGGCCATCCATGTCGTCTTTCCATTCGTCATGATTTATTTCCTTAACCGCCTTATCAAAATCTCCTTCTTTAAGATATTTGAATAGCATAGGACTTTTCATATAAGTATCAGCACCGGCATTGTAATACAAGCTAAAAAGAGCATCACGCTGATTATTGTTTAGATTATCAAAGTTTGGAGTAAGTTTCCTAAACTCAGGAACGAACGTATTTACTACGCCTGCAAATTCTTTGTCTGCTTGCTCTTCCGTTATACCCTTCTTGTATTTTTTAAGAAGGTGAGGCAAGTTAAATCCGTATCCGACAGTAATATTTCCTTCACCATCGTCATACGGTTTTGACCTAAATTTTTCCCACGACTTCAAATATTTAAGAATATTTTCTGAAGGTTTCCAATCTGACTTACTCTTCTTTGCCATCTTTTTCTTCCTCTAAGAATCCAAACATTTCATCTGCGCAATTACCAACAAATCCGGCTATGTAAGCTGCGTGTTCATCTTCTCCCACCTTAAAGCCAAGAGACATATTACAATGTTGGCATACCGACATAGCTGCATGAAATGATTCATGACATATGTTTTGTATAGTCATATCATTCTCACTTTGAAAATTCCATAATAACTTAAAAGCTCTATCATCCCCCTTATCACGAACAAGATTCATAAAAGAGACTTCTGAATCTAAATCGCCTTCATCTCCCCATTCTCCTTCATGATCCAATTCTGCATTCTCAAAACGATCACACAATGTTTTGTAATCTAACCCTATGGTGATAATCAACTTTAGTGGATATATCACAAAATCAAATTCTTTTTCTTTCATTCTTTTTTTTCAACAAATGTAAACAAAATAGCCGAAGAATGCCACCATTCATTCTCCGGCTTGTTATGATAAATCTCTTCTTATGAAAACAGTACGAATGTAAGATTTAAATCTTAATCTTCTTAATTTCATCAATCATATTCTTATATCCGCAGAACTTGCTGTTAATAACATCGAAGATAGATTCTGACCAGCCAGCTATGTTCAAGATATTAGATCCTCTGTAAAACATCTCACTTCCATATCCTTGAATAGAAATAGAAACGATTTTGCAATTTGGATTCACTTTCTTGAACCCTTTCAAAAGTTCGGCGAATTTGCCATATCCATAACTGGAACTTTTCTCCCATACAACAGATTCACCGTCTCCTATCTGCATATCTGAAATAACGTACAAGTTATCTACTTTGATCTTATCTTTAACGCACTTATCCAAGAATGCAAAAAGACCGTTTTCAGTGGCACCACCGCATTCTCCTCCGGCAGTAAAAGATTTTTTGTTATTCCATAAAACACCTTTACTTCTATCATATTCGTAATTGATAAGTTTGTCACCAAACATACCAATAAATACGTCAGGAAGCACAGAAGCAATCATACAGCCAAACAAGTTGCCAATGACAGCCGTACTTGTTTTGCTAAAGGCAGACACCTCAGAAGATCCTCCCATATCTCCACGTACAGAGCCAGAGTGGTCAATCAGGATAGCCGACCGCCCCTCCAATACCGGCAGGTTCTTGCAGGAGATGGTTATGGCTTTCTCCAACGCATCTAAAATCTTATATTTGTTACGCGCTGTTAATTTAGCACGTTTTTTATCCGACTCAAATACAATATCATTATCGGAACCATCAGTGCCTATATTTTCAACCTCTTTGAAAGCTGAAGCAAAACGGAAAGGAAGCATCTTCGAATTAAGCACCTTCTCTTCTATTGTAAGCTGCCTACAAACTTCATCTATTTGATCAGGTGCGTATTTGATTATGTTTACAAGATTACGAACCATATTAAAAATAGGCATACCTTTTACATTAGAAACCACGTCCCGAATAGCGTCACCTAAAGCTTCTTTCTTTTCCTTATTGTCTTTCTTATCCTGACCGGCCTTAGACATCTCTTTTTCAAGAATCTTGCTTTCGTATAATCCAGACAAAGATCGACCTTCTATAAGATACTGGAAAGCTGTTTTATTAACCTGATTGCTTTTGGGGTGAAATAAATTCACAAGATCAATCATCGTAATAACCCTACTGTCCATCTTGTACTTGTCAATCCGATACGGATCAAGACCTTCCAGGGCCGTCTTAAACCCTTTCTTAATAGCGCTGGATATTCCTCTTAACTTCTTTGGATTTTTGTCGTTAAGAGCCGCATAGCAGCCAAGGATTTCGCTCATATCATCAGGACGCATAACGATCTTATTATAGAACCTTGAAGCCCATTCCTTACCCGATGCTTTGCTGGCAAGGACAGAAGCCATAAGATGCGTTACCGACCTAAGCTTTCCTTCTTTCCTGACATACAATGCTGTTTGTGCTGCGAAATATGGATCTACTTGATCCATAAGGTCCTTAATCCTGTTCACCTTGTCTTTTTCTTTCTCATAATAAGAATCAGACAACATGGTAGTCATTACCGTAGATACCAACTCTTCTTCTGCGTTAGGCTTATACGCCTTCTCTCCCATGTGATTCACGATCGTAGGTTTAACACCTTCATCCTTTTTGTTAAACTTTCCCATTTGTTGTTGTTTTCTTTAAAGTGTTATACAAAAAAAAGCAGTGATATTACTACCACTGCTTGAAAAAAAAATATATCAAAATGAATACTCAATGAGGGAAAACCTGAAGTTAGTGTAAACAATCAAATAATGGATTTGAACCATTGACACATATCTTAAAAGGATATTGCTCTACCATCTGAGCTAAATTCGAAGTAACTAACCCCATCACCACTCATTAGTTTCTTATGTCTTTCAAACAGAGGAAAAGCGGAGACGGAGAATTAAAATGATATATCGGCCTCATTCGAAGTAACCGTACTCCTCACCATCTGTATATTTTATTAAAACAGGGATAACTTGGAAGGTGTTTTAAAGGAGGTTTTGATCTACCAACTGATCTAATTTTTCTTACATGAAAAATACAGGACTCGAACCTGTGACACAAACCGAAGTATCACCTTCCATCACCACTGTTTTTGTATTATAATCTCTCTTGATTACGATGCAAATATAGACATTCAAATATGATTTACAAATTAAAATGATTTAAAATAGATTAATTTGAATAAATTAACACACAGACAATATAATAGGAAGTATTGTATTGTATATTTGCGTATAACATAAAAAAAATAAATACATGGATAGATATATTGTTGATTTACTATTAAATGAAGACGACTCTCCGTTTAATAGTAAAAATTTTAAAATAATAGAATTTGAAGAAAATGACAATGAAAAAGTATATAACCTATTCAATAAAGTGTACGGAGAAAATGTAAGTATTATTTTCATTGATAGTGGATTTGGAGTATTAACGTTTATAAATGATAACATGATGAGACAAGTTGATTTGTATATCATGCTGCAATCTTTATCCGTTATATACGAAGATGCTATAGATGTAATATCCATATTGTTCGGTAAAAACGCATCACTCCTTACAGTATGTAACAAACCAGCCCCAGTCACGCATGATAAAAATTCCAGTGGTGATATTAATACCTATATAATTAAAGATAGTTCGAGTGGTTTATTTAAAATAGGGAAAAGCCGTAACCCTATTGAAAGACTTAAAACGCTATCTATCGGGAATCCTAATTTATCTATAATAGGAGTATGCAATAAAAATGTAGAATTATTAATACATAAAGAATATGATTCGGTAAGAGTAGGTGGAGAATGGTTCAGAATGGATAATAATGATATTTGCCATATAATAAAGAAATACGGATTTATATGTGTAGAATAAAAAATCACCCTCTACTTATTGAAAAGTAGAGGGTGATACGATATTATCTATTCTTAATCTTATCCTCAGAAATCAACCACTGGAATATAATCTTCCGGTTGCTAATTACTTTCTTTATCCTCATCAGCATCCAACTTCCTCTTAACCTATCAAGCCATGACCGTCTAAAATTAAGAGAATCAGGATTAACCGACTTATTTATATCGTTATCGTCCTTGATCCAGATAGGTGTTTCAGATCGGTCATCGTCAACCCTATTAAAGAAGTCGTTTAACTTATGTCTTCTATATACTTCAGTATCCAGAACCTCGGTATGGTCGCCTACGATCTTCGGATACGATATACGTTGCGCTAAATTATTCTTTTCTTCTGGAACAAGATGAATTTCACCTGAGTTGTTTGTGTCGTTGTAGATAGTTATCGTATCTAAACCTACTTTTCTATCAAGAGTGTAATTCACATCATCAACGTATTTCCTTGCGTCAAGCTCATACTCAACAGAAGCCAGCGTAGAACCATTATATTTCTCTTTTATCGGAACTTCTAATATAAATGGATATGTTGTTCCATAAAACGTTTGAAAGCTTTTATTCGTCAGCAAATGACTCCATAAGCCACCTTCTTCGTCTGATGCCGGGAAGTTTATACCTGTTTGGAAATATTGTTGCTGTTCTATATAATAGTCGGGGCAGAACGAATAATAAGAAATCCATTCTTGCTTCAAACACGAATACCCGATAGTGAACGACACATCCTTGAAATACTGTTCGTCTTTTAAGGATATTTCCTTATCGTTTGACAACACCTCTGTTTCATTGTACAAGAACCTTCCACCATCATATTTATAATATGCCGGGTTCTTAACAGGTATATAATCTTTTTTCGTGATAAGTACCCTCTTATACCTATTATCCCATCCAAGAGACAGACCAAGACCTATAAATTTATTATCCGTATCTTCTTCTGTCATCTCTGTACCGGTTAAGATATTAGTTATTCCGTATCTAAGAATCTTAAACGGAAGATGACGCTTAAGCCAATGTCTGATACCTACACTAAGTTCCTTAAGATTACGTCCGTTTGGATCGGTCATGAACACCTGTGCTCTTTTAGTATCTACCCAGAAATGACCAAATTCTGAACTAATTATTTCAGTACTCTGGGTTCCAGAATAACCAAGGTCGGTCGTGTTGTACTCCAGAGGCCGGGACGCAAACAGACCGCCGGTGCCCATCTCAGCCTGCCCTGGGGAGGTGCGCTCCTTGATTACGTCTATGGCGTTATGGAGCGAAACTTGATCCTCGAACCTGACAAGAATCTGATTAGACTCAATACGCTTCATATGGATCAGTTTACCGTTACTGGTAGGGAACTCATGATAATCCATAGGTTTATACGTTAGCCACGGATCTGTTTGGCTATTTTCAGATACGTCAGCCCTACTCCATATAACACCATTAGGTCGCTGGTAAGCACAATCATAAAAACGACGTTCGTATGTTGCCGGCAATACATTAGGTGTCAATGTCATTCTTGATGAGTAGATAGGACTTATCTTATAATCATTGTCCCTATGAATAGATACGTTCTTTTCTTGTGTCCACCAAGCAAAATCACCATGAGCCGGATAAAACCATTCATGAGGCTCTACTCCTTCTAATCGGAAATTGCAGTTTATTTCCGATTCCACAAGGAATTGAGGGATACCATAAGACCACAGATAAAATCTACCATCCACATATTTCTTAGCCTCGTTCTCACCATTTAAATTATACAAACTTTTTCTATTTGGATAAAAAGAATACGTTCCTTTGCTTGATGATGTCCAGCTATTAAAGCGTTCGTTGTCAGTATGCTCAAGCATATCTTCTCCAGTATCGTAATTAACGAAATACTTAGGGAATCCAACATTCCGGTAATCATTGTAAGCAAATGGTATCATATCCCCTATACCAAAAGCAGTGTTATAAAAAAATGGGAATTTTCGCTTCATGGAAAACCTCGATATGTAGGTGTCACCGCCAAACAAAGGTTGCTTTCCTCCTTGGAAGAATCCACATCCTCCTACTGATATCCATTTTATATCTTCTATAGCTCCATACTGATCGGGCCTGTATCGCATAAGCTTCATATACGGAGAACAGATATAAGACAACATCTTCGTCCTTTCAAAAGATTCTTTAGATCCGGCATCAGAAGCCATGATAACAGGGTCATGGATACGACTTGTATCATATACCTGGGCTTGCATAGGATACGATACAAGATACTTTGAATTTAAGATGCTTGTATCAGGATCCTTTTCTCCCGGATCTCCAAAAGATAAGAACATGGAAGATTCTCTATCTATGTTATTTATAAACAAAAAATCTTTTGAAGCGTTTTGGTTATCATCATCTACATCTTCTCCAGTAACCCAAGATGATGTAGTAGACGGATCGGATATGGGGTACATACCTGATTTAAGACTCTTGGTGTTAGCCAATCCTCTTAATCTGTTTTGTTCGTATGGAGCCGTATCATCAAAGCCCATCATGCTATTATAGTAACCTACAGATGTATAATAAAAAGCATGATTCCTTCTTGGGCCATTGTTTATGAATGTCGTAAGCCAATCATATCTGTACTTACCATACAATACCGGTCTTTTAGCAAGCGTATCAGATATGGTGGCAATCATTGAAGCAAAGATCATCGCCATGTTGATATTGCCTATAACACCTATATACGCAGACGTAGAACGGTTCATAAGCTCTTCTGCTATCTGAGAAGCTATAGTAGCCGTGGATTCGATGTTGGCTAACGTGGCCGCCATCTTATATGATTGTTTTCCTAATATCGTCCATTTGGGATGATCTTCAACCTCATCAAAGTTCCCTACAGACATTCCTCTTATAAAACCTTCTATAGCCACCTCCGTAGGAGTCTCAGGCTTATTGAAATAAATATCAGGAGAACTAAATGCATACCATACGTTTCCTCTTCTGAAAAATGGGTGGGTTATAAACGATACCCTTTTTTCAGTTGCGTAATTAAAAGAGTCATCCGATAAATCATTATACGGATAATTAGGATACAGATTAAGATTCGAATTTTGACCTGAATATTTGTACATGTCGTAAGCTATTCCGGTAGCTATAACAGAACGATTAAGACGTCTGTCGCCTCTATATATCTCATATCCTGTAACCATATCTCGCTGTTCTTTGGTTATCAATCCTGAATCTACAGCAAAATCAAGGAAGACGTTAATCATATCCTCGTCTACTAATATTCCTATAGGATAAATATCGGAAGGAACATCATAAGATCTCACATCCCGGTTCATGAAAAGCATATGATCGTTGTCCGGGAACTTATAATGCCGGATAGGTTGTTGGCAAAAGACGGTACTGGTATCTACCGTACCATATTTATGTCCTTTAAAAGACATCATTCCCTTATCATCCGTAGAAGGGGAACCGTAGTATTCAGTAAGCTTAGATACGATATTGTCGTAGGCTTTCTTGAAATTGCCTTCATATCCATGATCACTTATCTTAACCTTACTACTGTCATACAGTTCAAAATTAGCAGGATACTTCTCAGACGATTCCCAGTAAGCGAAATCACCGTACTTATATTTCCTTGGAGCACAGTTTATGGGGCGATCCCCGCATATCGTACACTGGCTGGCGTATTCTACAGTAGCCCTTAACGATATTTCTTTGGCTCGTACATTTATCCGGTCTATTTCCTTTTCTCTGATACCAAAAATATATGGGTATATAGTTTTACCAAGGACGTAAGATGTGCCTACCAAACCTCTTGACGGATTCTTGCTATGTTCTTCTTCTCCATCGTCTTTAACCTTACAGAAATCAATTTGTCGGACGGTAAAAATCCAAGGGCATGATACGATAGGGCAGTCTATGGCTACATACAATCCATCAGGGTACTTATCGAAGAAAGATTCGCCTATGTGCCCAAAGTAAGGACGGGATGCTCCAACAATAACATAATTATCGCCTTCATCCATGACCTTCTCCCAATCAAAGTTGAGATCATCCTTATCTATCTTCCTATTGCTTCCTTTGTATCTTGGATCTAATGATTTCCAGAAAGAAAGACGGACATATTGTGTGGACACAGCATCCATAAGACCATCTATTTTACCCAAAGATTCCAAATAAAGAACTTTGTCCTTGGCCGGGAAATCAGGATCATCCCATTCTTTAGGTCTTGTAATATGAAGGAAACGGGCGTTACGAAGCACGCATTTCGTAAACCTCCATACCAACAACTCTGATGTAAACATCGTAGAACCTTTAACATCTTCAGGAATAAGAGCGCCTACGTTATTGTCAGCTAAATTAGCATAAGAGTCCCAGGTCCATCCATCTCCGTAATCTCCTTCTGGAACGTAACCGGTATCAAGGAAATTATATGAATAATCATCTATCTTCTTCTCTATCTCAGGCCAGGTGTCCCTTATCAGGGCTCCAGGCGCTATCCTTGACCTGTAGGCGTCGTTGTGGATAGTGCTCGAAGAACGTCCGGCACGCCAATCTGGGAGGCATCTTCCATTAAAACAAACCTTCCCCTCTTCATCTTCTTTATCGTTATTCCACACATCATTCATAAGAAGGTATGCTCCAAGAAGTGTAGAAGATGACTGGAATGAGTTATAATCGCTTCTGGCAACAGTAGGATTAAGACAAGGCTCTTCTATAAAACATCCGCAAGTACACGGCATAGAATCCAGAACATAAATAGCTTCGGCTATAGACTGTAATATAACAGACGGTTGTAACAGAGAATCATATACAGCACACGCCTTAGTCCCATCATCTCCCGACCAGAATCCAGCCCAATGACCGCCATCTTCGTCATCGGCAAAGAAATACTTGTCCATGAACTCTATCATTTGCTCCTGTAGTTCCCAGTTAAATAACACAGAATACTTATCCTGCTTTTCACCGCCGGTAGTATATAGGTAGTCGGTAGATACGTGTTCCATATCCTCAAGCTCCTTATACGTATATTCTTCACGGAAACCCACAATACGATCTACCGGAGCTGTAATAAGCGAATACTGGCGGTGCGCATCAGTACACTCGGCTCCAAACTCAGGAGCCTCAATACCATCTATAGCTTCTTTTTGTTCCTCCGTATTAGGATCGTCAGGGTCTCCGTAGCTGTTGAATATATCGCATATTTCGTTGGCAGCAGCATTATTAGGTTCTTCTGTAGCGGTATTACATGCGATGTCTTTTATATTAGATGAAAAATAATTAATCACCTCATCTATTATAATCTGACTTCTGAATGTAAAACTAACGTTTGTATAAGTTTTAAAATCATTTTGCAATGTTATGGTTTGACCGATAGTAGCCGGATTCTTACATTCTTCTTGTCCGGTTTCTTCATCATCAAAATCCTTCGGATCTCCTGCCGTATTATAATACTGCCACTTGAATTTACGCTCTTGCCCTGAACAAGGTGGAGCATATTGGTTTATGGACTTATATACCCTATCGGTATCCTTATTTTCTATTTCTGCCGCAGCATCTTTATAAGGGGGAGGTATTAACACAAATGCTGGAGTTTTGTAACCGTTGGAGCACTTAAAAGAAATAGCAAACGGATACACTTCATTCCTCATATATCCCACATACAACGAACAAGCATTACCATCCTTATATAAATCTTCGTGGGCTACAGACGCCTGCCATTTCAAGAAATGACCCATGAGGGAAACTACAGGCTGTAAATTCCATTCTTTTTCTGCCGTAAGACCATATTGAAGAAGACGGTTTCCGACTGACACTATTCCTCTTGATGTATTATATATGGCTCTTTTTAAAGAAATATGTTCAAATGTTGTCCTCTTATTATTAAGATCAGAATAATAGTATATGGTCTTCTCTGTAATAGGATGAATACCTTCTATAAAATAATCCACTACAGGTTGTGTTTCGCCATTGTATCCTACAGTATTCTGAATAACAGCCACCTTGTAATGGCTGACTTGCCTATCCAGATTAGACACCTTAAGTCTTATACCAAGATTAGTTCTTTCTCCCCATTTACCATCATTTATCCTAATATATTGCTCATCAAATACATGAACAGGGTTAGTCAATGAAGTATAGTTAGTTTTCTCGTTACCAAATTCATCGCACAAGGCCACAGCAAACTGATACACGCCCGCACGTAGGCTGCCCCCGTACTCTATCTGTACCGGCTCTACGCATGGCTGGTCCAGTAGCGGAAATACCCTAAGTTTCTCACATGCCAGAAAACAACCATTCTCCTGCATGAATTTATCCCTATCGTATTCTTTATCGCATATCTTATACCCATGATAATGATACCATATATCACCTTCATCATCAGGAGTCAGAGCCTTGTCTACAATAACATACCTGGGAGGATTATAGTCGTCAGTCCAGTAAATGCATTTCCCACATTTCTCTGTCTTTATTTCTATGGTTTTTATAGGATGATAGATAGAGAACTTAAGGCACGGATCTTGCTCGTTGTCTTCCAGCAAAGTTTTCATGCCAGAACACAACGACTCCGATCCTTCTACCATAGATTCTATATCGGAGTCGGATAAGATACTTGTATCGGATTCAGGCTTGAAATAAGTTATCTTAGATACGCCCGTTTCAGGATTTGTTATAAAAAAATAGATATTGCCTGAAGTAAGATCATTCTTATAACCAATAACCTTAAACCCATCGAAATCAATGCATTTAAGATTACTGTGCTCATTAGATCTCATCCCAACATTACCATCCTCGGATTCTATGTTGGCATTCAAGGCAAACGTATAATGCTGATCCGTAAGACTCGACGGATGCAGATCGCGATTCATACCTGTTTGAGGAACCGCTATGTTTCTGTTATCTTCTGCTGCCATTTTATAACTGTTTGTCACAAAGATAGCAAAAGAAGAACTAACTCACGCAATAGAAGCTACGGGAATAACAAAACCTTGCGCCATAGCTTTATGATAGTCACCTGTTAAAGATAAATCATGAAAATTACAACCCCAGTAATAGTTCTCACCATTTTGAGAAGACGTGAGATAGCTGTTATAAGACGTATTATACATTATAGGTGTATAAACAGGGAAATTTGATAAATGATCGTTAATAACCGAAATGTTATTTTCTGATGCATTTATCATAACCATAAATTCTCCTATAGAGGGTATTCTTCCATTTATGTTTCTAGATGGAGATGTTATCAATGAAGCTTTATAAAATCCGTATTCATCCACATCTCCATATTTGTTTAAGAAATTAATACTGTCGTTCTCTCCTTGAAAAGCTTCTTCTGTATCATATATATTAGGTATATTCTGAAAATTAGTAACGCCTTGAGCTATCTCACCTGAACGCCCCCAGTTGGCAGATGGATGTTCTGATGATGGAAGTATAAGAACATGTCTTTTATTAAACACGCACAATACTCCTTCTCCGTTTCGAACTAATTCTTGTGGTGATACAGAATTTGCTCCTCCGCCTACCGATTGTCCATTTCTCAAAAAATAATACACTCCATTTTTAGATGGTATTTTAATTGAGTTATTGTCAAATTCAAATCTTCTTCTCATACCATAAACTTTTTAGTCTCCAATATCATCTACTACACCTACATAAAAATCGGGGATAGGATTATCATTGAAATTTCTTATTTGAATATCAATATAATTATAGAAATAATTATCAACTGGATCCATTATCGTCACATTACTTTCTAAAACCCCGTCTTTGTATGAATACAGTTCCTCATGTTCGGAATCAATGTAAAAAATATATCTTGGTAAATCCTGGGTATTAACTGTTAGATGATTATTAAACAAACTGCATTTAGAATGATCAGCAGACAGAAGTAACAATAGAAATGTATATGAAGACTTATCTCTTATTATAATATCACGATTAGATGATACATTAGACAAAACTTTGGATAAATCAAATTCTCCAAAACTTATCTTGAATTTCTTTCTTCTTATTGGAGTTATATATACTGGACTATTAACTACAATATTATTCCATTGAAATTGACTTCCTTCCATTACAGGAGAGAAACAATTACCCATCGCCATATTAACATTTTCAAATCTTCGTCTCATAACATCTACTTACGATTTATATCTTCTACCCCTAATTAACACAGTACCATCACCGCCGGCTCCGGCATAAACCATAGAGTATCTGACGCCGCCTCCTCCGCCGCCATAACCTCCGCCTCCTTTACCGGACCCGTTTGTTGATCCTCCTGTGCCAGATCCTTCACTGTAATCAGATATTCCTCCTTGGAATACTACTCCGGTGTTAGTTTCTCCACTCCCACCACCGGCATTTCTTTTACCGCCGGATTCTCCAAAATCTCTGGTAGTATGACCTTGACCTTTAATTACTCCAAATGCTTCTCCATTTGTGTCTCCACCATCTGAAGCGCCATCTTGTGTATATGACGAACTTCCGGCACTACCACCATCTCCTCCCTTATGTTTATTAGCGCCCTTTCCGCCATTTGCTCTATAAGACGAACTCATGAATTGAGAATAACCACCATCTTTACCAGGAGAATTTTGTTCGGCTTGATAAACTTCTGCTCCTCCTTTTCCTACTGTTATAGAAATAGATTGACCGGGTTTTACAGCAATAGCTTCTCCGTCTTTCCAGCCCTTGCTATCAGACTTGAAGGTCTTGGTATAACCACCTCCCCCGCCGGCAGAGCTGCCACTGCCTCCTCCACCAACTAAAAAGACATCTACGGAAAAACAGCCATCAGGAACTACCCATGTGTAATTGCCGGCCGGATAAAACCTTATGATAAAGTCTTCAAGCTCCCTATTTTTTATCAAGAAACGACGCCTCATAATATACTAAGGATTATCCCCCCCCCATATATATAATAAATTACTGTAAATCATATAATTATATTTAACACATATAATCAAACAAATACAAAGAAAGAGTTATTAGAATAAAGACTGGTATCCCTTGCATATGTCATACAATCAACATCCTCATCTGCGTTTTGTATAAGGTTTCTCTTGCCATCATAATTATTAGAAAACATAAAAACATATTTTCTATTGTTTATCTGAAACCTATATATAATGCCATGTTGTTCACTTGGAGCAGGAGTTGGATTAAATTTGATAAATATAGCATTACTTCTCTTTTCTATAACCTCAAAAGAAACTGTACTCTGAGTATGAATGTTAAAACATGATCCTTGCCTAAGCTGATTCAAGACATTATTCACCTTATCTGGGCTAACTGTATCGGATTCATCTTTACTCATTAAATCAAGCACCTCAAAATAAGTATCATGATCGGTATCAATTTCAACACAATGATAAATGGCTTCATTACCAGATCTCTGTTCCTCAAAATATCTTCTCCTACTCATAAAAATACTCCTTCCGATAATAACCGAGGAAACTAAACCCTTCCGACTCCTTCCTCAAAACATCATGCTTATTCCAATACTTTTCTAAGTCGAAAGCCTCTCTTTCAAATACGATATTGTGATATGCCTTATCGTGATTGCGATATATGCACAACCTAATCAGGTACTCAATTAAATACCATGAATAGTATAAAAATATCGGAATAAGAGACAGCCACAGCATCCACCACCCTGCATTACCGAATAAGAGACACAATCCTATTGTAAGCAACGATATAAACATACCAAAACAAAACATTGTATGATACTGATTACAATGCGCCTCTTCATGATATTCGGCCTTCAATGATATAGCATCACGTTCGGTAAATACGGCTCCAAACAGCATAATTGTTTTATAGCCGTCAATGAACGTAAACAACTTAGCTATTTTTGATTTATAATATATTTTCATTGCTAAAAAATATTTTATACCAATTGCATAAAGTCAAAAACTCAATAGGAGAATTAACTTCATCCCATTCCCATTCCTTAAGGTAGGACTCTAAGCTGCTTCTATCAACGTCTTCACATCCATGAAGAAAAACCAGATGAGGCATAAATAGCTCTCCCCCTTCCAAAGACTTGTTAAACTTATTAACCAGCCTCTTTCTAAACTTAGGACCGTACCATGATTTTTCATTTGTAGATCCAAGACAATAGTAAGAATTGTTTTTAACCTTAATACCAAACCATTTACATACGTATGGATGATATACTCTATCTGCTAAGAATATAAATGGCTTATACCATAGGCAATGCCAGAATGTACTGCACTCGCCTCCGAACTTCTTAAAAGCCCATCTGAACCCTCCAGAGAAGTACCAGTTGTTAGCACCTCTCTTAACCTTAACTTTGTATTTAAGATTCTTGTTACGGTTGCTAACCCTATCCCACGGCTTGACCTTATCGGTATCCATATCAGGAAGGAATGTCCAATGATGAAGCAAGGCACTGTAATAAGGATTGTATATCTTGTGTCTGTTTCTAATAACATACTCAAAAATATCGTATCCTGCTTGCCTGGCTTCTTCAAATCCTTTTTCTGACAAGAAAGCTAATATAGGAGCCAGATTCCAGATCTGATCTTGTGAAGTGAATGGGGAGAAGCATGGATCTTCGTCTTTCAACTCTATACCATTAGTGTACCCGGAACTTATCTTGGTAAGACCGAATTTGCTTGCATCTTTGCTATGGATATCGTCTCTTAAAAAAAATCCTTTTTCGAATTTGAAATAAATACCTTTATTGCTATTAAAAAATAGATCATAAGTAGTATCGGCAAGACGAGTAAGCACCAGTATCGCATTACGAACATCATCTTCTGTCTTGTTACCAAGAATCATTTCCGTATATACAAACTGAAGATACTGGGCCAGGTTAATGGTTCCGTCGCCGACCCAGCCTACCCCGTTCTTCACCGACGACAGTGGGATGCACGAGGCCTGCTCTGTGTAGCTGGAATCATAAACGAAATCCCTATAGAAGACTTCTTTTATCTTATCGTATTTACTCCACAGATCTTCCATGCCATTACCCTATTACGATTACACAATCTCGTTTTTCTTTATTGTAGACCATCGTACCCATCTTAGTGTACAAACCTTTTATATTTTGGTAATTGGTTTCACCATGAGCCAAAACGTTGGTAGTGATACTGTCGGAGTAAACTTCTTCGCCGCCTTCGTTAATGAAGTTAAATCCTTGTTTAACCATCTCTCCTCCGAGGTAGGCTGTAAAAGACACAACGACATTTCCTCGCCCTCTATTTCCATACCAATTACCATAGATATCAGCATTGATATTAGGCTCCGACTCGTCCATGCCCGGCGCTGATAGCAAGGTCTTCATCTTAATAAGTGCCCCTTCGAGTCCTGACTGCATGTTATCACCACCATAAATAAGGTAATCACCTACCTGTTGTTGGGTAGTAGCCCACTGCTTACTCCATCCAACGTATTTATTATCTACATCCGAGATGCCTGTATTGGTGAACCCAGTTGCAGTATCAAAATCAGAACCGTCTTCTGATTCCCATCCGTATCTAAGAACAAGATAATCGAACTCAGGAATTACAACGACCTGCTCGCCGGCAGCTTGTGTGATTGTAACACTCTTACTCTCTCCACCAGCCGTTACCTTAGCTACGCCTCTACGATCTTCAGCTACCGGATTAGGTCCGGCTGTGAAAATGATGTTTGCCGGTCCTACGCCTCTCATTTTGTCGGCAGTTACTATTTCGCTTGCACTAACTTCTAACATCTTATTTATTTTTTTAATATTTCGAATACGTATCCCATATTCTATTAAATATATTTAAAGCTATTCATCCGTTTTAATACATCCCCTCGGAGACCTTTCGGTCTCCTTGGTAGATGTAAATCCCGTTAGGGATAAGTCAGGATTTCTCCTGTAAGTACCCATCGCCAATGTTATAAGAGGTTTTATATAATGGCAACACTGTTTCGTCAAATACACTACTCCTGTTTAATCACCATCCTTAGAGCTACAGACTTGGGCAAACATCCGTAGGTAACTATATATTCTCAAATAACGTAGCCTCTGTTTCAAGGCTTAGGCTAATAACCCGATCTCTGAAAGAGATGTATTAAACTTTTATAATAGAATTATATTGGTTTAATACTATTTGGGATTATATATCCAACTCAACAAAAATACTATTGGGCAGTACATTGTCTCTACCAAACTCGCATCTCCTTTAAATTGCCTGATTGACCAAACAATCATAGATACAATAACACCAAGCAAGTATATAAATAGAACTACTTCCGTCATACCAATTTAAGTATATTGTCAATTATAGGATACGCCTTAGTATATATCTCAAACTCAGCACGGCGCCGCCTAAGAGGTTCGTACATGCCTTTTAATGTCATACCCATCATCTTAAGTTCGGTCTTAGCATTTTTCAGCTTAACCAAATCTTGCTGTGCATACAACTTAAATAAATCGGCAGCACCTTGTGCTTCTCCATTATACATCAGTTCCTCAAAGAATCTCATCTTTACAAAATTATCTACATAATCCAAAACCAGGCCTTGAGGCGTATCTGGTATAATTATATTAGATTCTCCGTCAAAGGGAAGAGACCGATACTGCATGTAAATAGGTCCATCGAAATTAGCATACAGGAATCCGTTTACGATATTTATCTCATACGGACTATCCTTTATTGCTTTATTCCGGCATCTACTCAAACAAGAATCACGAAGCATAGGCTTAGCAAGACCTAACATTACCGGCCGGTCATAATAGCAACGAACTTCATGATCGCGATCATGAACATTGATATAAAATTTTTCAACTATCACTTTCTCGCATTCGTCTTTACAACATTCATCGCAAGAACACCACCTATAACTTCTTTCGGTACGTTCTTTCCAGGCTATTGTATTTTGAAGTTCTGGTATCACCGTATCACCTTCCGGCACCTCATATCCTTTAAAATCGCATTTAAAAGCCAGAATAAGATCAAAGTAATCACCAGGCATACGGGCCTGCCCTCGCTTGACATCCACTACCGCTTCTTTGCGCATAGTAATATCGCCTCCAAACTTCTTCAGGGCAATTTCTACCCATTTGTAGATGGATACCTCATCTATCAGATCACGCTTGTCAAATGATCTTAAAGACGATTTTAACTCTATGATATAATTTTCGACTGTCATCTCTTAAAAAAAATGGAGGACAGGAAACAAACCTGACCTCCACAAAGATATGAATAATATAACTAACACCCTATTTTGAAGATTCAAAAGTTATGGCCTTCAAACTTGCCATAGTTTAGAAACGTATTTCTACATTTCCCTTTTATACCATTAAGTGTAACTTCATATCCGGCTCCTGTCATGTAGATGGTTTGCTGATTAACTCTTTCCCCGGAATATTTGTCAACAAAATATGATCTGTAAACACCAAACTTATTTTTGACAATATCACTGTACAGCTCCCATCTACCCTGCCCATTTCTGAACATGAACTTGACTTCCTCAAGAAACAAACGAAGATTCTTTTCTGCGATGATGATTCCATTCTGCTCAAGCTTCTTCGCCACATCTCTGATTAGCCACATATTTTCATGATCAACCTTCTTAAATGACTCTGCAAACTCCACATCGGGACGCTGCTCTTCTATGGTCTTAATCGCCTGCTGTCTCTCCGCCTCTGCTTGTGCTCTCTCGGCTATGGCTCTATTCTTAGCATCAATCTCATCAGCTAATGCTCTTAATGCAGATGGATAGTCTTTCGGTGTTATAGAATAGGAACCGGTTTTTCTTATAGAGGGTAGGACTTCAGATGTTACCCATTTCTTGAATTTTTTAGCAAAATCCATCTTTGATCCAAAAATTAGGCTATACAGTCCAGACTCATTGATTATCAGTATTTTAGTGTTTGGAGTGTAGGGACGGAACGTTTCGTTCCACCCTTGAGTATCAGGTACTTTCATTATTAGTCTATCATCTTCATCAACGTGATCCCTTATCGCTTTTCTCGGATTAGTGTACCCTAAAAATGAAGCTATAGGAGATCCTATAAAATACGGTTCTTCGTCAATAATAATAATTTTTAGCTCTCCAAAATCTGAATTTTTGAAAGATGATACGGTTTTAACCTCTTTGCTAAATTCCATTTCGTTGGATTCCGACGTCAAAATAATGTTACTGTTCTTCGCATTGTTTTGAAAATTGCTTACATTTGTTCCCATAATAGGAATTTTACTTTTTATATCCGCCAGCCTGAGAAGGTAGACGGATATGCAAATATAGCGATTAACCTATATCAATAAAGGGTAATCGCTATATTTTTTTACATGTTCCTATGATTGAGTTCTCGATCTTCGAAAACTCTCTTAATCTGGAAATCTTTAAACACTCTTCTTTTAGCAAGTATTTCATTATACATAAATCGGTATCTTCGTCCTTTATTCATTTTAACCCTTAACTTCTTTTTCAAGCTATCTTGTATTACAAAATGGTAATATCTTTTAGAGTCTGCGAAATCCATAGCCAGGTGGTTGTAGAGGTAGCCGTTGGTTCCGAGCCTGCTCACGATGTCCAGGTCCCGCCTGACGGCAAAGCGCTGCCCCGGTATAAGTACATGGCATAAGTATCCTACGTTATCTACGTAAACACCGGCATCAGCTTCCACATAATGTTCTGATACGGTTTTCCATATAATAGACAACAGCCTTAAAACCTCCCCTCTGTCTCTTATCATGCCTTTCTTAAAACCATTCTTTCTCTTCATAAGACGATGGTAGTAAGCTGCAAAATACGGTGATTGTATTGATGTTCTTTTCATGTCACTAAGTTTATATAAAAATGGGTCTTGGTTTTACAACTAAGACCCAAATAAAGATAAATAATATTTTGTTATTGAACAATTTGACTTTTCTGATTGGAATCAAGATTCGGATTTTCATCGACAGGAATCTGTAGCCTGAATGCTACTTCCTTTATCGTCTCTGCCACTACATATTCGATCAATTTAATAGGGCAGATAAATTCGTATTCCCATTCAGACTCACACCCTTTAGGTGTAGGATCGCAGGCCATTAACTCCAGCGCCTTCTTTCTTCTTGTTGTGAAGAACTCTACGTTAATAAGCTCTATATGAAAATCCGGTATATAAATATAGTCGTTTTCTACATAATAAAAAGGACGCCGTTCTTTAACGTATTTAGCATACGGTCTTTTTTGTTCATTGCGATACGACTTTATTTCAGCGAACTTAAAAAATATAGTGTTATCTACGTTAGTCACCTTAGTAATAGCCGGTCTAAGGGCAGAATAAAGAAGTCCTGGAAGTTTATGTTTTGACCGCATAAGTGTATTACACAACGCAAATTCGGCATCGCAGCAAACTATTTTATCAACTTCAATCATCTCCAGACAAGTAACGTAAGTCAGGAGCCGGTGGTCGCCAAGCAACGTCCCATCATCCCATCTCTGGGCTGTATAAGATTCGGCTTTGGTTCTACCGATATTCAATATCCATCTCCGGCTAACATGGGAGTCTTTATCAAGGGCATGAATGCCATTTATGACTCTTGATACAAATTCACCATTTGTAATCATACTCCCCTCCTTTCTTTTGCTCTGGATTCTCTTGATTTAGCATTCAAGATCCTCATATAAATATCTCTTTCACTCATGCCGGATATGGTTTTTATAGCCTCATCCAACATAACTTTCGTATATAAAGGTTTAGGGAATCCTTTTATCTTAACCGGATCAGGAACTAACTTAGCCTTCCGATATTCATAAAATTTCTTAGAAGTTACATTAAGATAAGAAACAGCCTCTTCCCCGGTATAATACTTAGCCGGATTAGCAAGCTGCGTCCATGTCTCAAGATCGTTGGCTGTAAGATGATCACATTCCCCGCTTAAAAACATCTCCTTTATCTTATCGCATACCGCCGCACCACTTTTACGCAGCGTCTCTGTCAGAATTTCTTTCATTTTCAAAACACCCTGTTCTAAATCTAAAAACAATAGAGGCAATGATTATCAGAAGAGTAACAGCCATAACAGACCACACTACGATATTGTGTTCAATAGGCATCTCAATATTAACCGTAACCCATTCTACACAGATATTAAAAATCATGCTATAGATCAATAACCTATGCCATATACAAAACCTGAACATTCTTGAAAAAGCCAAGAGAAATAGGTCCCATGATAGAGAATGACCTAATATCGGATACAGCCAATTAGTGATACTAAAAGGATAAAACTCATCAAAAATGCTGGCTAACATAATAACCTGCATCAACACAGGATAATACTTCACAAACGTCACACAGACATTCCTTTGCCCTTTACTAATAAAATTGTTGCTCATGATATGTTGTTGTTATGTTACTAAAATGGGGAAGGCGATCAGCACCTTCCCCTGGTTTTCAATCACTTTTTAGTGCTCGTCTTCTTTCTTTTCATCTTGCCTCCAACGCTACCGCCTTGACGCATTTTAGGTTTGTCTTTCTTATCGACTTCACCACCCTGACGAGCTTTCTTTTTACAAGCCATGATACTAAAATTTTAAAATTGAATGATATGCAATATTAATCATTTTTATTCTAATGGACAATACTTAAAACAAAATAATATAATCCAAAAAACATTCAAGGGAGAGAACTAAATCCCCTCCCTTGTTAATTATACTGGATTAAGATTCATCTGAGAATAAGAGTATTTTAAAGTTCCTCTATCATCACCGCACTCAGCTCCATCTACGATAAAGTTGTAAGAAGCAGGTGACTCATTATAGACATTAAATATACCACCATTCTTGGAAATATCTGTTTTTTCAAATTGTCTAACAGTAGCACTCTTATACAATTTGCCATCATAGGATACGTTTATAGTTCGTATATACCATGTAGTATCCTTATTCTCATCTCCAACATGAACATATCCTGCCAATATACCTCCCGCTACAGCTCCGAAATACGAACAAGAGCTTCCAGGCTGTTTTCTCTGGGTTGTAGTTCCAATGCTTATAGTAGCTCCAGGTATCTCACGGTAACTAGAATCTACAACCTTGATGTCGCAAGTATAAATTCGTATATCTCCATTTTCATCTCCAGTCCACTCGAATCCAGCAATACACTTGCCGGCACCAGGGTTATAAGAAACATTATTCTTCTTATAAGTAGCCCAAGAACCGTTTTTCAATGTGATATGAGCGGGTACAAGCTTGACCTCAGCAGCAGCTTGTGTAACATTTATTTTCAATGTTTTACCACTGTCATTTTGAGTAAGCACAACGGATCCAGTACGAGAAGAAGATGTACTTGTGTTGGCAGTTATCTTAAGAACACAAATCATACTATCAGAAGCCTGATTTTTATACTCAGTCGTAATCCAAGAAGGTTTAGACGTAGTGGCAAAACCATGATAAGAACCATTCAATGTGCTTTTGATTGTATATTGAGCATCATTAGATGCAGCTTGAACAGATAAAGATTTATCTGAAGTAGTATTATCATCGAATGTGAACTTATACAACATTTGTCTTGCCTGCGAAATACTAAGAGTAATTGTCTTTCCAGATTCATTTTGAACAAAAACAATGTCACCAGATCTAGAAGAAGATGTTGTATTGGCAGATAACGTCACCACAGCCTTCATACTTTCAGATGTCTGATCTCTGTAATCAACAGAACACCAATCAGGTTTTGACTTAACAGAAAAACCTATGTATGAACCGCTTTTGGTACTTATGATAACTTCTTCAATATCCTGAGATTCTCCAGTTACAGACCTCGACTTGCTCGTTCTTCCATCATGGAACTGAAATTCGTATGGAGCATATCCACATTTTCCAACTTCAAGCTCGTATTTTACATCTTGATTTCCACAATCATCGTAACGAACGTATTTTACCTTATTGCTGTTGCTATTGCTTCCACATCCAGCTTCTTGCCAAGAACCGTAAGATCCGCAATTACAGCAATTCCTACAACTTACAGAATATTGACGATCTATGCTACCAGAGCAACTATCACGATAAGCATCATACTGAGTATGACCTACGCAATCTCCTGTTCCGTAATAAGACCAGTCTGTACAAGATTCTCCACCTCCATTAACCCATCTTGTGTTGTTGTAAGAAGAAGAACATGGATTGGTGTCACGTTGTTGTTTCTGAGACGTGCAACCGTCGCAACGGGTGCTTCCGGTATCCGACCAAGAAGGAGTTGTGCTATCATCTACGCAATCACCGTTTTTGTTAGCTACTGCCTGACCTTGGGAATTTACAGCATCTTGAGCCTTCTTATTAGCATCAGCTTGACTGATATTGGACGTAAATGGACCACCTACTTGATCTTGGGTTACGGTAACAGACGAACCATGCTGACAGCTTCCGCAATTGTTTCTGGTGAAGACCTTACTTGCCTTACCGGTCCAAGTACAAGTTCCCTGCGCGTCAGCAAGAGCCTGCCCCTGCTGTTCGACGGCAGCCTGAGCCTTGCTATTTGCGTCTTCCTGACTTACGGTAGACGTAAAAGGACCGCCGGTTACATCATCCTGATCTATGGTAACCTTAGATCCGACACCGCCGTCAGCACACTGTTTTGTAAATACCTTGCTATATATTCCGGTCCAGGTACATACCTTATCTCCACCTTCTACCCAGCGTTCATTTTCTCCACCATAGCATTCGTTGGTATTAACCTGTTTTTTATAAGATTTACCACCTTCGCATTTGGTTTCAAGCGGTTCCGAATCTTCCCATACAGGATCGGTGTTATCTGTCTCACATGTTCCGTTCTTGTTAACGTAAGCCTGACCTTGAGCTTCTACGGCTTCCTGAGCTAATCTATTTGCCTCTTCCTGGCTTTCATTAGAATAGAACGGTCCGCCTACCATGTCTTGTGTTACGCTCATAGGAACACCATGCTGACATGATCCGCAATTGTCTTTCGTAAATTCCTTGCTATATACGCCTACGAACCTACATTTGCCTTTTTGGTTGGCAATATTCTGTCCTTGAGCCTTAACAGCTTCCTTGGCCTTATTATCAGCATCTTCTTGACTTACGAAAGAAATAAAAGGATTGCCTTCAACATCAGCTTCACTTACTTCTACCTCCGTTCCCGAATCCGGTATCTCACAATCGTTTTTCTGGAACGTTTCTGTATAATGACCGGTCCAACTACAAACCTTATTTCCGCCATCTACCCAACGTTCTTGATTGTGAGTTTCAGAACATTCATTGGTATCACGCTGTTTTTTCTGAGACTTACCTTCATTACATCTAAGTTCTTCCGGTTCTACGTCTTCCCATACAGGATCGGTGCTTAATGGTGTACAGTTACCATTTTTATTAGCATAAGCCTGACCGCCTTCTTCTACGATCCTACGAGCTTCTGCGTCTGCTGCATCCTGGCTTTCTGTTGATGTAACAGGGCTTCCGTTTACCATCTCAGCCGTAACCTCCATCTCTACACCTTTATGACAAGCCTCGCATTCTGGAACGAATCTCTTACTGTAATGACCGGTATAGACCGTCATATCTTCACAATTACCTTTATTGTTGGCAATAGCCTGACCTTGTTCTTTAACAGCAGCCTGAGCCTTGTTATTAGCATCATCTTGACTTACGGTAGATGTGAAAGGAGCACCAACAACATCTTGTTCGGTTACGGTAATCTTAGACCCTACTTGGCCTTCATCACAATCGTTTTTGGTAAATTCCTCACTGTATTTACCAGTCCACGTACAATGGCCGTCCCGGTTGGCTATGGCCTGGCCCTGCTGCTCGACGGCAGCCTGAGCGAGCGCGTTAGCCGCCTCCTGGCTTTCGTATGAAGTAAAAGGACCACCAGTTACATCGTCTTGGTCTACCGTTACCTGCGAACCTACGCCTTCTCCTTCACAATTGTCTTTTGTGAATACCTTGCTATATACACCAACAAATTGGTTTTTATCTATGCAAGTACCTTTCTTATTTGCAAGATCTTGTTTCTGTTCTTCCATAGCTGCTTCAGCCAACGCGTTAGCTGCCTCCTGGCTTTCCCTTGATACAAAAGCATCTGGATATCCGGCAAGATCCTTTTCAGTCAAATCAACGAAGCTTCCGGTCTGAGATTCGGCATCGCAATCATTTTTCTGAACACGAGCCGAAGCCTTTCCTATAAAATAATTAGGATCCTCAATGCATTCACCATTAAGGTTGGCTTGTTCTTGGCCGTTTCTCTCTATATCATCAAGAGCTTTCTTATCAGCATCTTCTTGACTTACGTCTGATGTGTATTTACCGGCTTCTACTGTGTAAGTGTAAGGTGCTCCGATAAACCCATCTTCACAGTCATTTTTATAAAATACTTTTGACTTCTCTACGTTATACCATAAATTTGTTTCACATGTACCATGCTCATTAGCATAACCTGGACCTTCAGCTTCCAAGGCATCCAAAGCCTTCTGATTAGCATCCTCCTTAGAAACAGAAGAAGAGAAGCGGCCGGCTTCTACAACGTACTCTACCATAGATCCAACTTCAGTCACCTCACAATCTGTCTTTTGGAACATCTTGGATTTCCTGTCGTTGTACCATTTTATGGTATTGCAAGTACCATGAGAATTAGCATAGTCTTGACCTTTGGCATTCAACTCAGCTTCAGCCTTACGGTCGGCATCTTCTTGGCTTATGGTAGAAGAAAATTGCCCGGCTTCGATTGTCATCGTAACCAAACTTCCTTCTTCGGTATCAGGATCACAATCGTTCTTTCTAAACGACTTTGATTTCTTGACATTGTACCATAATATGGTTATACAACGACCATGCTCATTAACCCAGTTCTGACCATTTTGTTCAATGTCTTTCATAGCCTTGTCATCAGCATCAGACTGAGATATGATAGACGTGTATTTTCCGGCCTCAACAACGTACTCAAGCTCTTCCCCTTTCTCTGTCTCAGGATTACATCCTTCTTTTGTGAAAAGAGCTGACTGTCTTTTATTTCTATAAACTACCTGTTCTTTTTTTTTATGAACTAACGTACATTCTTCAGATACGCTACCGTCCCTGGAAGACACCCTTATCTTGACACTTCTGTTGGCACCAGTATCATTTTCATCAAAGTAAATATTAACCTTACTGTTAAGACCGCCTTCTTTCTTATCTATGTTCGCCCAACAATTATCTACTTTCATTCCTAATCCTCCATCTTAAATTTTCAGGATTTGTACTTACGTTGATTACCTCCGGTGATCCATCTGAATCAAGATCAACAACATCCTTGTCCAGGTGAATCTCCTCCTTATCCACAGACTCGCATTCAACTATTTCAATAACATAATCTTTTATATTACTTTCTATACTTAACTGCGTGCTTGTTTCATCACCCTCAATTTGTTCAAATTCCTTATCCAATTTAATGTAAGGAACGACCTTTCCAGGCTGATAAATAGGAATCAGTACACCATTTATAGTTATGTTCTCATTAACTTCATTCCCATCCTCATTGCCAGGCATGGAAACAATCATCGAAACCTGGAACGTGTCTTCAAGACCCGGATCACCAGGGAAACCATAATCAAGCCTAATATCATTGACGTCAATATTAAGACCGGAAGCGGTAGTAAATGCTTTTATGACACCCTTTATATCTTTCTCACCCGTAATAAGGGCATTGATCGAAGCGGCGTTGGTAGTAATAAGGATCTGCTTATCTCCACCAGATATAGGGAACTCCAGCCTGCTAACCGAGACTTCTGTGATTTTAATGCCTTTTTGCCTGAAAGTAATAGCTTTCATACTTTCAGTATCGGATTTTTTCACAATTCGGATAGTGATCCTATCTTCCCTTCCTTTCCAAGATGGAGCATCGAAATTCATTTTATCACGACCGACACCTTCCTTCTTGTCCGAGGTAAGCCAAGAACCATCATCCATCTTATATATTTTCTCTCTCGACATAATTATCCTCCCTAATTTAAAGTGTCAACTCCCATTCAACTCCATCATCGACAACCACCTGAACCGTAGCCGTACCTCCTGTAGCTTCAAATGTTATGTCAGTAGGAATAACGTCGAATATCTCTTGTACACCTACACATCCTAAGCCGCAGATAATGTCCTTAAACCATTCCTCTTTAGCATATTTTTTAAGAACCTCTTTAAAGAACTCACGAAGCCAATCCGAATCAATGGATTCCTTAAGTATGGTTTCTATTATTTCCTTAAGCCAAGATTCGTGCATTTCCTCTTTCAGAATCTCTTTAATAAGCTCGATAATGGTTTCTTTATCTAACTTGTCAGAAGGCACAGAGCCATCAACGAGATTACCCCCACATATAAATCCTTTGCATTTTTCTGCCATTTCTCATCCTCCTAAATTAACAATGGAACCCATAAGAACTATTTGCCTCTTCTCGGTACACGACCCTCACTTCAGCAAATTCATCTTGTTGACACATATCCCGGCAGAACTTAACAGTACGACCCTGGACTTTATACATATCAGAAGGCACGACACCCCCGCAATAAGACACAAGCAGAATTTCTGCCGGATCTTTTTTGAGAACCACATGAGAAGTGCCGTCAAATACTTCTGTATTGACAGATCCACTTACGTTAATAGCCCTTGAAACGTATTTAGCTAAATTAGCTAAAGCTCCGTCTAAAGGCATACCATGATACAAACCAGCTTCTTCTATAGTTTCTCCATCATAGAATATGTTAGAAGAAGGAATATTGCAATGATGCGGGCGTTCGCACCCACCATGACTGCCAAAACAACCGTTACCTGTTATTGCCATTGTTACTCAAAATATTTATTTTTTGTTTTAAAAATTCTATTTCCCTATCTTGATATTCCATACGGCATATCATTGCATTGATTAAAGCCGTAAGATCAGATCTCTGAGCCAGACTGAAGTAGCCAGCGTTGATGTCGTCAGCGCAGTACACGCAGTTCGTGCAGGTGTATCCGTCCGGGCATGGCACCGGCGTCTCGTCCACATGTGGAACATATACGTGTTTGCCACTTAAGTCCTTACCAATTTGTGCACTCTTTTCCATTTTGTAACTGTTTTTCAAGTTGTTCAACCCTTTGTTTTAGAAGCGTATTTTCTTCAACCATCCTATCCAAAAACTTATCTATGTTTTCGAAAACCAGTTCTATATTATGCATAACCTCATTATAAGGCATACCTGGAGTTAATTTGGATATGAATGTCTTGCATCCTGTATAATGAATGCAATGATCGCTTAAATGACCATACGGGCAATCGCATTCTTTTGGAAGAATTTCGCAATTGTCCGTACAGTCATTACACGGATCAGACCCGATACAGATATTAGATCTCAGAATATCAGGTCTGTCATCTTTACAAGTGTTACAATTCATGACTTTCTTTTTTTTGGTGCAAGATAACAATTTTCATTCACACCATCACAATAAGAAGTCAATCAATGTATTCCAAGCGGTTAGTGCTGCCTTTAAAAACGTATCCGCATCTGTTTTCTATCTCTACATCGGTAATAGGGAGAATAGCGTCTTTGCCATAAGTAAGTTCGCATTTTGAAATAAAATTTACTATACCTTGATAATTACCATGAAATTCCCTTGCGAGTTTCCTGCCAGTAGGAATCCCTTCTTTATTGGTTTCAGGAATACCTATCAAGCACTTTATCCAGTTTGGTTCATTCTTGTTATTGCTTCGTATTTCGTAGTTCACGATATCAAATACAATACCTTCAAGGTTCTTTACGTCGATGTTGTCCGCATCCATTTTCTTATCAATACGAATCGTGCTTGTTAAATCTCGTAATTTCATGATATTTTCTATTTTTGACATTAATGAATAACTGTCACAGTGTTTTAAAAGACCGAAGTAAGAAGACCAGCTTTCATTTGTAATACACTTCTTCGCGTCTTTGGCTACCCTCTTCCTTATTGTCACATAACCTTTATTGTGTTCAGATACGCCTTTGTTATTACGGTGGAAAACATACCCGCAAAAATCAAGAGGTCTATCCATGTCTGTTATAATACAAGTATGCCTTTTAGATCTTATCTTAAGCTCATGCCACCAATAATTCTTAATCCTCCATTTGGCAGTATTAGCATCCTCCTTAGTATAGAAAGCAAGGAAATTATCGTCGGCATATCTCAATGAAAAAGGAGCTATTCTCTTTGCAAGATCATCAAAATCTTTCATAAGGAGATGATGAATGAAAGGACTTGTAGGAGTCCCTATAGGCAGCTCTCCAGATACGAAACTTACGTCTATTACAAAATCTATAAACTTTTTATTTGAAATAAAGTTCTTAAGTACTTTTCTAAACACTTTGTCTTTTACATGGTTATAACATTTACGTTGATCTATAACCAAACAATACTTCAAATCAAGTCTATCATAATAAACATGCTTCATCTTTTTAATAAGAGACCTTGATTTAGACGATGCTGTTATGCCAAATCCCGGCTTACAATTAAGACCATTCATATTATCCTTCTCATAATACAAAGGACCTAACTTTACTAAAACAAGATGCTGATAAATTCTGGTGGTAAGATCCGGGCTGTTTATTTCACGAACCTTACCATTCTTGTTTTCTTTTACAAGTTTGCGATATTTGATTTTGCTAACATAAGTACCATCTAAATACCATTCATACAATTTTAACGAATTACCATCAAAATCAGAATTGAAATTAACAACATCATTCTTTTTAGAATGGTTTTTAAATGCTGCTTCGCATGCTTCTCTAATATCATCCAAACTTATATCTATATAGTTTGAAACTGATTTCAGTTGTGGGCTAATGACGGGCTTACGACCGTCGCGCATCTCTATCATATTTTTATCATATAACCTCATACGCTTGTCTTTTATTGATTCTCCACTCCTGGGAAAGATTAAAAAGAATATACCCAATTTTTTAGCCCACACAGGGCAAGGCCGCAATTGTTGCGATTCGTATTAGAAGCGGCGTTATTCGCATTCAGATTACGAGGCGAACAATTGCCATTGTTCGCATTACCGCCGAAACGAGCAGCCAATTCTTTTTAACCTTTTTCTCAACCGTTATTTGCTATTTCAGAGGTCAGATCCCAATGTAAAACTTGTTAGCAGACTAACGGATTTCATTGAATAGATTTTTATTGTTTATAATGTTAACTATCTCTGTTGTCTAATGACATTGCAAATGTATGTATAATATTTTATAGCTACAAAACAATTTGTATTAAATATTTTAAATTTTTGTTTTGTGGCTATAAAATATTATATTAACAAGATACGGCTGCGCCGTGATATAGTATATAAGGCTGCGCCTTAGCGCTGCGCTTATGATGGCTGCGCCATCAATGGGTTGCACCCATCAAACCTGCGGTTGACTGACGTCTAATAACAACTGGGCAAGGCCGCAATAGGCGCGAGTTGTAGAAGAAGCGGCGTAATACGCAATCAGATTACGAGGCGAACAATGGCCATGGGACGCATTACCGCCGAAACGAGCAGCAACTCTGGACTTTATACCAACAGATGAAGCCCAGTAGCAGTTGTCCCATGTATAAAAACATTCTCCTGAATTATAATTTCCTCCCTTTTTACCCTTCCATCCGGTATAAGGGATACGATGTAAAACATGACCATCTCCTAAATTTTGGGTAGTTGCTATCTTCTTATATTTGGATTCAAAATCAAAAACCTCACCATTATTTATAGTAGACCTTTTCTCATATGTCCATTTCTTTTGATCTGGCTCTATATAAATATCAATAGTATTGCCTATACGAATAACATTAGGATCATTTAAACAAGTCCCTACCTGTTCGTATCCTCCTCCACAATACCTAAAGACATCTCCAGACAAATTCATGCCATCGTACAAAGACATCCTTAAAATAACTTCCAAATCAAATTCTGCCGGTTCGTCATTTTCGTTTAAGGCTGATATAGTGCCGGTCATTTCCTTAAACACAATAACATTCATATGACCTTCAGCCATACTCTTGGCCCCCTGGACGTTCTTATACCAGTATTTTCCTCCATAAAAATCAAACTCTGATCCTTCTTCTACGCCTGTCTCAAATGCAAAAGAAGCCGCCATCTGGCTTTCCATGCACTGTTCTTTAGGATATTCTGAATTTATGAGGTAAGAAAAATGAGTTTTTTTAGTAGGTTCATAATGGATAATAGAAGAACTGTTGTTCCATGTGGCATACATCCATGTATCTTCTCCTTTTTTACGGTATTTCAATCCTCCGTATTTATGGTAATTAACATCATTACCTACCCCGGAGTTACTTGATATCCCTGATCCAAAAGTATCTGGATTAACCAAGTATTTAGTACCGTACAGCATTTCAAGGTATATGATATAGGCATTCAAGGTCAAAAATCCACCTTCTGAAAAAGGATAAGAAGATTCTGGATCTACGTTATTTGCCCTCGAATACTTAGCTATATTGATCTGATTTACATCATTGCTTCTCGGATAAGTTCTTCCATTTAGAAACATCGTGCAGGCGTTACCAACTCCGGCTCCGGATTTACAATTTGTTTCTCCTTCATACAAGAAAAAGAAAGATCTTGCCTTGGAGTCTACTGTACATACCGGTCCAGGAGATAAGGCTGTGGGCGGCAGCACAGGGCACGTCTGGCGCAGGTCAAGTCCGTCCAGCATAGGAACCGTGTCCGCGTCGTACACACCAGACCATATTTTCCCGCTTTTGCCAACTACCTTATCAACTATATACAGACTCTTGCTACATCCTAAGAATATGCTATAATTCTTTGAAGTAGTCTCCCAAGGTCTTAAAATCCTTACCTCTGATCCTGAAGCATTATAAAGTTTTTGGCTAATGCCATACTCTTCATAAAAAGCCTTGGCGTCAAATGCTCCAGCATCACAATACTTATTTTTATGACCGCTATCCAAATACAACTCCACATCACATTCGGCTCTCATTTCCTCGGTTATGCCTACCGTAGGAGCAAAATCTCCATTTTCAAATCTAAGGAGATTGTTCTTACGAAGCTTTCCAACCGGACGCACTTTGTCTCCGGTATTTTGAGTCATGTCTATAAGGTAAAAATCCCAAGAAGGGAGAAGGCTTTTGTCGCCAACTGATTCCGTGGCTTCTGGAGGAAGCTGATCCTCAGTCCAAGCGGATGCTGATCCTGAAGCACCTTCTTTAAGAACGTTGAAAGTATTACCATCAGACAAAACAAAAGGTTCAGATCCCTCCCCTTTCTTCGATAAAAACTTTTCCCTCTTACCAACTTGATTAACGACGATGCTCTTCTTGGCCTTATTCCCTTCATCAGAAATAGTGTAATTCAAAGTCGTATCAAGACCTTCATTTATTTCAGAAAACACCGACACCAGTTTGTCATTCTCGCCTTCTGTCGGATTAAATTTTACGTTGCTCATTTTAAAAAATCAAATTGACATTCATCAACAACGGGCTCGCATTTGGTATTTTCATTAACCCATTTCATGCCCTCTTCTTCCAGTATCTTCTTAGCCTTTTCATTGGCATCATCAACGCTAATGAAAGACGTTACGGTACCGGCGTATATCCTCCTGTATTTCTCAGGAGCCTTCCATCCTTCCTTACAACGTTTACTAAACCAACCATGTTGATCTTCGTTGTAATAAACGGTTTTACATACTCCAGATTCGTTAGCGGCAGCCTGCCCTTCTTGCTCAAGAATCTTCGCAGCTTCGTAGTTGGCTATTTCGGTACTGAACTTAGACCATACACGCCCGGCCTCTACCACGTGATGTGTGAGCTGTTCTTGTTTTTGACCATCAGGACAATCATTTTTAAAGAAATCCCCTTCCTGTCTTGTGTTATAATATACCTCGCAACAGCCACCTACTTTATTGGCATACAACGGACCTTCTTTCTCCGCAAACTCTTCCGCTTTCCTATCTGCATCATCTTGGCTTATATCCGAACAAAATTCAGCTTCATGAACGATGAAAGTTTCTTCAGAACCAAGATCTTCCGGACAGTCCGATTTCTTGAAAACTTTTCTGTATTCTTTGTTGTAATACATTTTTTTCATGACAAGATCTTATTAAGTTCCTCTTTAAATTTCTGAATCTCGTCCGGGCACAACCCGCATTCCCCTTCACATACGATTCTTTTCATACGATCTATTTTAAGAACCGTATCTATATCAGGTTTTATACCTACCTTATACTTATGATATTGTAAATACTGATCAGCCTTACATGCTATAAAACGATCAGCACACTCACATAAGTAAGATGAAGGGAAAAGAATTTGCTGTGTACTTCCGGTAGCTGACATATTATTTCACGGTAAAATACCTGGCGTATTCTTTATTTATGTATTCAGAATAAGTAGCAAGATCATCCGGATCCGGACACTCGTTCTTCAAATTAACAATCCAGCCTCTTACCAGTTTTTGAATATCAGCATACCTTTTACTTACACCTCCTACAAACCTGAACTTGCGATGAAGGTCTATGATTTTCTTGTCCAATACAGCAAGTTCATCGTATTTCTGAATACAAGCCGCATTAGAATCAGCTTTAGGTGTCGTATTCGACTGAGGCTTTATAGCCCTATTTCTATTAACAGAAGTAATATTACTTCTTCCACATCCACATCCCATAACTTATTTATATTTAATTAATTACATTTTGCAACCACAATTTTCACAATTATTGAGAACGTAAATCAATTTAGATGCCTTTTCGTATAATTGTTTTACGTTTTCAAAATTCCCTAATCTCATATTGGCCTCAGCCGCAGCCAGCAGAAACTCTATTTCTTTTATTTTGTCAATAACGTCATCATCCTCATGATCACACAATACGGTTGACCTGGCCCATATCTTATCTATGTTAAGACGAATCAGATCGGTTTTTAAATACTTTCTGTTAAATGAATAAGATGAAGGACTACCTTTTATGGTAATATCGTATATACCATCTTTTAGGTTTTCAAAATCATTTCCACGACCGGGATTTATGCCAAGGGTCTTACTGTTGAATACATTCAACTGATTCTTACCAAGATAATAAACATACTTATTTTCATCTTCAGGTGGCACAATCTCTATAATAGCCGGTCTGTCTGCAAGTATCCCCCATTCCGACTGATCGGCTATGCGAAGCGTTTTAGGGTTGTTGGTGCTTATAACCTCAAAATCAAGATGGATGTTGTTCATACTCTCCTCCCATCCCATTCTGGTAAGGGAATCGTCGTATCTGGCTGTTATATCAGATCCTTCTACTTCAGTGCTATTAACACGTACCTCAGTACCATTTATCTTGACTCCTACTATTTGGGCCACCAACGACTTAGCCATACCAAACATAGGAACAATGATTTCCCCGTTATAATCAGTTCCTTCATTTGGATACTGTACTACTTCCGTCTTATACAGACCGTCATTTCTTCTGGCTACTATTCTAATAACCATCTGATTTTCTACATCGTAGTCGGTCATTACTATCCTGACATAGAAAATGTTATTTCTTATCTGTGGTAAAATATCGATATAGTTCATACCTTATCTTTTTCTACAAAGATAAGTAAATGAGGTGATAAAAGTTTAAACTATTGGACATTAAATAAAAGGTGAGGTGATTGTCACCATATCCGATAATAGACTCCAGCACCTAAGTAGGGGGAGAAGCCCTCGCGCCCAACTCCATACCCTGCCGTCAGTCCTATACCCCAGCGCCGGCTCTTTTCGTATATTATTTCTTTTTTGTGGTAGATGATCATCGTATCCAAATTAGGTCTGTATCCACTTATAACAGCCCGATAATCTTCTGTGGTGTATGTTTTTCTCTGTATTGGTATATTGATATAAACAGTGTCTTTTATCGTATCTTTTTTAACTATAGCATCCATAGGGAAAGGTATTTCTACCTCCCCTACGTCAACTATATACTGAGGAACAGGAATAGGTTGGATAATGGTATCTATTACCGTATCTATTTCTATATCGTGTATTATTTCTTTCTTCTTGCATGTTTTACCAAATAAGAAAGATATAAAACACAGTAGAATAACTCCTAACACATGCCTGACTCTCATTTTTTGCAAACACATTTCTTACCCTCCTTATCTTCATCTAAAAGTTCTTGTATATCACCGTTATTGATACTTTCTTTAAGCTCTTCTCCGAATGGAACTTTTTGCCACCAACTTACTTTGCTAAAGAAATACTTAACGCCTTTTACTATCATTAAATCAGGAGCAAGATCTCCGAGGCGCTTGAATGCCATTCCACCGTATAATATTAAGGCAAATATTGTAATCCACTGAAGAAGCATATCTATAAACTCTGGAGATTTATGTCCTCCCATAGACATAATAAGATCCATTCCGGATATCGTAAACAGCCCGAAAGAACAGGCCGCAAACTCAAGAAGAATTTTCAAAACTCCCATTTCGCTTATGCATGTCAATATCTTAAAAGGCCTCTTTCTCTTTCTTCGGATATAGCAGTGTTTGATACTTTTTATAGTAGCTAACAAAAGATTTATAGCTAATATAAACAATATAGAATATATAAGGTGGTGAATCTCCTGGAAATTCATCCACAATGCTGATAATCCGGAAATGAGAAAAGCCCAGAAACTTTCTAAATTCATCCTTCCTACAAATCTGTAAGCCATATTAGAACATAGTTACTTTCTTGCTACTTCCAAGAGAGTCATATACGTCAATATGGACCCAATTGGTACCTGATTCTAATCTAATGGGACAAGGAAGTAAATCCTGTGACTGAATTATTTTATTCCTTGCCTCTTCTGCCGTCATACCCTTGGCGTCAAAATCGATGGCTGCCCCAAGCATATGAGGACTGATATACAAAGACCCTGATACGGTTTTGGATTTTACTATATCCGAGATATTGTTCCTAAACCCACGTTCATCAAACCTTCCGCCCGACTTCCAGGTATTAACCGTCATCGGAGTTTTCAAGATGTCTTTCCTTAAAACCAGTATCGTGTGAAGCAACTCAGTTCTTAAATACCTCCAGCAAAGATCTTTGTCTCTACCGTATTCTTTAGGACCAACTAATTCAACAATACTAAAATACTGACTCAATTCTTTTATAATGTTTTTTCTTTCCATAACTTAACCTTTTTCACAAAGATAATCAGAACCTTACCGATATGAAAAATAAGTAGAGTCTGGATTAAAGAAAAACCCCTGCATAAATAAATATACAGGGGTTATCCATATCCCATATTCTATTAAATATATTTAAAGCTATTCATCCGTTTTAATACATCCCCTCGGAGACCTTTCGGTCTCCTTGGTAGATGTAAATCCCGTTAGGGATAAGTCAGGATTTCTCCTGTAAGTACCCATCGCCAATGTTATAAGAGGTTTTATATAATGGCAACACTGTTTCGTCAAATACACTACTCCTGTTTAATCACCATCCTTAGAGCTACAGACTTGGGCAAACATCCGTAGGTAACTATATATTCTCAAATAACGTAGCCTCTGTTTCAAGGCTTAGGCTAATAACCCGATCTCTGAAAGAGATGTATTAAACTTTTATAATAGAATTATATTGGTTTAATACTATTTGGGGTTATAACATTAACAACAAATCACGACCTAAACAACCTTTACGTATCCGGCTGATACAAGATCCGAAAGATTCTCGTAAGCCAAAGGGATGCCTGAATCTCTTATGCAAAGATACTTAATTTCTTTGTCAATGTAATACTTTCCATTCTCTAAAATAGAATTATATACCCAAGGAATAGGATCGTCTATCGTACCTAAATGCTTTTCCTGAACAACCATATACAGGCTTTCGGCTCCACCTCCCTGACCAGGAACCCAGTCGGCTTGGAGATTGTGATTTTGCCTTACTTCAAACAGGGTCCAATCCAAATCCGAAGGTTTGTTTTTGCTACGGAAACGCTGCCCTTTTACAACAGCAGTGCCCATAGGAAGACCTTTGTCGCCGTAAACTCCATCCTTGTCCCAGATAGGGTACAACCCCTTTATCTTAAGAGCAAGATTCTGGTCGGTGTTTTCCAACATAGCCGGCGTGTTGATCATCGCCCTCATGTACATAGCTGTAGCCTTCTCCGGATCATTGGCTTCAAGGATCTTATTTTTTTCTATGATCTGATCCTTTGTCCTTACCAACTTCTCAGGATAGCCTTCATCTACTTTCATAGACTCAACTTCACTCCTGTCGGTTTTAGAAGCTATTTCCTTTTCTATGGCAGCAGTACGATCGTTGCACTCAGATTCATATACATGCATTTCATTCATTGCCGTATTAGCAATATCAAGCTCGTATTCTGAATCTGCTACGGATACGGTGTATATCCCGCTTCCTTTTGCTACATCAATATCGTTTTTAACCTTCTGTCTCATGCTGCTGTTATACCATATCTGTTTACCATCCAAACTATAAGAGCGGACAGCATCAGAATAAGCATATTCCCTGGCCTCAGAAACCTTCCTGTCTTTAGCCTTGGCAAGCAACTCCTCTTCAGTTGGTCCAGGAGGTTCCGGGTCAAGCTGCATGGCAATAACTTCTTTCACACTCGCATCAGGATTGTCTTGATGGAATTTTTCTTGATCGGAGTCAAGTTGAACCCATTTACCATCTAAGAAATCTTGGTAAGAATACCCTACTTCGTAAGAAGAGGAGTCCAACTCATATCCTTCCCAATAAAAACCTTTTATATTCTTATTTACATAAAGCATATTCTATCCTTTCTATTAAGCTTGTTCACCTACTCTGATAACCAACTTATCATTGATATACCAGATACTTAATTCTATAAAACTGTTTTTAGGTACTATTACGCTATCGCCTGACATGCTCTGGAACAGACCAGAGGTAGGAAGCGGCTGCGTAATGTCATTGCCGGTAGTGTTGTTGACCCGCACCTGCCATTCCCTCCCAACATCCTCAGCAGATACGGCCATAGACAGGTTCGTAGCGGAAGCTACGTTGGCTATGATATTATGAGCATCTATTGGCAAACTTGCTAATGTTGTGACAACATTAGGAGTCTTAGCCATAAACTTCAAATAAGATAACATGTCATTAGACAACGTAGCCGTATTAGCTATAGCTCTATATGTCTTATCTTGGGAAACAACATAAGTTACCATCTCAATGTCTATATAAGATCCAGATACGTCTTCCTTTGAGTTGGTGTTATTAAATAAAACAGCTATTATTTTTAATTCAGAATTATCATTGTCTAAAAAATAATCCAAAGAAAAATAATAAAAACTAAGCTTACCTAATGTAATATTGTTATTGTAAGCATTCAGAACTTTTGCATACGAATCCTCATCAAGAGTTCCAGAAGTACTGGGAAATATGGATAAATCAAGATAAGATGAATCTACTCCTGTACTTACCATACCAAGTGATTCAAGCACCTTAGTTCCACCTTCTTCAGTAACCAAAATATATTCGTTATACACGTTTTTAGTTTCTGTAGATGCCACATCGTCTTTTACAAGATACATGACATTATCCTTCGCTTCTTCAACAGTAGGAAGTTTGCTAACAATCTGTTTCTTCCACCCTGCTGCCGAAACAGCATCATCTATGTACTGTTTTGTTACATGATCTCCCCATGTCATATTACTAAGAAGAGTCTTGCTACCGTCCTGACTTCCGGCAGGGGGAGCCGGGATGAGGCCTCCCTTCCCCGACTCCGAACCTGTTCCAGGAGCAGCCTGCACCACATTCTCAAGTCTGGAATCAACCTCCTGACCTTCGAATTTACTGTTATAACCTACTTCTGCCATTTTTTTATTTTCATTTAAATTAATCAATTCATTTCCTTTTGTATCATAAAACGTTTACACCTTGATAATTTCAACTTATTGTGCATGATATCTCTCTGGTTTTTACCGTCAATATCACGAATATTAAAACGACCGGTTTTACGCCTTCCGAATATAAAGTAATAACTGTTTTCAAACATAACTCTGTCAAACAAACGAAAACCAAAAACTTCAAAAGGAGATTGATTTGGTCTTTTTATCCCTCCTTTTGGAATCTTTTGTTTGTGAATTTGACGATTATGTCTTCTAATTAATCTTACTTTATAATAATAACCCAACCTTATAGAATTAAAGTTCTTAGAAATAATAAAAGCATCCGAAACATGGGATTTTTCAATATTGTTATAAATCCTATTGTATTTTGTAACATAACCGAAAGTCATAGAAACTTTGTCATATTTAGACTTTAATCCTTCATACAACCTCCATTTCATAATTCCCATTACGGCCGCGTCGCGAAGCGACTTGCCTCGTTTTACTTTTAAATTAATATTGCCTTTGTGATATTCTTTATGACATGTTTCACATAAGGTAATAAGATTAGATGGAGAATTTCCTCCAGTCTTTCGAGATTCAATGTGATGAACATTAAGGATCTTATCTTTCGATTTTCCTTTACAATACTGACATTTATGTCCATCCCTTGCTAAAACATACTCCCTTACGTTCCAAAAACCAAGTTGATCTCCTTCCTGATATTCTTTACCTGATATTTCAGGATTGTTAATCTTCTGAGTATCAAATTGAGCTACTTCGATAACAATACGAGATATTGGTAATATAGAACATACATTGTCAATAACACGAATATGGGCGTCTATTTTGTACTGCACCGAAGGTGCTATCCATCCCGGACGCTTGCTTTTTATTCTATTGTTAAAACGAGGTTTTCTGTACCTTAACCTTCCCCGTCTGCTTCTTCGTAGCGCCCTCCTCGTCGAAAGAAGGTCTACAATATCATTCCTAAGAATAACTTCACTACTGTAAAGTTCTTTGCTTTTCGTCGTAGCTGATAGACCGACATGTCTGGTGCCAGCATCAACGCCTAACACGATTTCTTGTTTGTAATCGGATGTGACGTACGTTAATTTGATGGTAAACGGACATAGGTTTACAACGATTGCCTTGTTTGATTTAAGCAATCGTCTTACCTTACCATGCCTCGTTGTAGGCATCATAGGTTTACCATTTATATCCTGTACGTACACCATATCTACAAACGTTTTTAATGTTTATTCAACATAAGTCAGAGTAAAACTCTGTTAGTACCCATCGCCAATGTTATTTAAGGTTTTTCGTAAGCAACACTATAGCTCGAATACAACCATTGTTTAATCACTTACCTTAGAGCTACGAACTTGGGTAAACATCCGTAGGTAACTATATATTCTTAAATAACGTAGTGTTTGTTTCAACACTTAGGCTAATAATCGGAATAGCTTGAAACTATTATACACAATATAATACAAATATTTATGATTTATATAAGTTGTGTATTATTCGCGATTATTTTTATTTCTTGTTAATTTTATCCAACAATTTCTTGATCTGGTCTACGATGTCCATCACCGCGCCAACCTTGTTTTTTACGTCCTCAACCTTCTGATCAATCTTAGAATCCAAAGCCTTTAAACGGTCTTCGTTTTTACGATACACTAAATACAGGGCTAAACCGATGATTGCTATCGTAAGGATATTAGCCAAAACGCATCCGATTATTATCTGAAACATGATGATTATATGGTAGATAACGCTACCACACGCTTTAATTATTCAACTTTTTACAAATATAGTAATTACCCCAACCATAACAAGATCAAAGACACTCGTCATTAACATCAGACACCCATTCTTTAGATGAAAGAACAGATTCAAGCTCAGAAGAAGGGCTGTCATATACCAGATACGGGTATTGAGGTTCGTCATCAGCCTGCATGTCTAAAGACTTAAATAGAAGGTCATAATGTTCTACGTGTAAAATAACTTTAGAACCATCTACGCTCGCTCTTGGGCTGCCTATTCCTAATTCACGTCTCTTTTCTTCAGATACGGAATCATATACTTCTTTTGGTATGATAATGAATTTCATATTATTTTGCTTTTAAAGTTTGTAAATAGTTATATGCTTTGATACAATCTTCCCTGGAGAGGACTGTAGGATAAATCGCTAAGTTTTTGAAAGCAATTTTAGTATATGCGTTACCTGAATATCCTATAGTTAAGAAATTTTTACTGGTAGATTCCGTTTCTTCATTATAAATAGATTCTTTCCAGTCTTTTGAATAAATCCTGCCATCAGAACAAATTGCATTAACGGTATTTTGATCGGGAATCAAAATATTTCTACCATTTTTTATATTAATGAGCATTGAATTATAATTATAAATGACTATACTATCAAATTTTACAATACCAGCATTGTCATTTTTCCCTGTATTTATAAGCTCCCAATCTCCTATTACAGTCCAATCATTACCCATTTTAAATATAGACGAGATTATCTTATCATCCACCCCATCAGTAACCAGATAGCCAGCATATTCCCCTTCTTCATTGTAGCCACTCCCTTCTGCAAAACCAAAATTAGACAGTACAAGATCATTACCATTGCCCGTAATGTTGGCAATAGTAGCACGATCTTCGTCCTCGTTGGTTTTGCCTACCACTGTCCATGCCTGGTCGGGGAAGAGCCAGGGATAGGTTTTGACGAAGTAGTCTTTGATCTTGGTTAGCTCTTCTTCGGTGGCATCGTGGTCGAGAAATACAAGTTCCCAGATAGCAAAATTAGCAAATTCATTTCTTTGAGGATATGACCTGCCTAAAACAAGTGAATTTGTCGCATCTTTGTTTCCATTGGCAATATTAAATCCATTATACTTAGATGTTGTTTGCCAAGAAAAAGGAGATTTTGAATATTGTAATGATATTTGAGTAGCTCCATACGAAATAGTTTGCTCTGCTCCTTTATTGTAATTTTCAAAAGTGAACGCACCATTAAAAGATTGATCGGATGCGTTTGTCGCTATAGCAGATATTGCATTTGGATTATATGTAATCCACTGTCTCAACGCCACAACCGTATATCCCTTTTCTTTAGTCAGAATGGGGAAGTTATCACAGACACCATAATCATCCACTCCGTCAAAGACGAGTGCACCGGGGTAGAGAGGTAGTTGTTCGATGGTGATTTGACCTAAATCCGCACTTGCTAAATGAAGATGCATTTCATTACTTGTATATTCTGGGTTATCTTGTAATGTTATTATTCCATTTGAAGGCAACTTTAAATACTTATTCGAAGCGGAATTGGCAAATTTCATAACTCCTTCCGGGTAAGTACTTGTAATCTTAATGGTGACATTATTAGATATACCTAAATTAGATTTACTGATAAACACAATATTCTTTCCTGAACCCTGTGATACTTTAACATCAATAATGACTTTCGAGTTACTTTTAGTTATTCCTATTTCTGTAGTATCTCTATTATTCACCCATTTAGAAAAATCACCAACATATCCTCCAACCCCTGACATCCCCTTCCAAGAGAAGTTTTTCAACTGTAGATCGTATCCATTACCCGTCTTATCAACCCATACGGGATTAGCAGCCATCTGCTCATTAGTGAGACCGGAAGCGGAATATCTGGCTACGATACCTTCTATATCTGGGAAGGAATCTACCTTGCATGGCAGGTCTAATATCATTTTCGCATACTCTTTAAAAGGTACGGAAGTAGGTACATCATACCCTTTGGATATAAGGGCTTTCCTTATATCCTCCTTGGTATTTATGATCCTCATTAACTTATCTGATATGGTCCCCATTACACTTCCTCCCCATTTATGTAATCTAATACCTGACCTATGTCTCCGATGTCTGATTTTATTGACTCTCCTTGAGAATGTATTTCAATAAGTTTCTGATATAAGGTGTTATCCCCTATACGATTCTTATCTGTAGCTTGTTCTTCTATTTTGGCTATCGTATCAGGATCTTCGTACTTAACACCATCAGGGCCATACCATTCGTCTGTTAAATTCGTGTATTTATGACGGACTGGAGTCGGTTTAGACTCCAGTGTTACTAAAAAATATTCGTTACAGCTCATGACAATAAGATTTAATGGTTACAACAATTGCATCTACAAACTGTTCTCACGTAGCCAGAGGGAATAGCCGCCAGCTCCGCCCCTACGGCTATCGCCGGGTCAGTGCTTTCCATGACCGTCAGCGCCATCTTGTCCACGTCAAGGGCATTGTCGTAAACGATTTCTCCCTCAACGTAGATGCTCCCCGCATCAGAAACGTAGCAGTTTTTCACCTGTCTTATATGGCGCTGTGTAGCAGACGCAAAATCACACTCGATACTTAACCACCCTACCGGTATCTGATTGATATTGGATCCGATATTGTAATCAGGATCGGTTGTTTTAAGAACCATATGTCTCAATTCCCTTGTATTTCCGTATCCGTCCATTGTTATGTATGTTCGGATCTGAACCTTACCCTTTTCCGTCTTATAACAGTTTTCTACTATTTCTGTATCGGATGTAGTAGCATCAGGGAAATCACAAACAATACGCTGCCATCCTTCTTGTATTTTGCTGAATGTGGCGCCTCTTTGTATATCAGGGTCGGTAGTTTCTAAGACAATAAGATACTCGTCCCGGACACCTATTATGCTATCTACCGACCTGTATCCACCAAGATGTATTTTACCACCAGGAGTAGTATAACATTCATCTACAGACATAATATGTCTTTCCGTAAGATCAGGAAAATCGCATTCGGTTTTCGTCCATTCGTTAGGTATCTTATCTATTCTCGTCCACTGAGGATAGGCGTCGTCCGTTGTCTTAACAATATAATAATACTGTTCCCTTACACCAAGAACGGCATCAATAGCTTGATAACCTTTTATATTGACCTTACCACCATCAGTCTTATAACATTCGTCCACCTCAACAATTTCCCTGTCCGTCATGTCAGGAAAATCGCAGACCATCCTCACCCAATCTTCGGGAATGGAATCCAGCACAGTTCCTACCTTAATATCAGGATCGGTTGACTGAAGAACGGTATAAACCTCTTCCCTGGCTCCAAGGATGTTATCTATGGCTACCAAACCTTCTACTTGAACTTTTCCTTTTTTAGTAGTGTAACATTCAAGAACGTAAGTTACATCTCGTTCTGTCATATCAGGAAAGTCACAAACCATTCTAACCCAATTCTCTGGAATTAGCTTAAAGACATGGCCGGCAGGGAAATTATCGTCCGTCGATTGAATAACGGTATAAATAGATTCCCTGATATTTATCTTATCATCTATGGCCTCCAATCCTTCTATTTCAACCTTACCATCCTGAGTCTTATAACATCTGTTGACGAACGTAATGTCTCGCTCTGTCATATCAGGAAGATCACAGTCGATCATAACCCACTCGTCTGGTATTTTAGTAAGAACTTTACCTACCGGATTATCCATGTCGGTACTGTCGGTAATTCTATGGGTTTCTTTAAGAACATCCATCTGATCGTTAAGAAGATACCAACTCCATACTTCAACCTTTCCACCAGGTGTACGGTAACAGGTTTTGAAATCTTTGATAACTTTCTCAGCTATGTTAATCCACTCCCATTCGGTTGTGGCCGGAATACCAGAAACAGGATGCTTCTTGCCTTCTTCGTCAAGATACCAATAACAGCCATTTAAGGACACAACCACTTGGTAGATTTTGTCCCCTATTTTTATACCGGATTTGCTGTCATCTACCGGTTGGGAGGAACCCCATTTTCCAACTATGTTGGTTATTTTATCAATGCCCCTACCAAAGGCACCAGATAAAAAATCCACGCCATTCATATGAAACTAAGTTATTTCAAATTGTTTTATTACAAAAAAGGGGGTGGAGGACCAGCCTCCTCCCCCTTGGGATATATAGAAAAAAGGAAAATCAAATCTTGCAGGGCTTGATATTTGCCGAAGCAGCTAACAAGTCCATAAGGTCTTGAATACCTTCGTGAGCGCCATACGGTACATGGAAGTGTACTGTAATATGATCATCAATTACCCTACCGAAGCCGTTAGAGTAACGTGCCGGCTTCAACGTTACTGAATAATCAGCATACGGAGCCAACAGATCTAAGCGGGTTTCTTCATTGGTAAACATCCGTTCCATAAGTTCTTGGTGAGTCTTACGGAAGTCGAAGAACATACGTTGTTCGCGTTCCTTATCCAGCAATTCAGCGCCGAGGTGAGTACGCGGAGCCCAGTGCTGTTTGTATTCGGTGTGGATCGGGTTGAAGTACGTACTGATAGCCTCACGCTGTTCATCCGGATAACCACCATTTACAGCAATACGAACAGATCCTTCTTGGAATGTCAGACGGTCAATCAAACAGTCAGACGGAGAAATCATGTAGTCAATACCACGGAACAAAATACCGCATTTGCAGTTCTTAGGAAGCGGATCGGCGATAATGGACTGATCTCCTGCTACGGCACCCAAACGTTTCCAATTACGTCCACGATAAGATTCGGGCGCTTTCGATACAAAGAAGTCTTTGAAAATTTTATCGCATTCGTCGCAAACCATGTTAGTAACGACCGTTGTTTTGAATTTGTGTTGACATCCACCAGGTGTACCGTAATCTTCGATTGTCAGATACGGGAATGCTGCCTGTAATTCTTCTTTAGCACTGTTACCACATTCATCATCCGGCAACGTGATTTCATAAGCTTCTTTCGAAATCTTACAAGAACCACATGCTTCCCAGCTAACGGTAGTAACAGTAGGATTGCTACACATATCTGCTGTTTTAGCAACGAACGTTACTGTGGCAGTCGGATTGGTTTCTACAAATGCATCGATATCAGCCTTCGTCAGTTTCTTGCTTACGGCCACAGTGTACATACCTACGCCGCCATCTTGGGCTGCTGTTTTCTCGGCAGTGCTACTAACGGCATTCTTAATGCTTTCTACTACAGTAGACTGATCAACGCCATCATCCTCTAACGTTACGGCATAAATCAAACCGCCGTCTACCTTAGTATATCCTTCAGGACACTCTTCGCAGCCTTTCATTATAGAAGACAGCTTTTGAGTATAATCAGCAGGCTTACCACCTTCTTTCATCACCTGATATTTGGAAGTAGAAAGATGACGTCCGACTCTCTTGATATCCAAACCAGGATAAGCAGCCTTAAGCTGAGCCAGGGCATAAGCATCACCGGTATCACACATTTCCATACAATAGAAATTCATGTCGGTTTCCACCGGAGTTTTTTCCAACTCGTCACAAGAATGGATAGGATGGATTTCTACAAAATCACCTACCTTTCCACCACCTGCAATCGGCTGATTCTTGATACGTTCGATTGTTTTCAAGATAGCAGCCAAAATATCAACATCTTCGCAAGGATCACATTCTGAACACATATCCTCACGACCAGGACAGTTTTCGAAAATGATGTAATCATCGATATTCACCTCACCCATCGGATAACCACGAAGCTCGAACAAACGTCCTGTCAGCTTAATATGAATAGGGATACGATCGCCTTTTCTTGCTGTAATAGCGGTATTGTCGTCAATTCCGTTGTAACCGAAAATAACTTCATCTACTTTAATTTCTTTGCTCTTCGGAGCAGAAGCATACACTTCTATAATTTCATCAATAGCAAACGTAGGTGTAGAGAATGATTTATCATCAGATACACGGTCGTTCACCATCTCATTACGTCCGATTCTGATCTGGAAACGTTGTTCGTCCTTACGATATCCTTTCAAGTCTTTCAACGCTTTCAAACCATCTTTAGTCTGCTCACCATCCAAATCATAGATAGCGATCTGACCTTCTTGAAGCAACAAAGAATCTACGTCCGCCAACTTAGCGTGCGGAGGACAGATAATGTGTCTGTCATACGGTTTATGGATAGCCATAGCCTTATAATATTTTAAAAATTAATATTCTGTTATCTGTCTCAAAAATAGCGATAGTCATATAAGCAACAAAAAGCATTAGGAATTAATTAATTCTTAATGCTTTTTGATAGTCTTTAATTTAGGACACGTCTTTATTCTGCTATAAAGGAGATTGGACGTTGTTTGAGTCTATTTGATAACGTCCATATTCGCTTTCATTCAAAGCAAATTGCTTTTCAATCATGTTAAGGATAATACCAATTAATTTATCATCTAATTCAGGATCTATATCGGTTGAATTAGAACCATCGGATTTAACATATCCTTCGATGTCAACTTCCTTAGGATAGCGGTAATACGTAAGGTAAACGGTGTCTACTTCAAAACCAGACTTGTACACCCTTACCGAATCTTCGCCTATAGTGTAGAACGTTTCCCTAAAATCAAAATCAGGTTTGTTAAAAAAGTCGGCAAGAAGCTCATGCGGGTTTTCGTTCTTAGCCTCCCACATGGTAAAATCAGTGACCGTGCATTCACCTTTGGTAAATACGCCTGATATGTTTGAAAAAGAAAAGAAATCAGAAGGCAATGAAAACAAAGTGCTTTCCGGATTATCTTTATCTCCTTTCTCGTCAAGTTCTTTTGAATACACAACTAACTTTTGGATATAACGTATATCCTCTTCGTTTTTCTTATCAAGGATATAACGAACAAGGCGGTTTTGTTCGTCATTAAAAAGCTGAACAAAACGTGCCTTGTCAAGTTTTATACCACCGTTGGTCATGTTTTCTTCAGCCTTCTGTAAGGCCCGAAGATAACAATCAACAATCTTCATAAATTATTCTTTTTTATCAGCGTACTGATCAATATCAAAACCTTTTTCGTCTTCCTTTTTCTTCTTGTCAGACTTAGCTCCTTCTATTTTTTTATGCTTGTTCTTTAAAGCATTATACGCTTCCAGAACACGTGACTTGGTTTCTAACATCGACTTATTGGAAGCAAGAGCCATAGACGCAGAGATAGCGTCGGCGCCCAGGAGCTCGCCATTCAGATACAGTCCGTCGGTGTTGACGGTGACAGCCAGTCCCTCAACCATTTCCCTAATCATACGATGGAATTTGATCACCTGCATTCCCTCAGAAGATTCATCATCAGACAAGAACCTTGAGCTTGCTTCTTTATACATGTCAACGTTCGTATTCTTAGCATCAATCCAATTAGTGAATATGTATTGAACCATGCTCTGATCAAGCTCTACGCTATATATGATGTCAAGATACAAAAGCAGATCGTAGATGCTTTTCCTTTCAGCCTCGGAGCCTTTCAGCTTGTTCATGAACTCATATAAAATATCAGCCTTGTCAATCTGACGTTGTTTCCTTATATCTACGGCCGTAGTCTTGTCTTCTACACAATAATAAGATTCGACATACATCGGATTACCGTCTTCCTCTTTAGGAGTAAGAGACTTGGATAAAATAGCTATATACAGCTCAAATAAATCACGAACGTCATTAGTGTAGAACAAACGACCATCATACAAGTCAATTCTGTAAGAATCCCAGAAATCGAAGTTCTTTTGGTCCAGGTCCTCATTGACAGTTTCTTCAAACGGATACCGAATATTCTTAATACGCATATCCATTTCAGCTTTCTTGTCTTCAAGTGAGTAACCTTTATAACATGCTGAATTGATGAAGAAACCGGTATCATACACCCTAAGATCCTTATCCCATCCACAACAAGATACTGTCTTGTTCCCAGGGAAAGGAGTCTTGGAAATACCTCTTTCCTGATATCCGGAAGGAGCTTCTTCATCCATCTTACCTGTTATAACATAAATAGAGTCGGAATATATCTTCATTCCTCCTACGGTAGCCAGCAGTTTCTTAGACTCATGGCTTTCTTCAAAAATCTTTTTTCCCATTTTTTTATATACCCTACGTCTTTTCATATATGAAAAGACTATGTTAGAAACAAAATTTGCGGCCGGTTTTAAAGCCGACCGCAAGTTAATATTAAAAGTTATGATTACAAAGAGCTTGGTAACAATTCAATTGTTACGAACCGGCTGGTATCTTTTACCCAACAAGCCGATACAGAATGGCACCAGAATTGTTCTGACATACGAGGATGGCTGGATACAATTTCTTGAGCCGATACTCTGGATGACCATCTACCTTGTTCGTAACCCCACCACATAGAACCGATATCAGGCTTAACGTAGAATACGTTGCTGTTGATATTACCAATACGAGCTTCGGCTGAAGCAGGGATGCCGGCGAATGCATTGGAATATTCAGGAGCGGTCAAGTCTTCCATAATACATGAATATGATGTGATAGGAGTCATACCGTCTACCAACTGGCTTCTATCTACCATATCAACGTAATCCAAAGAAGGTTCGTGTTCTACAATAACCTTACCAATACCCGGAATAGTAACACCCTTGATCTTTACAGTTCCTAATTCAAGAGCATCGTTTGATCCTGTTACCGGATTATTGATAATACGTTCTGTACCCATAAGCGGAGCCAAGGCACCCAATTGAGAGAAGAACTCATCACGGAAGATTTCAACGATGTTCTTGTAAGCCATAGCACCTACCTTGAATTTCATTACACGATTTTCAATCGGCATATCGCTACGACCACGGAAAATATAGTCAGCAGCAGCCAGGAAGTGTTCGCGCTTGATACCGCCCGGACGTGCATATGAGATAACGAAACCACGGCGAAGTTGATGGTACAAACCTTCGTTTTTCATCAAAACACCATTATGACCCTTAACTCTACCTCCACGCATGAACATAAGTTCGTATGCTTCCATCTTAGCCAACTCAGCCAAACAGAACAAAGACACTGTATTGGCTACACGTGCCGTACGCATATCAATGCTTCCGTCACCAAGACGAGAACCGATAATGGCATAACTTGCATCACCTCCTCTGATTTCAGAAAGCTGACGAACTTTCTGGTAAGCCTTGTCGATGAAATTCTGTGTACGTTCGTCCGCATAAGCCAAAGACTTAATACCAGCGTACATAGTCGTTTCACCTTCAACACCACGGTGTCCACCAAGCGTAAATTCACAAGTCATAGAACCGGCCTTAGAAGCACCTCCTACACCAGAGAACTGAGTAGAGAACTCACCAAGAACGTTTGTTACCTTCCAGTATTTAATACCGGCGCGAAGCATGTCTTTCGGGAAGTATTTAGCACGAGAACGACCCCACAGCTTACACCAATATCTCCAGTTTTCACCTTCTTGTTTCGGAGGGCGCTCTGTAGAGATAAGAGCCTGGCAACCGTTAATCACATCGTAAGTAATAACATCTCCTTGTTTGAATTGTGCATTCAACACAATTTCGAAGAAGCTTTCATCAATACCAGGTTTTGCATATTTCAAAGACGTGTCTTCTACTGTAACCACCTCATACGTTTCTGATACCGGAAGATCATAACGGAATGAACCATTGATACCATTTACGGTAATAGTAGCATCCTGTTTAATCATACCCATATACATAGGCAGAGGATAGTTTGTAATGTTAGAAAACAACTCAAGCATACCCAGATGGTTCTTATCCGGATTTTCGTAGTACCAATCTTCTAAAGAGCTAAGATCGTGCTCTACGATACTTTGCTTAACGACTTTAGCGTCGGTATATCCAATCACCGTGTCACCATTCATGGTGGCCGGGAAATTTTTTGTTAAAAGTACATTAGCCATGAACGAAAAAATGTTTTAATTTTTAATCTATACTGATTTCATCGAACTTCACACCTTGAACTTGATCACCTTTATCATCTACCGGAGCTACCCTCTTGTCTTTATTTGTGTGGCTGATGAGCTTATAAATTTTCTTCTTCTCATCAACTACAGCTTGATTCGACTTCTGTTTTATGAACTCTCCTGGGTTCATAAGAAACATAATCAAATCTGGCGCTTCTTCCGGATTCATCATCATCTCCCTTACCCTATTAAATGCTTTGGTAATTCCGGGATTCGATTCAGAAGGTTTTAGGGCAAAATCAAGAGCTTTAGATACCATAGTGTCATTTAGCTGATACTTTGCCTGGATAGAAGACTTAAGGTCTTTCTTATACCTTCTAAAATCTTCTGCATCCTTCGCCTTCTTTTCGGCAGCCTCTTTAGTACGTTGCTGGATAATATCATCCATTCTCTTATCAAGCTCAGCCTTATACTTTATAGCCTTTGCTTCAACATACTCTTCTCCTTTATTGATAATGCCTTTGAAAAACTCATCAGCTTCATCTTTAGGCAACCCAAGAAGATCAACATAATGGCGAACGATCTTTATCTGATCTGCTTTGTTTTCAATGTCAAGCTTTTCTATCGGAGCGACATTCGTATCATATTGCTTAAGAATATCAACGATATTAGCGCCAGCCTTATCAGCCTGAATAAGCTTCTTGGTAATATCAGAAACAGAAGTAACATCTATCTTATCCTTAACAATATCCTCTTTCTGGCTTTCAAGGACTGTAGATAGTATGTCACACAACGAATCTTCTTTACTAAAATCAAGATCATTGATAGTAATCTCTTCGCCGTTTTCACCGCTAAATACCACATCTTTCAAATCGGGAATGATCCCTCTTGAAGAAAGGGCATCCAATACTTTTCTGTAATTGACAACCGGGGTCTCTACCGGATCCTGTTTAACGTCAACCACATTCTCTTCTCCTTTTTTATCCTCTTTAGGATCAGGAGTAGGATCGACAACCGGCTCTTCTTTAATTTGAGAACCTTCTTCTACAGGCTTCTCATCTTTTTTAGCCGGTTCATTACCATTAATAGGCAGAATATCTTCTTCCCTATTATAAACATCATCAACTGGACCGATACTAAAAATATCGTCCAATTCTACTATTCCATTTTTTTCTAATTTTCCCATACTGCAAAAATATTTAAATACCTATATTTCAGACAAAAAACTTATAAGTGTTTAATCTTCACTAAAAATTAAACATCCCCAAATTTTATTAGAGATTTTCTAATGAAATTTGGGGATGTTTAATCCTTAATTCTTATTGATTCCGGCTACATACCTTTTGGTGGCATCTTCCCTCGCTCGTTGAGCAAGCTCTTTGGATTTTAATTTTAACTCTTCCATTTTCATTCTCATTTCATCATCATGAAGTTTGGAATCGTTTTCAATTTTCTTATCCTCTATCCTTTCCTTGCTTTCTATATCAGCTTGCCTTACGGTCTGATCTGAAACAGAAGCCAGGAAGTTGAGGGAGGTGGCGTCGCTCTTGGCGTCTGCCGCCCTGCCTGCCGCCTGAATCTTCTCTTGAAGTATCCTGTATTGACCTTTCTTGTCTTCCAAAGCAAGTTCATGCTGACGTTGCTTATCCTTCTCAGCAGCTTCAGCTTGTATCTGTTGCTGGTTAAGCTGCATCTGATTCTGTTGTTGCTGCTGCATCTGACGCTCGTTGTATGCGCGAGTATTCCTTGCATTCTGTATAAGTTCCACCATAGAATCTGATGTGAAGATAGATGCAAGATCGTAAATATCGCCTCCGGCTGTATTTAGCTGCAACATGAAAGTTTTAAATTTCTCAAGCTCATCCCTTTTCTTGGAATTAGATAATGCCTGAACACCAAGATGCCTTAGACTAAGACCGTCGGTTCCTATAGATAAAAACGCTCTGGTAAGATCACTTTTTGTGTACATTACAGAAATATCCTTTCCTTCTTCCTGACATTGTTGAGCAACAGCCAGATGAAGATCCAAAGCGCGTTTCTTGAAGTAACCGAAGTTATCAAAGTATATCTGTGTTTGTAACATAGATGCTGTAACGCCCTGCTGGACCCCGGTGGCGGTCTCATACCTGTTGGGGCCGTTAATTACTTGAGGCGTGATACCAACCATTTCAAAACATTTCATCCTCGACCATTCAGCAAGTTCCATTCTTGTTTTAAGTTGCTCTGTCTGGGACAAATCATAGACAGCAAACTGGTTGAAAGGGACACCACCTTTCGTGTTTTGAGATGAGGTATCTAATGTAAGAGCACCTACAGACTTAGCTACATCAAGAAGGTTTGCCCATATATCAGCCACATCTTCACCCAAATCCTTGTATTCACTCGGAACCAGATTTATATCTCCTAAGAAGAATTTACCGATCTCCTTTTCAAGAATATTGTTTATCTGGTTTATGGAGAAATTATAGAATATTTGATATGGCTGAATCCTGTTAGCCATAGAAGTACCGATATATCCGGCAACAGGTAAAACAAAGTCATAGATGTTGCTATCCCCTTTTATCTGGTGATCGATAGGTTCTCCATCCAGATACAGGTTGTCCTGAGCGAGGGCACCTCCACTTATTTTAACCCCGTACCTTACCTGTGGAACGTAATCTACGAAATAGGTATTAATCTCCGGGTTCTCCATTCCCTTACTCATGGTTCTGGTAATTTTCTTAATACCATTTTCCTGTAAAAAGTCCTGAAGAAGCTCGTCGGTTACCATTTCGGTAGTTACTAATCCGGTTTCAGTTTGGTAGGTAATTACATACACCTGAGCCGGGGATACCCAATATGATTCAGTTACCTGATACAAATCACTACGAACATGCTCGTCGCTTAAACTCTGGGCACGGTTATAATAATTACCATGCTCTAAATTTGGCATGAATCTGGTTCTGTGATATTCGTTGCCATTACTATCGTATCCGGTATATGTGCCGGCTGGAATACCGTAATAATCCTCATAAGCTTTTATAGAAGCATAATCATTATATCCTTTCCAAGGTATTACCTTATTCTGATATAACATCCCTACACTCGCCGATTTGGATAAACTTACATAGCTTCCATTATCACCATTGTTATAAGTACCATTGAAATTATCAGCACCTCCTATAAGCTTTTGCTTGTCTTTTGCCGTAAGAAGATGCCCCCACCTTACTATAATATCATTGGCAGTATAATAATGAACACGACCAATATAATCACCGTACTGCGGATACTTGCTATCTAATGTCTTAGAATAAAACGTATTCAACGGAGACCATCTCTCCGGCTTATAATAGTCGTATCCTACATGATAGTTTCTAAAACAACGACCGGTAAGAAGATAGTCGATGAAATTCTCGGTGTCTATCTCATCCATGTAAAAACGCCCCCTGTCTGCTTCAAGCGTATGAGAACCCCATATAACCTCGGCAGTCTTCCATTTTGTATTCATGAAATTCTCTATCTCAGGAGGGGTCATAGATGCTTTCACCTCTTGTATCTGTTGAGCATAAGCCTGCTTTTCTTCTTCGCTTGCAAAATTATTATAATCCGGATCCAATCCCCTATTTAACAATTCTTGCCTAACCCTTCTGTCCAATTCCTCTTTAATGTAATTATGAAGGAGATTCTCCTTCGTGGCAGAATACTGATTCACTTCAGATTCGTCCAATCCAACTACATTATACTTGTCAGAAAGGTTGCCCAACCATCCTACAAAAGCGTTTACGATCGTACCTATTATATCATAATGACGTAAGAATGATGGAATATTTACATTGTCCCTTATAGACTGAACATCCTTAAGATAAGGAATTACGTCTTTCAGCTCCATAAAGGATAACTTACCTTCCATCATTCTATAAAAATCCTTGAACTTCTGGTTCTCATCAAGCTGCTTCAAACCAATCAATTCAAGAGAATCCATAGTGGCTTTAAACCACTCCTTGGTTTTTCTCTTGGTAGGTATCGCCTGTACCGGCAAACCTGAAAATACTCCTCTGGCCGGAAAAGCCTGATCTCTATTGAAATATTCCATCCTATTATCCTATTTTTCACAAAGATAAGGAATTTGTTCTCGTCACCTCATTTTATAAGGGTTATGTCTTCTTACCGTAAATCCTTTGACCTGTTCTATCTTCTTGCGCTCTCTCTTCTTTTGATTCTCCTTCTGAGTCGTACTTTCAGGCATGTAACCCATATCATCATAATACTTAGCCAGAAGAAGAGCGTGGCCGAAGGCTATGATACGGTCGGTGTTGGTCCCGGGGCCGAAGGCTATGATCTCATCAAGAAGTTCTATATCAGGGATACGGTAAATACCTTTCTGTGTTATTTCATTACCATCATCATCATACCCAACAACAACATCCTCCCAACAATATTGAATAACGGTATTGAAAAGCATACGCTGATTGGGAACCGTAGGAGCCAAACCGAGCTTATTGTTCTGACGGGCTCCGGCACGGATAATCTTACCGGCAAGACGTTCGCCATCTTCCAGCAACATAAGCTGCTTATTTCGTCTCGTAAGATAAAATTCATACATTCGGTCGGCATTCTCCATAAGACACTTGGCCCCATACGCTTCTTGAAGTATTTCACAATTCCTACAAAAATCATCGGAAGATGGAGGACGTGATGCGTATGATGCTACTATGCAATAAGCAAATGGATCGTTGATTTTTACATATCTTTTAAGTACATAAAACGAACCAACAGAATCAGTATCAGCCTTGTCAGATTTATAGGGGTCAAGCGATGAGACATAAGTGTAATCAAAAACACCTCCTTCTTCTGGTGGATCCTCATATATAACAACAGGAGAATCTATGTTACCACCTTGAAACGGATAATCAGCAAGCTGCTTATCACTAAAATTATACCCCATTTTCATGCCGTCTATCTGATAAATATCCACTGTTTTACCAGGCCTACCTTCTTCAAGAAGACGGCTTTTGTGCTTCAACGCATCTTCTACAGGGAACCTATTTACGTTCGTATTAAGGAAACAATCATCTATAGACAAAGGGAATGCCATTCGTTCCTGGACGTATAAAGCTCTATCCTTTTTGACAAGTTCGTCAAGACGTGATTTTATTATTCCAGTATTTTTATCAAAGTCTGAAACTTTTATTTTTATCTTCTTAAGACCGGGAGCATTCTCTACTCCAAGATACTTATCAAGAGTCGTTTCCTTCTTCTCATACGCATGAGACATCTGGGCCGGAACAAAGCATCCGGATTTACATATACGCCATGTTGGTTTAATAACTCTCTTATTTAGAATATCATAATTCATTATAATAAATCCATATTCGTCCGGAGAGTTCATGATTTTCTGTGCATCTTGAGACTTTTCTACGTTACCTCCAGTATTGTGGGTTATAATACCATTTGCTATATAAGTGTGAGTATCTGATGCAGTGAGGTTGTAAACAGGCTTAATCCCTATATACTCTATCTTGTCTATCCTTTCTATTATCACTCCATCTATATACTTTGATCTAAAAGATCCAAATGTGCTAAAATTAGAACAGAATTTCCTTATAGAGTCAAGTTTCTCTCTTCTATACCCTATATCTGTTCCAATTATATCACAATATTTAAGCATGGATAATTTATCCAATATATTACATACATACGAATCAAGAATAATTGATCTATCTGCTGGGTTTTTAGACGGACTATAAGAAATAGTACTATGTATTCCTAATTTAAAAAGAACATCTTTTACCTCTTCAAGAAGATGCTTATTACAAGAGCCTACACTTATACGATGAAGTTTTTTATCACTATTGGAATAAAAAGTAGCATCAGCATCAAAATACCCCCTAATCATCATAATAACATCCTCTCTCCTATATGAATGTATATTTAATGGAAGTGTTTTGTTTTTTTTAGTCTGACCATATATACCAAGTTCCCTTAACTCATGGCATATACCTTTTATTCTTATTTCCCTATAGTCTTTTCCGTCCTTAGTCTTATACTGTTTCTCTATACAACACTCATATTTAGATCGTATATAATCATACACCTCATCATCACTGGTAGACACAATAGGAGTCTTATCAAAACCATAGCTCCCATCCCCTATTAGAATGCCAACAAGGTATGGATCAAACATTTTTTTATCTCCCCATATATCCACACCATCTGATACACATATTTTACGTCCAACTCTAAGAGAATCAGCCCTTCTAAAATCAGATCCAAAGTACCTAAATTTACCCTTCCTTTTCTTTACAACAGTCAATATGGGATGATCCCCACTACATTCAAGTACCCTTCCTCTTTTTGTTGTTATTCTATAACACTCTTTCTCGGCAGGAGGTTTCATCCATGTTATGTCTTGACTTACAGCTTTTGATGATATATTATCGAATCCTATTATTCCATCTTCTTGTTTTAAATCCTCTATCCTACACGGTTCTCCGTTTGATTTGTACACTATTGTACCAGCACAACAACATCCAGCCATCAAACAAACGCCCCTCATTCTACCATGCATCATATGAGCCGGCCTACCGGCAAGCCATGCTCCAAGCACCGGAAATTTACCTACCTCATCATATATAGACGTATATGGAGTTCCGCCTGCGGTCTTCAATGAGCCTCGTGTCTTTCCATCATCAACGTTGGTGATTCTTATTCTGGCATGAACATCACGTTGATTATTGATGTTTCTTGTACCTAAAACAACTTCTTTAGTCCAGTCGTTACCAGTCCTGTTTATAGTAAGATAAGGAGGAAGATTATCAAGTCCAAACTCAAGATACTCTCCCATATTGGCAAGGTCTTCTTTACTTGCTCCAATAACATTATGCGTCAAATTGTACGTCATTGTAGCATTACGAGCCAGAAGAGAACTCATTATGGCCGTATTATGAGTAACGATGTAATTGGTGGTCAAAAATAAATGAGAATCATTATCAACGGTTATACAAGTGGCATGCTCCTTTCCGTATATCGATATGGATCTTATTTTTAATTCCTTACGATTCCTTGATAGTATAAGTTTATTCCCCTCCAATTTAGCATACCAACCTGAAGCCCAAAACATACGTTGTACAAAATTTATGACATCCATGTCAATATGAGACAACGTAAGCTCTTCTTCTCCGGTTACTACGTTTCTGAAAGAACGAATGAAGTTTTCTATAAAATCTTTCTTTTGATCTATGGACGATCTTAAAAACTTCTTACAAACGTATTTATCAAAAAACATATCCCCTCCATAGCCACCGAGATAAGCCGCCAGCATCGAGGCGTAGGCTGACGGCGGAACCGGCAGCTTTGCCGTAGGGTAGTTCAGGGCCTCACCTACTGGAATAGACATACTCTTATAATCTAATCCAGCTATGGATCTAAGACTCCTAACATGCCATTTTCCGCCATGATTGACACGCCATTGGTGATTTCCGCAACAAATAACGTTACGACCGTCTTCGAACACGACTCTGTAGGTGGTTACTTTCCCTTGAGGGTAGACACCTACGACCTCTACCAAATTCCCTTTATCGTCATATATCTTATCCCCTACAACAATATTTCCTATCATCTTTTCCCGGTCCTCAAGATAAAGTATCTCAGAATCAAGAAGGGCTTTCCCAAAACGACGGCACCCGAACATGAATATTCCTTTATTCTCTTCTTCAGCCTGCTTTAGAAATTCGGCAAACATCCATTCATTATCACGAAGCTGCGAATTTCCTGGAATACGATCTTCTCCTACGTCAATCATCATCTTCCAGAAATTGATATGCCAGTATAGCCAAGGATGGATAAACACCCCATTTATGGTAACACCGTTAAGGAGTTTCATAGCCTCATTCTCCCAGAATTGCTTGACATCATCATCTTGCTCTTCATAAGAATAAAGGTCATTCCATAACGGAATATCGTTACCCATATTTATATAAAGTTCTTTACTGCTAATATTCATGACAAAACTATTTATCGAGCTTGTTCTTAGCTTCATTCTTAACAAAAGACTGAATACCTGATACTGTTTGTCCTCCTTTTAGGCTTTTTTTGTTTTTGGCAGCCTCAAGCTGATTATAGACATCCATTATCCCACACATCTTAATATAAGATTCAGTCCATTGCATTAAGCTATCAGACAAGCTTTTTTGAAACCTAAATTCTTTCTCCCTCTTATCGGAATCTTCTATTTTATCCCAAGGATTTTCAGATAGATAACGTTCAGCCTTATCTATCTGATCCCTTAACACAATAAGTTTCCGATCTACGTAAGAGACATCATCATTAGTCGGCTTTCTTGCTTTCATTGTTGATAATTTTTAAAAAAGCCTCATACTGAGACTTAAGCATATTAAACCTGTCTTCAAGAGAAGATGGATCAACACGATACTTGCACATGTTTTTTATTCCTTCCTCAACAGATTCTTCCTTGAACATAACAGAATCAGTATTATTGTCAACGTACATAATAAAATCTGATTCTCCGTCGTTTACTATCCTATCAAGAACCTTCTTACTGTCATCATCTACATTGAGATCATGACCGGCGTTAATAGATAACCTGTAGACGGTCTTGACAGAGGAAGATACTTTCATTATCTCTTGTTGATACAAGTTGGTCATAAACGACTTTTCCTCCAAATCAATAAAGTCTTCTAACTCTATGTTGTTTTCCTCATCCTTCTTCCTAATAATATCCTTAGTTAGATCTTCCATCTCCTCTCCCACCTTATCTTGCGCAGACAGTAGATGGTTGTAATAAGAAATAAGATGCTTTATATCTGAATCAAAATCAATCTTCTTCATTGTCAAGAACCTTTTTATCATGAATAATAACGTCCATCAACTCCATTGATAAATTATAATCAGCCACTTCAAAAAGCTCGCTGTCTGTCAACGTCCTTAAAAAAGAAACGGACAATCCTCTTTTCTTTGCAAAAGATCTAAGTACAGCATAGAGAATGTCTCCGGCAGAATAATCAGGTAGATCATCACAAGATGCCTGCAACATAGAAAATAAGGACTTCCTTTTATCCTCGCATTGTAAATGCCTTGCTTTACCACAGCCGCCCATAACTTAACTTTTTTGAATTATAGTACCTTCAAAATTAAACGGAATCGATTCCTCTTTTTGAGACCCATCTTTTTGATAGTGAACGGTCATATGTTTTACGAATCTTCCTATTCCAAATCCTGCTGTATGTATCTCTATATTGAACTTAAAGTGACGGGAGTCTATGATATTCAAATTAGATGACGTACAGCCACAAGATGTCTCTGATGCTGTTATCTTCATATCATGCTTCGACTCAAGAACGAATGAAAACTTTATACTGTTTCCTTTCTCTACCGGTTCGAAAATGATTTCAAATGATTTACCGTCTTTAGATAGGTCAATGTTATATTGCTTGTCATCTGTAGAAATAACATTAAACTCATCAGAATCCATTGTAATAAGCTCTAATCTGTTCCATCTTGACTTCTCGTCATAAAAATCAATAGAATACTGACGGTCCATCCACGAAGGACGGGGAAGCCCCTCCCCAAGCGCACACTCCTCTGTCTTGCTCCAGGCCTTTTGCTTGATGAAGCACGTACATACCGAACAACGATTTTTACCTATTTTCTTGCTTACATACAAAGAAAGAGGCAACATAGAGTTAGGAACGTTCTTGGTGTTGAATTTACATCCTTCACACTTTTCAAGACGTTCTTTGTACCAATCAGGATAATCCTCTTTTTTTCTTGGAAGTTTTTTTAATATCGTATCCATAAAAGCATCGTATATAACTTCCGCTTGCAAAATCTTTTTCATGACTTATCTATTAAATTCCTGTTCTTGAATATTTTGTATTTCACTAAAACTATGACCTTTACGAGATTTAAAGATAGATAATTTGTTGTGTTTTATCAACATATCCCCACTTTTTATCTCACCTGAGTCATAAGCATCCTTTATCATCATTATCTTAATATCAAGGCACTTAAGTTCTTTTTCCTGATACTTAGATAATTTTTCTACCTTAGATTTAAGACGCTCAAGATTATGTTTGCGCCTCTCCATCTCATGAAGGTTACAAACCATATCGCCTACATACGGGAACGATACAGACACGTTATCTGTGTACGTACATAAGTTATTGGCATAAGAAATACTGGCTCTGAAAACGTCACGTATTTGGTTTCGGTCGTAAACGCCCCCGGTCTTATCCATCACATCATCTATAATATGTGACTCAAATGATATAGGGAAATCATTCTTCGCCATCGGCTTCAAAAGTTTTCTTCCTGTAAAACAAGGAAACCAACGCACATTGATCCCTGGATCCTTCCAATACAAAAAGACGGCGCATGTTCTCTATATCCGGGCACAAACACCTTGTCCTGTAATTCCCTTCACGGTCAATCAAAATACCACGCTTCTTCATCTCCGTATCCAAAACCGATACATATTGAAGATCGGTACTGAAACAATGAGAAAACTTCTTCTTCGTCTCATACGAATATCCAAACACAAAATAATAAGCAAGAAGATTTAAGTGCCTCGCATCTATGACATTCTTCTCATTACCGGAGGACATTAGGTATCCGTTATAAAACAGAAGTATCTTCTTAGCCATATCTACCGTATTGGAATAAGGCACTAAAAGCCTATAAGCCCTATTACTAACATCTTTATTATCACTTTCTTTCATGAGATTATCGTTTTGATACAAAGATAAGGATTAAGGATTTATAAATTTAAAATTAACGTATTTTATGACAATGGATTCAGGATTTGTCCCGATATTTGCACTGTAACATTAAAAAAATAAGTTCTTGTTGTTTGATTCTTGAATTTTGTTTCTACATTTGTAGCACGTTACAGATTTGAAGTCAATTCAAATAAAACAATAAGAATATAAAATATTAAGTGTCTTGTTGTTTTTCTACTTGGATTGATTCAAATTTGTAACGGGATTTTGGAGTTTTCCGGACGAAAAAAAAGACATGAATCGGATGGATATCCCCAAAAATCCATCCGATTTTTTTTTGTTACAGATTATGAAGCTACAATTAGGTAGAAATATTAACATAAGTCTCAGACTTTTGGAACAGTGGTCAGATGATTCGCTGTTCATGGAATTGTATGCTTTATACTGTATGATAAAAATCTCCCGCCGGGATTCGAGAATAAGATTCAAAAACCAGAAAGATCTTCTTCATAAACTTGGAATCGGGTATTCGAAGTTCAAGAACATGACAGGACATCCGATGTTTGACGAACTGTTCCGTATGACGGATAGTACGTTCGTTGCAAGAAGATATCGTGTTAATGGCGTACAACTTACTCTCGGGTGCGGGAAAGTGAATATTCCAAAGAATAGGATTTTAATTAAGATAAAGAAAAATGAAATAACAAACCATGAAAAGGTCCTTGACAGGATAAGAGAGGCGATGTTTGTTAATTTAGTCAGAAACAATGAGTCTGTACTGAACAGTGGAGAGACAAACTCTCAGGCTGATGTCGTAGACGGAAGCCACTCGTATTATGGATTAATTGATTCGACGATAAGTAATAAAACAATTGCCTTGTACTTGAATGTAGGACTAACAAAAGCGAAAGAGATTGTCGGTATGGCGATACAAGACAAGCTCGTAAAAAGGTTCGAAAACATACAATTTATAACATACGTAGATAATCCTCGTGCTTACATTGAAGCAAACGAACATAACTACCCAATAGGTAAGCTGATTCCGGTATATAGGCACGGAGCCGTTTTCTGGCAAATAGCAAATACCTGGACCTTGTATAAAAAAGGAGCAACAAACAGATGGTATTTTGGAGAGAAGGATATAGAGAAAGGAGAAAAAGAAAAAGTGAGTAAGAAAGACGATTTCAATTTCTTCTTAAAAGACAATACTCATATCCTACGTTTCCTAAACGCAGAAGAAGTTGTTTCCGAAGATGGCGAAATCCTTGGCATAGATCGTAAAAAGACAAAAGAAGAAGAAGCAAGATCATTGGCTTCTGTTATGGCTAAAGAAGCGCACAAAGACTTCTGGGACGGATATGAGCGAAGTACACAAAACCAGATTGTAAGAAAGTACTATCGCGCTATCATAGCAGAAGATAAGAAGCGCAGAATGGACATGTTCTTAAACTGTCTTAAACAATCATACGACAAGGTTAGTGGGTGGAGTAAGGAGAAGGTAGCCACAGTAAAGGCAGGCATGGCTAATGCGGAAGCCTGCTGTGCTGAGGTGGGGACGTCCGTTGCCGGGGTCTGTGGTAGGGTAAGTAGGAGAATGAAATCCTATAACAATACCGCTCCTGACAAAAAGGCAGGTTTTAATGAGGTACGGGATATGTATGCTGAGTTCGCCGGCGAGATGGCTAAAGCGGTGGGGTCGGTAAGCGAAGACATCTATATGTATGTTAAGGCAGAACAGTTTAAGGAAAAGATAGAGAATATGGATATATCTGTCCAATCATTACCTAATATTAATATAACAGTAGATAATGATAAAGAATTAGATGGTGAATCCGTATTCAAGGATATACCATTTGAAGAACTATCATTCTATAATGATACCTATCTTTATCCTTCATCTCAGTATTCATCATTGTAATGTTTGGTACTTGAGAGAGGGTCTGTTCTTAGTGGTCGCCGACAGAGCCGAAAAACGATAATCTCGTAGAACATCGACGGAAACACCCGTTAGCCACCACTATGCCATAACTGTATCAATACGAAACTACATTACTGTCTGTCACAAAGAAACTTATCCAACTTATTATTTCTTTTTAATCCTAATTAATTCATTTTATATTTTATGTTTTATCTTGTTTTCGTACTTTTGTTTTGTAGAACAAAATCAGAAAAAAGATGGCTATAAGTTACGACAAAAAAATCATGGAGTGCGTTCTTCGTTCAGTTATGTCCGAAGGTAATGTCGCACAAGGAAAGGCTATTAAGTCTATTTGTAAGTCACCAAAACCGCTGTTTATAACCGGTAAAGGAGGAAGTGGAAAAACAACGTTCCTTAAGCGTATTATACCGGCATTAAAAAATGCGGTTGTTGTAGCTCCTACAGGTGTTGCTGCTGTTAATGCAGGTGGTCAAACCATTCATTCATTTTTTAGAATAGGAATGCAGCCGTATATACCTGAAATACGAAAAGGCGCGTTTATGGATAACTGCGAATATAAATTCAACGGAGGTTCGGAAAAGATTTTACAGAATATAAAGTATCTTATCATAGACGAGATTTCTATGGTTCGCCCTGATCTTCTTGACAACGTAGCTGATATACTTCGTCATGCAAGAGGAGACAAGGACCCGTTTGGCGGCGTGAAACTTATTATGGTAGGTGATTTATTTCAACTTCCGCCAGTAATTAAGGAGGATTTTTTTAGAGAAATATACGATACATCTTACTTCTTTAGCTCCAAGTCTCTAATGGCTTCTGGTATGGAAATGGTTTCTTTTGAAAAAATATACCGTCAGAAAGATGAGAAGTTTATTAGTGTCCTTAATAAGGTGCGTGAAGGGCAGATGGATGATGATGTATTTGATACAATAAACAGCAGATGTATTCAGTCTGATAATAATCAAGGATATGTTGAGATTGTAACTACCAACTCAAAAGCTACGGCTATTAACGAAATGAGAATATCATCGTTACCAGGCTCTTTAAGAAAATTAGAAGCTGTTATAAACGGTGATTATCCTAAAGATGCTCCGGTTGAAAAAACTCTTTTCTTGAAAGAAGGATCAAGAGTTATGATAACAAGAAACGGAGGAGAGTACTTCAATGGCTCTCTTGGTACTGTATTATCTATAAAAAAGGGTGAGATTGAAGTAGTCCTTGATAAACCGAAAGATGATGAGCATACTAAGGTTGTTATAACACCATGTTCGTTTGAGAAAGTAAAATACGTAAGAAACGGATATAAGATAGAATCTGAAGTAGTAGGAGCTATTATTCAGTATCCTATAAAAATAGGTTATTCTATCACGATCCATAAAGCCCAAGGCCTGACATTGGATGCGGCTATGATGGACGTATCTAATTCTTTTGAAACAGGACAGCTATATACGGCTCTTTCAAGAGTAAAGTCTCTTGATGGATTATATCTTCGTCAACCTATTCCTAAGACGGTAAAAACCAGCGATCAGGTGGTGATAAACTTCTATAAAAGGACTCTTGGTAATGGAGGTATTGTGAAACCGGTTCCAATGGAAGAGCTTGAAAAGTCAATGATTAATTTGTCAACCGGATCTGAAATAGATTTTGCAGAGTTTAATTTATAAAAAAAAATATAGTTATGAAATTTGGAGAAGCTTTAGAGGCAGTAAAAGAAGGTAAGTTAATTGCACGTTCAGGATGGAACGGTAAGGGAATGTTTGTCTTTCAGCGCCCGGAAGATTGGTTGTCTACTGATACGATAGTTAATAAAGTAAAGTCATTGCCGGATTCGTTTAAAAAGTACGTAAAAGATTATTATGACATAGATGAAACCAACATGATTAAATTCTGTTCTTATCTGTGCATGAAAGATGCTAACGATAATATTGTAAATGGATGGTTAGCTTCTCAATCAGATATGTTGGCTGATGACTGGATGGTGGTTGGTTAAGGTAACTTAGTTTATCACCGCTTTATTTCTTTTTATAAATCAATCAATTATTTGCTTTTAAAAATTACAGTTATGGAAACAAAAGAAGAAAAACAAAAGAAGTTTGTGACAGAATTTGAAATCAATGGAGAAAAGTATGGCGGATATATTTATGCTACAACTTTTTCCGAAGCTGAAGATTTTGTTAGACAAAGAAAAGCGACAGAGAAAGTTGTAGGTGGTCCGTGTTTAGAACAAGAAGAAATTAATCGTCTTTATAACCATTCCTCTTAGAATTTTCAATGATCCTTGTTTGTTGGCATAACCTTGAGATGGTGATACTATAGTATATAAGTGCATAATAAGAATATGGCAAGAGTAGATAAAATATTTCAAGATAATTTGGCTCTTATAATGAGCCAGCCGTGGGAAGAGGTAAAGCGACCGGTCTACGGTGACGGGACAGGCGTAAAGGTGAAGCGTATCCTGCAAGTATGCAACCAGTACGATCTTCGCCGGGAATTTCCTCTTGGTTCGCTTAGACCTACTAATCTTAAAAACTCCATAAAAGAAATCTTGTGGATTTGGCAAAAAAGATCGGTAGATATCAAAGATCTTGGTCTTCATATATGGGATCAGTGGGCTGATGATAATGGAAAGATCGAAGGATGTTATGGAGATATGGTGAACAGACATGTTTATATGGGTACCGGAAAAGCTCCAGATGGTATGACAGATATCCATGATGGTCTTTACGGTTTTCTTAACCAAACAGACTTCATTCTTTGGTCACTCAAGAATGATCGTTCGTCAAGAAGAATAGTAGCATCCATGTTCGATCCTGAAACCAATGGACTAAAACCTCTTCAAGAATGTGCGTTTCAGATCAATTTATCTGTTAAAGGAGATGAGTTGTATATGACGCTTTATCAGCGCAGCCAGGATATGATTACAGCCTCTTACTGGAATGTAGCTCAATATGCGGCGTTGATGATGATGTTCGCTCACGACTCCGGGTTAAGACCCGCAGTTTTCACTCATTTCATCCAAGATATGCATGTGTATGACCGTCACGAAGAACAGGCAAACGAGCTCCTCCGTCGCTCTCTTTTCGGCCCTGTTCCGCAGGTTACTATCTCGTCCCGTATGGAAGGTAAAGGGTTTTATGATTTTGTAGCTGATGATTTTGAGGTATGGAATTATGAACCGAAGGAGCAAATAAAATTTGAAGTTGCGAAATAATCGCGAATAATACATAACCCATACAAATCATAACCAATTTGTATTGTATTATGTATAATAGCCAAAAGCTATTCCGATTATTAGCCTAAGTGTTGAAACAAACACTACTTTATTTAAGAATATATAGTTACCTACGGATGTTTACCCAAGTCTGTAGCTCTAAGGTAAGTGATTAAACAATGGTTGTATTCGAGCTATAGTGTTGCTTACGAAAAACCTTAAATAACATTGGCGATGGGTACTAACAGAGTTTTACTCTGACTTATGTTGAATAAACATTAAAAACGTTTGTAGATATGGTGTACGTACAGGATATAAATGGTAAACCTATGATGCCTACAACGAGGCATGGTAAGGTAAGACGATTGCTTAAATCAAACAAGGCAATCGTTGTAAACCTATGTCCGTTTACCATCAAATTAACGTACGTCACATCTGATTACAAACAAGAAATTGTGTTAGGCGTTGATGCTGGTACTAAACATGTTGGTCTATCAGCAACGACGAAAAGCAAAGAACTTTACAGTAGTGAAGTAATTCTTAGAAATGATATCGTAGATCTTTTATCTACAAGAAGAGAGTCAAGAAAGGTGAGGAGAAATAGATTAAGATATAGAAAACCTCGTTTTGACAACAGGGTGAAAAGCAAGCGTCCAGGATGGATAGCACCTTCGGTGAAATACAAAGTAGACGCTCATATTCGTGTTATTGGCAATGTATGCTCTATACTACCAATATCTCGTATTGTTATCGAAGTAGCTCAATTTGATACTCAGAAGATTAA